AAAAACATCCAAGCCATAGAAAAAGAACCAAAGTGAACAAGAGGCTCTATATTAATTGGAACACCAAATGTAGCAAAAGCCATTGACATAGTAAGCCAAAAGACACACATAATAAAATTAATTGAATTTGCAAATTGCTTCATTAGTATTTTTGTCCTGGGAAAAAGAAGACATCATTCAACATACGGTTCATTTCATGTAGATTTTGGAATTCTTCATTGTGAGAACGCGTGAAAATCATTTTCAATTGACCTTTACCAAAACCTGTAGTCAATGGTTTCATTTTCAATGCATCAATAAAGTACACATTAAATGAGTATGGACGACTCAAGATGAAACGCGCTGTAGATGTATCTTTATTACGTAGTGTTGACAACGTAGAATCAAAACCTGAATTAGAACGTTGGCGTCCTACATAAAAGCGTGCTGAACATACAGGAAGCACTTGACCAGCTGGGACCGGGACCATAAAATAGAAACCTGGTCGTGTAGTAATCTCTTTAGGGACTACAGCGTCCCACTCGCCATAAGATACAACACCAATGATTTCAGCACCAGCTTCTTCTAACATTTCGGCAGACAAAAATACTTTAGACATATTAATTTCCTCAATTAGACCCAATTAATAGGGCAGATATGATTAGCACAAAAATAATTAATGCTGGCCAAAGCCAAGCATATAGTAGATGGACTCACGGGAATACTATTTCAACAACTTCAAGAAGATAATGTTTAGCATCTGACATTACATCAGACCCTACAGTTATAGCATGATAATACCGTTGCAATTGATTTTCTACAACATCATCAATAGAGGGCTCTTCAGTAAAGAGCATTATATCAGGATCACAATAACCTAAAAAACGAATTTTGTCGCCAAATGGATCTTCGCTATCCCAAAATGTAACATACTCATCAGTTTCTTTATTTTTGTAAGCATACATTTTCATATTAACTCCATTTCAATTGTTGTTTCGATAGGAGTATAGTAACATGGTCTTAAATGGATGTAAACTGGTAATAATTAATATTTGTATCTGGGATTTTAGGCTGGATATACCATCCACTGAAATTGGACTTTCTAACTAATCCGGTCTTAGGATTAAATGCATCTGAAGCAGCAAGTATCACAGGGACGAACCTGTAGACGCCTGAGCGTACTTCAGTACAATTTAATATAATCATACAATCTGCAATTTTATGATTCAAGAATGGTCCCAGGTTAAGACCACTTCCATGCTGATAATCGCCAGAATAGCCTGTATGGCATGATATAGATTTAGCATTAGACTGATGCGTCTTAACTTCAATTCTTAAGCCCGAGTATTCGCCAGAAGCAACTACATCAAAAGCATAAGACCAAGGATCGTTATGATCTTCATTACCACCTGCAACACTTCCATCAACTTCTTTAGCTATATATTGTTCAGCTAAAATAGCTTTGATACATCGTGTTAATACCTCAGATGAATCTTGTGACTCATCTTGAGATAACGAATATTTGTGAGTATCAACTACTTTAGCTCTATTTTTAGGAGTTAAATCCTTCACGGACATCAAAAAAGGCTTTATCAATGCTAGTTTCTTCCAACCTTTGCTCTTCTTCATCTGTTAGTAACTCACTTAAATGCAGGACACCATAATACACTCTGTCGTCTTCGTTTAAAGCATTAAGATCTAATGAACTTATATTGCAAATAGTTGCATCTTTACAAGTCATTGAACCATATTTAGCATTAGCATGTAATTGAATATCTTTAGCATAGATATTAACTGCTTTATGTTCGCCGTGTAGATAACTATTTGCTACATCTGAAATACACATTGGATGAATCATACAATTTCCTCTAAAGAATCTTCCCAAGAACTAGATTCTAATGGCATAGATATAATTAATAAGGGTAATTCACCTCGTTGAGGCATAAAATATCCTATCTTATACTGGGAATAGTGTATAGTAGGCTTTTCTTTATACGCATAAGTACAACCACATTTACAAGAACTTGTTGCCAGCCACTTATAACCTTTAATCTTTAAAGTTTCGTATGTATTTTTATCTAATCGATTTTTGTACATGGTGCCTCTCTATGCATTCTTTTATGCTCCAACCTAGATAATAATCTTCGTATGAAGACACTTCTGAAGCCAAATCATTTATTTGTGTATCAGTCATAGTCGATAATACACTGTTGATAACTTCATCAGTTGTTTGAATAATCATTTTATTTTCCTCAATTAAATTAAGATGCAGTAAATATAACATACAGATTATAAAGCAAAAAAAGGGACTAGCAATAAGCTAGTCCCTGGAGATTATTCTACACGAAGCACCCAGCCAATTTCTTTTGTTACACTACCATCAGGATGTTTAACTCTGATAGTTACATAATCACCTGGAAGTGGCTTATTATCCTGAAATAGATAACCATAATAACCATTGTCTAAATAAAGCCAGTACTTATTCATATAGCGCTCCTAATAATGGACATAAGTATCCAGTATTATTTATATTGTCCTCAGGACATCCATTCTTTTCGAAGTTCAGGATTTTTGCCTAAAAGCATTTCAAATAGTTCTTTCCAGTTTTCTGGTAAAGATACGACATCATACACAGGTTCTTGGATAACCTTTTCATATTCATCGCGAGTTAGAGAACCAAGTCCTTTAATATAGCGAATACTATGTTTTGGCATTGTTTCTTTTACAGCGTCGTATTCAGGCAAATCATAGAACCATTTTTGGACCTTACCTACTTGAGCAATAATAACCGGTGTTTTAACAAATCTTATACGGCCTTGTTCAAATAATTCTGGCCATTGCGTAAAGAATGCCAGCAATGAAGGATAAATCGAGCCAGTTCCATCAACATCGGCATCAGTCATAATAGCAATATTACGATAACCTAAATTCTCTGCTGGTTCACCAATGGTTAAGCCAGTTATTGCACAGATTTCAAATGCTTCACGGTTTTCAAGAATTTTAGAAGCAGGCATACCCCATGTATTCATGAACTTACCACGTAATGGATACCCACCATGTAATGCACGGTCTCGGACTTCAATTAAATACCCAATTGCCGAGTCGCCTTCTGTTAAGAACAATGTAGTTTCAAGTTTATCATTACCGTATGAGTTGGCTTTGATATGCTTAACAACAGTTGCTTTAGAAGCTTTTTTAGCAGCTTTAGTTTCGGCTGCTTTTTCAGCGGCTAGTTTACGAGCCAATGCAGCTTCAACAATAGGCATCAAAATTTCTTCTGATTTCAGAATTTGTTGAGCCATCTTTTTAGTATCAAGATTAATGTGAGATCGAATTTCGCCAAAAGGAGATGTCAAACGTTCCTTTGTTTGAGAATCAAATCGCATATTTTTCATACCACGGATAAACATAACCATAGTAAGACATTCTTTAATACGTGCTTTAGTGACTTCAATACCTTTATATTTACGTTTAATCCCAGGAATTAATTCGTCACAGATATCATCCATAATACAATCGATATGATGACCGCCGTTTTTAGTGTGAATATTATTCACATATGTCATATGACGGAAACCATCAGGGCTTGTAGTGAATGCTATGCTTACTGCATCAGTTTCTTGAATAATAGTATCTTCACCAAATTGTTTGGCATATTTTTTGAAATTACCTTGAACTTTTTTGCCATTAAATTTGAATTCAATATCTGGGTAAATTACAGCTAAAGTTTGTAAGCGATCTAATGCTATTTCTTGATAAATAGGTTCAAACTTATTCATTTCAAAATGACTAAAATCTGGGATAAATTCAACCTTTGTTCCATGAGCTTTAGAAGGTTTTGTATTCCATGAAATATTATCAGAATTATTTGAGCAATTAACTGTTAATTCAGTTTTACCATCTGACGTTATTCCTGTAAATAATACAGAGAAAATATTAGTTAAAGAAGAGCCAACGCCATTTTGACCACCGGTTACTCGCTCTTTATCATCGCCAAAATTACCGCCAGTTTTGGTTTTTGTCCATGCTGCTACTGGGCCTGGGATTTCTTCGCCATCTGGTGTAATAACTAGAGTTTGCGGTATTCCTCTACCATTATCTTCTACAATAACTTTATGATCACTTAAATTGATATCTACAGAAATTTTATTAGCAAATTTAAAATTGGTTCTAATAGCCTCATCTACAGAGTTATCAATAATCTCGTCTATTAACTTTAAAACACCAGCCACATATTCTATTTTTTTAAATTCGCCAAAAAGAAATCTTTCGTGTCCCTCATTAGCCACGCTTCCAATGTACATACCTGGGCGACGTAGCACGTGTTGTTTATCAGAAAGAATTTCAATTTTATTATCAATCATTATAAGTCCTTACAAATAGTCTATGAATTGCTTTATAGTTAGCATTAGGAAATCCACGTTTAATACTTTCTTTTACAAATTCAGTCAGTTTAGGTTTATTTAATTCTATCCAAAGATTTCTTAAAGCAGATTCGTGATTCCACACAGGACTTTTTCTTTTAGCTAAACTATTTTTTAGTCTAGCTTCTTCTGTGTGGTTTTTCCCAAAGAAAGGATTCTTTTGGCCTTTCATAGCTTCTGAATGCGTTTTCCTTTCTAATCCATACATAGGATTTAGAGAACCTTTCTTTAATTTTGATTGAGATTCTATAGTTTTGGTTGAATGAGATTTATTAAAGAATGGATTTAATTTTCCTTTAACATCCATGCCAAAGCAGCCATTTATAGTGGCATATGACATATTAAAAAATTCTGAAGATTTCACTACATTATAAAGTTTTTGGTAATAAAGCTCACAAAAAGTAGCTTCTTCTCTTGTATCAAATTCATCTATAATGCATGAATCAAATAATTCAGGGTGTTCTTTAAATTCTTTATCATAAATTGCTTTATATTTCTTTGATTTTATAGTACCGCAATAAAATGTGCTATGATATTTGTTGAGATAAGTAGACCCTATATAAAATGGCGGTAATTTATCGCCAATGTAAATTGTTAAATATGCTATGTATTTCATAAAACCTATAATACTCTATTTTATCTAAAGCAAAGTATATAATCTTTGAAGCATTTCAACTAAATAACTGTGTTCAAATACATCAAGATTATCTTCAATAGTGATTATTTAATTGTTACCTTAAAAGATTGTCCATTTAGAACTACATCATAAGTTCCGGCGTTAATTTTTCTAGCTTTTGTTCTCATAAATTACTACCGCCAGATTTAATGTTGTCGTAAAATCCGCCATGCACATAACCAGGTGCAGTTACAGCTTGTTTAGCTTCACTTGAGCATTCAGGGCAAATAGCCTTGGCACGATCGACAAGTTTTTTAATTCGTTCGAATTCTGCATTGCACTCTTCATTAGTGCATTTATAATCATAAATTGGCATTATTCAAAACCTTACGAACTGATTCAATAAAGTCGTTATATGACTCTTGAGTTACTTTAACATCATTTAATGTAATAGATTTTTCTACAGCAAATTCAAATGCGTTAGGTTTAGAAGCAGCTTTTTTAACTATTTCAAAATGGAGTCCAAATTCGTACAAAGAAATTATAGAGATTTCATCAGATGTATAGTCATAAATACCTGTTATGCAGTCATTTTTACAACAGACACTAGATATTTTAAATAAATTAATTTCTCGATCAATAGTCCATTTAACAAATTCAGCATTTACGTCAAACTTATTAGCAAATTTATCTCGTTCTGAAGAATTTTTAAATTTAATAATATCGCCTACACCCACAGTAAGAATATCCATAATTAGTCCTCAAAAATAATTCGAACAGATTCAATAAAGTCTTTATAGTTTTCTTTAGTCACACAAGTATCACCAAATTTAACAACTTTACTGATATTAAAATCAAATTTAGATTCTGGATTAGCTTTTTTAACTATTTCAAAATATTTTTCAAATTCAGTCATTGTAATTATAGAAACAGACCATGGTCTTTCTGTCATATAATCTTTAACACCTGTTATGCCATACATCTCAGCAGTACTTTCTACAGTGAACACATTGGATGGCAAACGATTAACAAAGTTCATGAAATTAGTATTTTCGGTATAACCGATACTATATAGTGCTTTATGGTCGTCGCTTCTAAATTTAATTTGGTCACCGACATTTACGATATCATTAACAGACTTATTCATGATTAATCCTTAAATGCTAATTCAATAAATGAAATAAATTCTTTATAATTTTCTTTGGTCAAATCAATATCTTTAACGCGAATTTTACGTTCTTTAATAGTGCGTTCGACCGTTTCGACTGTAGCATTAAATTTATCGTTAACTGATTGTTCAGTATGAGTAATCACTCGGCAATCAGTTACGATATTAAAATAGGTTTTTAACTCATGAAAAGAAATTTTAGATATTGTTGAATTATTATTAAAGCCTTTAATACCAGTTACTCTACGCGTAATTGTGTCATATTGTGATACTTCAATGCAAACTTCACGCATTGAGAAACAAGCAATAGAATCATTAATCTCATATAGGTTAGCAAAACGATCGCGCATAATACGACTTTTAAATACTAATCGAGTACCTACTGTAATTTCAGTTTGATCAGTAATATCATAATGATTCATATTATAATCCAAATTCAGATTTAAGAAGAGAAATTAATTTAGATGCTTCATTAGCATCAGTAATAGTTTTGTTGATTTCTACTTTACGTGTCACTTTAACATATTCAGTAGAATCTTCTGCACATTCATTTTCATCATGAATTTCTTCGTCTAATGTAATCAATTTGAAGAAAAGAATTAACTCATGGCCAGTAGCTATAGTAGTAGCACTTGAAAATTCTTCTGTGTGTTGAATACCATCTTGTGATGTCACCTTCTTTGACAGTAATAATATTGCCATATTTTGCAATCTTCTTCCGTAAAATTTTATTATGGACGGAATGCTCTTCGAAACCTACAGGGTCAACAAGTTGATACTTTTGGCCAACTTTAACAATAGACATAATAAACTCCTATCGTACTTTATAGTAATGTGCACCGTCAACAGTGATTTCACGGTATACAGAATAAGAAACTTTTTTAGATTCAGGTGAATCATACACATAAACAGAAGTCAAATGAAAACCTGGTAAAGTATTTTCTTTTTGAACAATAGTCAAAGATGGATTATATAAAATATCTTCAAATTCATCTTGTGTCAAAACAACACTAACGATATCTTCGCGATTAAACATATTAAACTCCTTTGTTTTGGTAGGAGCATAGTACTACACTCCTACCAATATGTAAACTGTTTATTTAGAACTAAGTTCATCTTCGTTAAAGATACCGTAGTTTCCATCCACTACTAAGTATTGAGAACGTCCACCTGAGTGCCATTTCTGAACAACAACGCCTGTAGCGCCATTCATAGGATGTGTATATGTATTGACTACGACTTCATCTTGTACAGCAAATGCAGGTTCAATACGTACGCGCTTTAAGTCAGTCAGTTTAACGCTACATTGATAATCATTAATAGAAACTATATCATCATGATTATCAATAATAGAAACTATAGCATGTGTTTTATTAAACGGCTCTGGCAAAACGCCGTATAAGGAGATAATGACGCCTGTTTTACCAGAGTTATGGTTATACGAGCCAACAACTTCTACAGTATGTCCAATTCGAAATTTCATAGTAATTCCTTATTTAGAAGATTTAGGTAATGGCATCCAAGCAATTGGCTTAGGGTCCCATTGAAGATACATTTTAGTGTAAGTCTGTACAGGATTTATAAATCCACTAGTTACATCATCAAAAAAGTCTTGAATGTGAACAGTTTCAATAGAACCATTATCAAACTCTACAAGAACACCTTCGTCTTTACTTTTTGGTAAAACATCTGATGTGGTATGATTTAAAACATACCAGGTAGGAAATATACCATCAATACGCTGGAACTCCACAGCCCCAACGTTGATATTCTTTGCACCCATTACACTTCACTAATAGATCGATAAGGAGCCAAACGTAAGTCTTTAGCCATGACCACAGCAAACTTACCTTGGAATACAATATTAGCCCACACAACACCGCCAATATCATACATCAACGTTAATAAAGTATGTTTAGATGGTATTAGTAATTGCCCTTTATCATCAAAATATTCTTTAGTGGTCACTATAACAATATCGCCAGCTTTAATTGTATTTTTAGAACCGTGATTAATTAGAGTATAAGTGTGGACTTCAGGAGCGTCGATATTTTTGCCATTTACAACTACTGGGACAAATTCTTGACGAGTGAATTCTTCAGATTTAGGTTTAATTAGTTCTAAATATTTAGCTTGAACATAACCTACTTTAGAAGTTGACTCACTAATCACTTTAACTTCTGAGCCTGAAATACGATAAATTGTAACAATTTGTCCTGCAACACAAGAACGCGAAGCATCAGATACAAATACAGATTGGCCTACAGTAAATTTAGACATAATATTCTCTTTCAATTTATTGAATAATACCATTAGGGTATGTTTGCTTTTCTAACACAGCTTCAGCATATGTCAGGTCGGAAATTTCATGAACAACACCTTTTACTAGAACAACTAATGAATGTTGTACATGAATAAGATTATCATAGTTGATTTTCTGTGTCCATTTAACATCATCAAGTTTAACATAAAAAATATTGTCTTTAGGCGTTTTGCACATAATAGTGCCAAACATACCATGGAATTTAGATTTTGGCGAATTAACTCGCACACGATTATTTTGCATATTCAAGTCTCTTTAATTATAATTATAATAACATAATATAAATCTGATGTAAACTACCTTGGTTTGGATAAACTCAACGGGTCAGCATCTTCGGCTTCTGGACAATCTTCGATACCTAATGCATATCGTTGCGCGTACTTAAGCATCAAAATGTCTTTGGCACAATCATGAATGGAATCATGAGCAATGAATCCAGTTAAGGTTCCATTAGGAAGTGGAGTAGTTGTTTGACCACGAACCATAGAGTAAGCTTCGATAGCTGTACGGATATCGCGTTGATTCCAGAACTTAACTGGTTCTAAAGCAAATGTATCAATATCTTTTTCAGCTATGCCTTTCTCGCGTTCGATTTCGCGTACTAAGTCAGTTAAGATAGGGAAGTCAAATGACATTCCACGACACCAACCTAATGATTTCCAAGAGTCAACGCCATGGTCTTTAAGATGTTGAAGGAATTCTTTAATGCCAGTAACAACGTCTAAGTCTGCTTCAGATGGTGATAAATTCAAACGAGCTTCGGTAGATTGAGATTTCCACCAATCAATTGTACCTGAACTGAACAAACGCTTACCACGTTGAGATGACAAACTAAATTTAACACGTTTACCACGAGCAATCAATTCTGAAAATGATTCTAGTTGAGTTGGGTCTGGATTAAATGGGATACCAGATAAGTCAACTACAGCTGCATTGGATGTCGAGCCAAATGTTTCAAAGTCTAATAAAAAATCATTCATCGTAATGCCTTGTTTATTAAATCAATTTGATCAGCGTCTAAAAAGATAGATGGATTTTCAATACCTAACTTCTTAGCCAATAATAAAGAATCTTCTAACATATCAATTACTATATCAGTTGCACTACTGCGTTCTTCAAATTCTTGATGTTCTTCGAAGTAGTTGAATTTGTTTTCAGCTACTGTATCAATAATCTGATGTGCATTGTGTTTATCAATTTTTAGCATAATAAGTTCTTCAATTTAAGAATGTGTCGAGCTATATCTTCACAAATACAAATTTCAGCATCTTCGCCTGTAAAGAAAACGATCGCATTATTATGAGCTTCAACAGTTTTCAGTTCATTGTATAACACTTTAGATGTAACGCAAATTTCTGGTATATCAGAATTAACATACATTTCTACACAACAAATCAAACATTCAAATTGGTCTGGATTCAATTTATACATTTTATTCCTTAGATATAATATAAGTTAGTACGTGCACGAGTAACACCTACATAAAGAAGTTGCTTAGCCAATTGAGCATCAGCCATATGAATACACGGAGTATATAAGAAAGTATTATTTACAGTACATCCTTGAGATTTATGAATTGTACTTACTGGCAAAGCTTTAACTTTCTTAAATTTATTTTTGACTGACCAAAAATCTTTCCAATATGCTTTAACACCAGAATTCTTGTAAGTGTCTGCTGTTTTAGCCAAAAACATTTGGAACTTAGTCATTTCAGCTGGGTCACAAATAACTTGGATCTGAGAAGTGGCATAATCATCATCAGAATCGGCTGTTTCTACTTCTAAGTTCCAATAACGAATCATATATTCGCCAGGGACATTACGGGCAGAAATAAACGTTGATGTTTCTGAAGCATATAAAATTTTAACTAACTGCCCGTTGTTGAAAACGATTTCATGAAACTTTTTGCCATCGAATTCCAATTCTTTCATCAATGGTTCTTGCATGACTAATACTTCACCATTAATAAATGGCTTATCGGTTTCATATAATTTACGACGAATGATGCCATTAAGTTTATCAACAGATTTATTAGTATATGCAAGCATACGAGATTCGATTAAATCATCTGCTGTTTTCACTACATCAAAATACCGAATCATAAAATCTTTTAAAGCAGTATTTGAATTAAAGGCATGAACACCTTCGCCATCAACTATATTTTCCGATAACCAACCGCCATTTCTAATATCTGTAGCAACTTGAATAATAGGACCATTACTTCGTTTGATTTCAGTAAGATGAACTTGCTTAAATTTAGCATGCGAAAAGAATGGAGATAGTTGTTGCTCACTTTCACCAGGAGTTACTGGACGAAGTTGATCTTTATCTCCGAGAGCAATTACTGTACACCAGCTTGGAACAGTGGCTAAAATAATACCAAATAATTTACGGTCATAAAAAGATGCTTCATCACAGATCAATACACGACAAGCAGCTAAATCAGGAACTTCGCGTTGTTCGAAGATTTGATTTTCTTCATATGTAGTTGGGTTGATTTTTAAAACACTATGGATAGTAGATGCATCCATACCTGAAAGCTTTGATAAAACTTTTTTAGCTTGGTGTGTTGGAGCACAAAGAATAATCCCAGCTTCGCCAGTTTTGATTAAGTGGTCAATAATAAACTTGGTTAGAGTTGTTTTACCTGTCCCAGCAGGACCATTAATAGTGATATGGTCTTTTTTATTCTTAATAGCTTCCATTGTATTATCAAATGCGCTTTTTTGACCATCTGTAAGGTCATCATAAGTAATCATAGTATCTTAACCTTTTTAACTTCTAAAGTATTAACAATTCTTCTATATAATACTCTTTTATAATCTGGAAGCAAATTATACGTTTGTACTACAGTTTTTTTGAACCAGGTCTTTTTAATATTAGGTTCTGGATTTAATTGTTTTTGTAAGTCACAAGAAATTTCTAACAACATATCTTGAGCTAATCGTCTAGTTTTGTAGACTTCAGCTATGCCTTCAGGTTCATACGGAACTAAGAATCCATCTTTGTCTGTATAATAAAGCATATATCTAATCATATTATCCTCTAATTAATTTAAAAATAGAAGCATTAAGAGGTAAACCCTTTTTGAGCTTAAGTTTATCAAAGAAAGAAAGATTTTCTAAACGTTCTAATCCTCGTACTAATATATCATATGCGTGGACTTTTGATTCTAATGCTTTAATTTTTTCAGAATTCACAGGAACGATTGATATTGAATTTTTAATACAAGTAACTTGTGTATCGGTATTAACTAATGCTATTTTATAAGATTCAATGTTTAATCTTATATTACGTAAATCTTTTTTCTGTTGAGCTGATAATTTTTTATTAGGGGCAGACATTATTTTTTCATATTTAATACGTTTGGCTAATTGCTTTTCTATGTCTTTTTTAACTTTCAAGACATTTTTAATTTTACGATACTTTACACAAAAAGATGTTTCTTTATTTTTTCTAACTTTACCTTTTTTTGTTAAAACCAAATCAAGTTGAGCTTCTTTTAAGGCATCTCTTAAACTATCTAAATTATGACTATCACGAATACTGTTATATTTTGATTTAACACATATCACATTACCTTCGACATAACCTATATCATTATTAAAACGTTCAAATGATGAATATTCTTGGCCTTTGCAGTATTCAAACTTTTCACCTGAATAAGCACAGTGAGTTTGTGCTATTAAATTTTCGATGTGCCCTAAAGAAAGTGTCATTTCTTTACCTCGACGAGCAGCTGTCACCGTAAGACGATCTAATTTGAACTGGGCAGTAATTGGGATATATTTGCTCATTTTAGTCTCCAAATATGCTTTATAATTAAACGTGTTATAATGGGTCTAGGTTCTTTATTTCAGGTAATTGCTAAGGGCTAAGGATTAAAAGATATAGAAACTTCAATCATTAAATTACGGTTTAAAATATAAGCATCCTCAATAGTGTAACTCGCGTCTCGCGATATCATCCATTCAGCTTCGCCATCTAACATCTCAATATTAGATCTACGACGCATTTCTAACGATTCAATTGAATCGTTAGTCCCAGTTTGGAAATCAGTAGATGGGCATGAGTGCAAAATATCCAGCATACGATCGGTATAGTTAAATGCATAATCTAAATTAAGTACTTTAAGAATAACATTAGTACCATATTCAACTTCTGAAGCAAAATATAATGCAATATGATATTCAGCACTCACTGATGTGACTCTTGGAAAAGAAAACTTATTAGACCCTTCATTTTCTTCTAAATCAAACATAGCTTTATCATCTTCAGACATAATAGAAGTATCTAAAGCAGCTAATACAATTTTGGCCTGTGTTCTAGATAATCCACGATACATTAAACCACTAACAGAACTACTATACTGAGCAATAATTTCTTCTAAATCGTACTGTAAATCTTCTGCTTTAGCAGACATGCAACGATACAACACTGATTTTTCCCAATCAGATAAAAAATTTACTCTTTGTGCAGCTTCATATTTTTGGATGTCAGATATTACTTGTTGCATCGTGAATTCTCCTGTATTTGATAAGAGATATATTATCACGATGCAATATTGATGTACACCTTTTATTTTGTCCAAGGCGACCAAGGAGGAGGATCATTCCATAAGGAACTTAATTCTTGCAGAAGAGCGTCAGGAGCATTTAATCCGTGACGCTTAATGATTATATCAAACTCGGGTTTAAAATCAACCTTAGTCGACAGAGGGGCTTCTTCTTGTTTTTGAGATATTTTTGTCTCAAAAATTGCTTCCATTTCAAACAAATTCATACAAAAGGCCACTGTGAGCGTTCATTGAACTGAGCCTCATGACTCATACCATGAAGTCGCATTTGGAATTCAGGGACAAGTTCAGCTGTTATGCCCGGATTATTTAGATAATCCCAAATACGCTTGCGAAGAGCCAATACATGCGAATCATGTGTAAAGATATAAGAAGCACCTAGTTCATTACCGCTGCTATTTCTAGGGAATAAAGGCTCATCTTCTCTAAGATAGGAATATCCTAACTTTTTAAGAGATTCTAATGGTGTAAACGGACTATTCTCATCTTTAACAAAGTTAACAAAATGTGTACAATAGTATAAATGACCCACAGGTAGCTTTAAATCTTTAAGTGCCGTTTCAATACTTTTATTAGCTTCTTTAGTGCCCATGATAGCAATTCGAAGTGTATTACTTTCAGTCCGATCATTACTTCCAACTGGTTTAAGACTAAATTTAATTTTATACATAATCATAATTATTTTCCTTTTGGCACAGGAATACTAGAATCAAATTGTGTTTTAAGACGACCGCATAAAGCGCCTTCAGTATAATCTGGTAGAGGCATTGAATTTAAACATTTAGCAAACTTAAGAAGCAATTCTTAGGCTTCTTCAATTCTTTCCTTAGCTGTTTGAACTTTAGCTTCTAGTTCAGAAATATTTACTGCATGCATATTCTTGTCTCTACAAAATATAATCCATAGCAATTTTAGAAATAAATTTATGAACAGATTTGATTTCTTTATCTGATAAATCTGTACATAATTCGACGCTGTCCCAAGATTTAAAAATCTCAATACATGTGCCAACAAGGCTTATCATAAGAATATCTTGCTACTACTTCAACTCGTTTAGGTAATTTAAACCATTCAAAACGATAAAATATTACTGAAGTTGAATACGAAACTAGTTGTCGATTTATCCAACAATTTGTGCTCATGCTTCCTTTATACATATTATTCTCCTCATTAGATATCGATATAATATCACTAAGCAAAAAGGACTCCAAAGGAGTCCTTAAAATTAATAACCTTGGTCTTGACGAGCAAAGTTTTCGGCATTCTTCAAGAAGTACAATGCAAAGATTTCTTCTGCATCCATACCAAGTGCCATAAACTTATTCATAAAGAAATGGAATTGGTCAATCAACTCAAATTTAATTTCAAGTTGGTCTTCAGCAGAAAGGTCTCTAATATTTTTAGAAAACATTTCTTCATGTTGGGCCTTCCAAGGCTTCCACACAGCACTAGCAGCTTTTTCACCATTAGACATACCACCAAGAGCGGTGTATAATTCACGAGTTTCATCAGCAATATAATCGTCTTGATTACGAAGCCATGTTAATACTTCACCAGCAGTTTCTAAATCATCAGGATGCATATTAGTTCCTGGCTTGTCTTTAGCCAAACGAACTTGCAATGATCTCTGCATATCTAACATAGTTTGGAGTGGGTCTTCATTAGCACGTAAAAGACCAAAATAACGGTTAACTGCATTTTCTTGGTCTTTGATCAGGTGACTACACTGGTTAAAATGTGACATATTAATCCTTATTAAGTGAACGGAATTCAACTTCTTTATTTTCTGATTTCATTTGAGCAATACCGTATTCCATACCTTTAGAAATACCCATATCCGTATATACTACTGTCTTTTCTGCTACTGCACGCCAGGCTAAACCGGCATCGATTCCGTGCTGTCGTTCCTCAGGAATATCGTCATTTAATATACCATCTTGTGTATAAAGCAAATGAGATGCTATAGGATATTCACCACGCAACAAAGAATCACGAACAGCAGCTCGTGCATATTTTATATTTGCTTCAACATCACCAGCAAAAGGTGATTCAAGAATAACTAATCTTTTCATATTATCTCATAGAACGGTGCCGTCATTCTAAGTTCAGCACCTGCTGCGGCCATCCAAGCTTGGCCTGTTTCGGCCTTAGCTGATGACCCTACCCACGGACCTGTGACTGCCATATAAACCTCATATTTTTGAATATTTTTGTAATCTTAATTTAGCCATAAGGCCTTGTGCGTAATTATTACTCAAGTATTCCATAATTTCCTCTTGAGTTGCACCGTCATCTTTAATCATATCATTTATATCTTTTGAAGGCCATGGAGCATTATCCCAAAACACTACCTTTTCGCCAGCATTAATTAATCGAGACATTCGTGCAATAGTATCTTCATGTCGTGGTTCATTATCCATTACCCAAATTCTTTTATCTGGAAACGGTACAACATCTAGTGCAAGACTACCACCTGTAATAGCAATAGCATTATCAATAAATAATGAATCTATTGGTCCTTCCATGACAAATACATCTTTTGTGCCTTCCACTGTGTCGAGACCGTAGATTTTTGTTGCCTCTTGATGGGCCTTGATTGTGATGTATTTTTGAGGAGCATTTGATCTGAGAGCTCTTCCTTGGAATGATTCGATTTGTTTAGACTTGTTGAAAATTGGGATAACCAGTCTTGGTTCTTGGCGCTCATTCTTATATGTTCCTGGATTAATAGAATTAACTAACTTAGGCCATTCTGTTGTGAACCATAATCTAGACCAAGCTGATTTAGGGATACAACGTTTAGAAACATATTTTATAATTGGATGATTTTCTGGCAAACTATCTAATCTATTACAGAAATTAAGTTTTTCTATGATAGGCATAACTGCTTTTAGTTTAGATGATATTTCAACCGGTTTAGGACTATCATGTGCTGAAGCCTTTCGTTTTTCTAAAATGAATTCACGATAGATATCTTCATCGTATTCTTTTAAAAATTTAGAAAACCATTGGTCAAGGTCACAGTTAAAACAATGCACACGCATTGAATCGTGGCATGGATAAGCCCAAAAACGAGCTTTCATTTGGTCTTTTTGGGAATCACCACATATAGGACATCTTGCATTTAATTTAAACTCCGAACCGGTAACTCGTCTATATCGTGGTAATGTACAGAAAACTTTTTCTGCATATTCTCTATCAACCCATGTGCTCATATATACCTCATAATGTTTAAGCTATATTATCACAGTTTAGATAGATTAACCTTTATACGCTTTCTTTTACCTAATTCACTTGGTCCTTTATTTACCACAGCTCCAGTTGTTGTGCCGGAAGCAATATTTTCTGCATTATGTTCAGGAGAAGTTCCTGGAGCCGAAGCATTACCTGCAACCATACTTTCTAATACTGGGAGTTCTTTAAAAATGTGTTGAGTTTCAGCTTCATTAATATTAAATCGTGATGCCATTACTGACCATGCACTCATTAAAGAAGCTACGCCTGTCATACCAGGAACAGTTGACATCATTCGTTTCATACTACGGACTGCAGCATGGAATGAAGTGTAAGAATCTTTTTCAGCTTCAGTTTGAGGGCGTTTTATGACTGAACCACGATCGTCAATAATTCCGTATTTAAATGCGCCCCAATCTTTAAAATCTTTTTGCATTAATCGCACAAATCTATATGCGTATGCGGCATCAATGCCTTGCTTAATTTTAGACATATTATTCCCCTAATTGTGCTAATTCTTTATTTATAATTTCTATAGCGGCTTCAATTAGCTTTATTTTAGGCTGGAATCTATGAGCTGCCCATGATGTAGATAATCGGGCTAGTTCTAGTTCCTTTCTTTCTAAGAGAAATTCGAGGTCCTTTTTCTGTCTAGCTTTATCTACTTTTATTATAGACCAATCCATTGTAGAACCTCTTGAACAGATTTGTTTTCGCAATACAAATTAGTTCCAGCCACAACCATATCCTTTTCAGATAAGTCATCTAAAAGCATTTTCTGATTAGTTGTAGCACCTTTAGCTAAATCTTTAATCAATTTTTCGTCTGTACCAGGGACACCTTCAATAAAACGAATACATTCAATAGAAGTATATCCACTATTAGGAGCAGAATGAAAAGCAAACGCCGGAGCACTACAAGAAGTCATTGCAAAGATTAAAGCTAGAATAGAAGTTTTCATTTTATTTCCTCACAAAATGCCCAGGCTGCATGATAGACTGTAGCACCTTTAGTTTTATTCATTTGAACCAAATCTACAGGAGAAATTACCTGATAGAGTTTTGGTTCTCCTCCGTATGAACGAGCAGCTCGTCCAGCATATATTTTAGCCAAGCCAATATCTTCAGTAAAGAAAACACGACCTAGGTTTTTCTTACGTCCAACTTCAGATAAAACACCTGTTACATCAGGTGGACAAAGCATAAAATCAATGTTTGCATTACTAGATGAACCATGATAAAACACTTTATGTTCAACTTTACAATCTATAGTTTTCATGTTATCTCCAAGTTGTTATAAGTATAATATCATGTTTCTAGGAGATGTAAACCAAAAAGAGCCCGAAGGCTCTTATTTAGAATTTAAATTCATCTGCTAATTTATCTAGTTCTGAACGTTCAACCACACGTTGCGCTGCTTCACGTTTCATTTCACCAAGAACTTCTCTTACTAGAGTTGGTTCTGATTTAGATTGATCGTCAAGTTCATACCAACGTTGATTCCCTTTCTTAACACCTAGTGTAAACTTGCTGTATTTGATGTGTTTTTTATCGCCATATCGAGACTTAATCTGTTTGATTAATTGTTGTCCCATTTGAGCAAGTTCATCTGTTTCAATTATAGCCAACATAAAGTCTGCTGTAGCTGGTAAACCAGCCGATTCAGCAACGTCGGCCATATCTATATCAGAAGCGTCCCATGCACCACGACCAACTTGAGCACCAGTCCACCAAGCAGTATTTGTTTCAACTGCTAACCCACGAATTTCTTCAGCAACTGATTTAACAATAGCATAACTATTTTCACTAAAGTTTTTAATACGAGAAGAACCAGCTATAGCCAAATAGTCGAGCATAATAACATCCGGAATAAAGTTATCTTTTAATTCAAGCTCTTTAAGCATAGCACGGAATGTGTTAGCATTTGCACCACCAGTAGGATATTGCTTAACTTTCAAGCGTCCTAGGCCTGATGTCTTACGCCATTTTTCCATCTTAGCTTTATATTCAGGCCAAGAGATATGCCCGTCATCGATATCATCTAATGATACATCAAGCAAGTTGGCATCAATACGCTTAGCACATACTTCTTCAGACATTTCCATACTTATATAAAGTACGTTATATCCTGATTGCATATAATCGGCTGCAAGGCTACACAACCCGAGTGACTTACCAACGTTAACCCCAGCCATTAAAATGTTCAGTGTACCACGTTCAACTCCGCCTTTAGTAGCTTTATTTAAAATACCAATTCTAAAAGGAATCTTAGCTGCTTTAGAAATATACGATTGGAAACGAGCTTCATAATCGCCAAGCCAGTCATGTCCTAATTCAGCGTCAAAACAAATAGATAATGCATCACGCATGATATCAGGAATTGCACCTATATCAGGCATTCTTTTGTCTTGTTTACCAACAGGCAATTCAGCATTAGTTTGAATCTCAATGATACGAGATGTAGCATTATACATTGCTTGCTGTTGAATATATTTTTCAGATTCTTTAATAAGCCAATTTTGGTCTTCTGGAGTGCTTTTCAATTCAGTTAATAATTTAGAAGCACCTTGTAATTCGATATCACTTATCTTACTATTAGCTAATGCTACTTCTAAAGCTGTTTTAGTGGGAACTTTGTTATATAAATCTACATGAGTTTTAATAGTTTTGAAAAGTGTTTTTGCTGGCCCATTGGCAAAATAAGAAGCATCCATATAGGGCCAGACTTTTGAAAAATACGGCTGGTTATCAAGTAATTGAGATAAAATAATTTCTACCACTGTGGCCTCTTTTAATTAAAAGAACAAGAACCTTCGTTTCGGCACTTGTTTAACAGATTCAATTTGCAATTTAATACAATTTTCTACATGCTCATACAATTCATCTTTTCTATCAGTTGATGGAGTACTGAATTTTACTTCAACTTTGCCTTTTGGGCTAATGTCAATAGAATGAATATAACACATGTGTTTTGATGCATCTGGAAGAGATATTAGAATTTCTTGCATAACATCTTCCATAGCTTTTTTAACAAAGCTAAGACTTTTATTATAAATCTTTTCTTCATCAGAAATAGAAGCTCCTTTCGGAGCCTCATTCAAGCCAAGTTCATCTTCAAGCTCTAATAAATCTTTATTCATATTATTCTTCTTCAGAATCTAAATCCAATTCGTCAAGGTCACTTTCAATCTTACCTGCTGAACTTCCAGTGAATACACCTTTTGGGAGACCCATAGTAGATTTACAATTAATCATATCATCGACTTCAGCATCGATTTCTGGGTTGCTTGTAATTGCGCCTAATTTATAACGTGTTTCAATAGCTTCACGGAATGGCTGATGTTTGAACAATGGAGCCCAGAAATCAACCGAGTCAGTAGCTTTAACACGCCATGACTTTTCTTCCATAACCATTTCGCCTGTTTCATCATCTAAGTAAGCACGATTATACCAGCCGTTTTTAGGTTTCATAACATAACCAAGTTCACAAGCTAATTCAATCAAACCACTGAATGGATCAATACCACCATCAAAATTAACTGTAATAGGGAATGTGCTCTTCTCTTTAACAGTTCGTGATTTTTCGGCCTTCAATGTGAAATCATAGCCGGTCAATTCGGTTCCATCTTTAACTTGACGTTTAGAGATAAAGAACACTGTGTTTGCACTGTACAAAATACCAGTATTGTGGGTCACAACCCCATTTTGCAAGGAATAATGTTCAGCATCTTCAACTGAAATATCATATACTGGTTTTTTACCTACTGATTTTACAGATTTGACTTTCATTTAAATTCCTTACAATTGTTGAAGTGTTTATCATTCATGAATTTTTCTAATTTACTTTCTTTATTACAATATGGACAAATTATCATAGGAGTATTCATCATCTTTATAGCAAATGCATTCAAGTAACCCATTTTAACGTATTTTTCTTTAAGCGATTTGTCAATTCTTACTGTGTCAAGAGTAACAGGATGTTTTAATGATATTAGATTTTTTCTACCTATTTTTCTTTTATGTTCATCGGATTTAGGAACACCTTTTCTAATTTTAGACATTGCATCTTTTACCTCTTGACTTCTCTTTTTTCCTTTATTTCTATCGGAAATTTTATTTTTAGATTCTAATGAATGTGTCTTATTATAAAACCCATTATTAGAACCTTTACTTGCATTAGATATTTTAGATTTATGCGCTTCGCTTAATTTTACATTCTTGGTAATTCCTACATATCCACCATTCAATACTTTGATATCATTAACATCTAGCATTTTTATGGCTCCGGCAATAGTATTTTTAAACACTGATTTTCCTTTAGTGACGCCATCATAATCTTCATAATTTCCACACTTTAATCTTATTATTTTGCCGGTTTTTATACGTTCCATAACCCGGTGTGGAGTAATTTGTATTGTCTGCTGCTATTCTTTTATTAAAGAAGTTGTTTGACAATACTACATCATTTTTAATATGGAAATATCTCTCTTTCTTTAAAAGATAATTATGTTTAGTTTTTTCTGAGGAAATATAGAGCAATTTAGTATTTTTATTAACTTCATTTTTGACTATATCGGTATAACCATTCCAACTAGACGAACCATAATAATAGTTATTAGTCCTTTTATCTTGTATTGTTTTATTTGAAAATCTCGCATTTGATTTACTTCCTATGTACTTGAATGGAAGTAAATCATTATTCTTTCTATCTTCAAATTCTATTTCATAAACGTATTTCATAATAAGTCCAGCATAATTTAATAATCGTATTTATACTGGACTTATATATACAGCTAAACTACAACACAATCATCGCCTTCTTTAAGATTTTGAGCTTCTACCCAGACTGGAGTATCTTTATCCATTACCATGAACCGATGAACATCCGAGGTAATAACTTTAGTGCCATCTTCAAATTCTACTTCAAAACATTCTGGATTTCCATCTTCTAACGTATCTGGGTTCCAAGCAAATGTGACTTCCTTTCCACCGATTAGGGTTTTTACCGAATCGCCTATTTTAATATCTTCTACTGCTTTGAATGTTCCATCAGACATCTGTATTTTTGTGCCTTCAACTACGCATCCGCCACCCATAATTTCTTTAGGATACATACCGCCAATTTCCATCGCTGTATGGTTAATAGCCACACATGGGATATCTTTAATTGTTAAGAATGGAGTTACAATACGGAACAATGATTTCAAGCTCTTGGCACGAGTCATATCGCCAACAACTTTTTCATTCAACGCATCTTCAGTTTCTTTCTTAGAAGCTGTGTTACCAATTGAGTCGATAAAGATAACAACCTTTTCACCACGATTAATAGCTTCTAATTGGTTAGTCATATCAACTTTAAGTTGTTCGACTGATTGGATTGGAGTATGAACTACACGGTCTAAATCTACGCCCATTGATCGGAAATAAGCTTCAGAAGCACCGAACTCAGAATCGTAGAATAAACAAATTGCATCTTTATATTTTTTCATATAAGCTGCGACCATTGTCAAACCAAATAATGTTTTGAAGTGTTTAGATGGAGCAGCAAAAATTGTTAAACCACTTTGCAAACCAGTATTCAAACCACCGCCAAACGCGATATTCAACATAGGAATACGAGTTGGCACTTCGTCACGATTATTAAACAGTTTTGATTTGGTCAAATCTGCAGTCATTTTAGAAGTAGAAGCTTTAATTAGGCGGGACTTTAATTCTGACATTCATTATTTCCATAGGCACCATAATATTTTTCTCATGTTGTTTAAGATAGTTTATAATAACACGTTTATACTAAAGCATCATTTTACAAGTTCAACTTCTGTTGTATCACAGACTTCATAAGCTTTTTTACATTTTTGACAAAACCCATTCCACCAACAATTAAAACAATCACAACCTTCCGACCCTTCGTGTACGAATGTGTCATTACCGCATTCGCATCTAAATTTAATAGCTCGGTAAACTTTAAGTTTCATAATTATTTTCTCATGCAATTATTAAATTTAATCATAGCGCTTTTACGAACTTCGACTAATTTACTACGAGCTTTAGTTGATACTTCAGGTAATGGCGAAGCATAAGCTAATTCTAGCTCATCAGTTGCATTAGCAAGTTCCATAGCGCCAATAAGTTCGCATTTTTGCTGGCGATTTAGGCGAGAACGTTCAGCATTATTATCTGCTGTCATCTGTGCATGCCATTCATCAAGGCGTAAATCTTCGGATTCTTTTTTGGCTGCATGTTGTGCATCAATGATAGCATATTTTCCATTAATAGGCTGCTTAGTATAATACACAATTCGCCCATTAGTTCCTGCAGCTAAGCCAGAAAGATACATAGGCTTTATAGCATAGTTCTTGCTAGGCTCAGGCAAATCAATAGATGCACAACCAGTAAGAGCTAAGCATAAGGTAAGGATTGAAATTTTTAAATAGTTCATTTTATTCTCCTAAGTAAGTAGGGTCATAGTATCATAACCCTACTATTTTTCTAATGCTTTAAGATCTAGGGCCCCACTTTATGATTCTAGAGATGATTCGTTGTTGAGCATTAGCATCAACAGACTTAATCTTATTAGCGCCATTATGATTAAGAACTTGGACTTGTTCAATATCATGTTCATTTGCAAATGTTTTAAATAACGAAATAATATAATTAAAATCTTCTTTAGATAAAGAAATTAAATCATCTTTAAATGAACTATCAATATTATTTCGCATCAAAATCAAAGTCAGAACTTTATGGTTATCAACTAGACGCAAGTAATCAGTTTCATACTGCTCAAATTCTTCTAAATCAACAGATTTATTACGCCATAATCCATATACCCAATTACTAATATATCCGCGGTCTAAGATATAAATTTTAGTTGGATCAAGATGTTCAAGCATTGTTTCAAAACAAGCTACTTCATTTCTTGATTTAATATCAAAACGGCCTGAATCAGTTCGTTTAGGAAAATCAATCAATTCGTATCTGTCACTAATTTGTAGAATATTACGGACCATTGTAGTTTTACCTGCATTGTCAGGTCCGTCGATAAGAATTAGTCGTGCCATACATCCTCTTTAATAACAACATCATCATATGTAGGTATATTATATGGAGAATAAATTAAAGCGTTAAAGTAAATAAATTCAGCTAGTCCAGGATGAAATACTTTTTCTGGATTTTCTAAATAGACAATTTCTGGTTTACCTTTTAATACTTGATAATATTCACGTTTTGACAATTTAATTGGCGAAATGTTAACTTCACTAGGATATTTACTTCTACAAAATGAACAATTCGGGTCTGTGATATAAAGAGTCTTATTAGAACCAATACACACATCAACCACTTCATTAAAATTGTAACATGGGTCGCTGATTCTAAACGGATGGAAAACACCATCTAAAAATATAGGCTCAAGGCTAGCGGCATAGCGCTCGATGACGCTAGGACGTATTACCTTAGTGGTCACTATGATATTATCTGGTTCCGCGCCGTAACGTACTAGAGTGTCTTTCTGGCTATTATTAAGTACTGTTGTGTATCGGCTGAAGTTCACAGATTCAACATCGATTTCGATAAATTCATCGATATAACTACGGGCGATATTTGGGTCCATAGTGATATTGAAGTTAAAGATTACTGAGTGATTACCTCTGTACCCTGTTATATCAGTAATGAGTTCATCGCAATCATAATACTCGACTAACGAATCTACAATCCATTGATTTTCTAACCAGAAATGTTTACGAGTTTCATAAGCATTTTCTTTGTATTGTAATGGAACGAAATGAAATTCTGGGAATAGTTCGCAGCACTCATCAATATCACTCGAATTCTTAGGGACAGTAATGATATCGCCAGATACTGCGCGATTAAGATGCAATTGAAGATTGCCGTCCTTTAAGACGGCATATTTGTTATCAGAGTATGAACGCATACTGTAAATAGGGACAATGAATTTACTCATTCAGCAAAACCTTCAACATAATCAAAATCACGTTCAAACACATGGGCAGAAACCATGGTATGAGTATAATTACCTAATTCAACACCACATTCATTAGCAATATATTCCATCAACTTGCCTTGTAGATAGAAATCTAATTGCATAACAATAGCACAGTTTTGCGAACGCATATGACAGTGAGCATACAACTTACCATCACGAATATAATAAGTCACTGAATCTGTACAAGGATATTCTAAACTTTCGTCTGAATCAAGCAAAGCTTGGTCTTGTTCTTGGAGAATTTGGAACACAACTCTTCGTGAGTTAGGCTTTTCTTTAAGTTCTTTAAGTAAAGCTGGTAATTGGGCAGCAATTCTAGGTCCATAGAAAGTGTTAAAGTTTGCAGGCAATACGTCACTTTTCGGCTTATTAATGAACTTAGCAACATTAGGATATTCTTTAAATGCTTCAGAAGCATCTGTGCCGCCGGAAATCATGAATTGCCAAAATGCTTCAGCATAATCGTAATCAATACGATTAATTCGAGGGTCCTCGAATTTATATGAAGATGGATCAGATACACGAATAATCATTGAACCAATTTCATTACAACGCCCAATACGAGAATCAGTTACGAAATCTGGGTTTTCAATAATATTCCAGATAGCTGTTTTAAATGCATCTTCAAAAGTTTGTTCATTAATATCATAATTTGTCATTACTAATCCTTTGTTGTCTTTTACTTTCTTCAAAAATTAATCCAAAGATACATTGTAACTCAATTGGAATTAAAGCTAACTTAGCTTTTTCTAGTTCAATATTTTCTATCTGAAGGCCATTTTCTTTTTTAAGATAGCCTATACGATTAGTTATTTTAAATCTTGAATCTAATAATTGCTTTATTTCGTTATCTATGTTACTAACATCTGAACGAAGATTTTCTAATTGAAGATATGTTCCTTTACCAAGAATTTTCATTTGTCTAGTCAGATAATTCATTAGAAGCCTCATATCTTTTTGCTACATTGATATGACGATTCATTTCAGCAGCAATTATTCCTTTTGCACTATGAACAAAGGCATCAGAATAATACCCTTTCATAGCTGGATTAATATTAGCTTTAGAGAACAAGCGCGCAAGCGCCTTCTCTAGTTGTTGTTCTGGTGTTGAAATAGACATACGGACAAGTTCCTCATTTAGTTTATGATTGATTTTCATTCTGGGTACCGTAATTCGTCATCTGATGAAGTGATATCTACAATTTTAATTGAGTTTAAAGACATGTCATTTTTAGATAGTTGTCTCTTATAATATCGCTCACAATATGTACATGACGTACCACAGATTTCATTGGCACAATCAAAGTCCGGATGTTTAAACCATCTCTTTTCTAAGAACCCGTCCAATACAGAAGTTTCAATATTGACAGTATGTTTGTAGTTAGCATCTGATTCAGAGTTATAGATTGTTTCTAATGGTTTCCAGAGTTCTAATAGATTGCCTTTGAAGTATTCAGAAGAATATGCTTCAAGAACTTTCATTATGTATTCTGTTGAACCAGTTCGTCCTGAAACTTTAAATTGAGTTATACCAATATCACGATATAGTTTAAGGTCTTGTGGACGAACAAATCTAGTTCTGAGCCAGTTAAATGGGTCTGTATCACGAGCTTTAATACAATGCTGCATTGGATAACCATTTAATTTCAATGCATCTTCTGATGTTATATCAGTACTATGAAAGATATAACATGAATCACGATAACTACAATGTGTTGTATAACCTTGACCAGCATTAGAACAAAATTCATTAACAAGAATTTCAAATACAATTCCATTATCATTACAGAATTTTGCTGCTTGCTTCAAGAATGCCACACTTCTGTTTTTGTGAATTCCACAGCAAACCTTTTTAATATTATATTGGTCATGAAGATATTTGATTTGAGTCACTGCATCTACGTGCAATATTGTTGAGACTTCAAATTCTATTTCAGTATTAACTTCACGAACAATTTGCATAATAATTGGGTTAGCTACAGTAATTCGATATATACCAATAGACCAAAGGTATTGGACATATTTTTGAATAGCTTCTTTCTTCCAATCGTCTAATTCACGTTTAGAACCTGGATTAATACTGTTAAATGTATAGTTAAAGCAAATACCAAGTTCATTACAACGTCTGACATAATTTTCTAATTCTTCGTCCTTAACGTCTGGGAGCCTGAAGTCCGGACGAGCGGCCACAAAGGCCATTGAACGAGTAGAACCGTATACTTCATTGATTAATGAGCCTGGATTTTTATTGTTCAATTCGACAATTTTATCTAGCAAAGCCAAATCAAAATTCGTTCCGATCTTAAATGTGTTAATAGTCATATTCATCTCTTTTGAGCAGAAAAAGGATGTGATGGTAGCAGGTAATTATTATTGTGGTGTATATGGTTTAAAACTTTTGAATGTGTGCGATTGAATCAATTCTTTGAATTCATCAGGACGCATAGCTTTGTCATCAATAATCCAATCATAAACTGGTTTATGTGTCAGCAAATGATGATACTTAACACCTATACGTTTTAAGTTCTCAACAAGAGAAGGAATAATTTCTGTAGCAATACGCCCAGGACCTACAGACTTCATGCCGCGAGCTGTATAAAGAGTAATCTCATGACCTTCGTCGTAAAGCTTATTAATAATAGACACCATTACAGTGTCCGGCTTGAAATTAACATAATCACGAGAATGACACCATTTTGTGATTGTGCCATCGATATCAAAACAAAGTTTCATTAAATTCGTTCCCACTGATGTTTGATGTCGCCACCTATAGGTCTATATTGTACACCAGTTTCTTTGTCAAGCAGAATCCATTTACCTGGATTTTTAGTAATCAGTGTCGCTTGAACAACTGGCCCATCTTTAGAAATCGACCCATCTTCTAGCAATCGGCCCATTTTGTTTAATTGCTTAGAAAGTAAGTACATACCGTAATAATATGCTGAAACAGCTTTCAATGGATTATTTTTAAAGTAACCACCTAAAGCAATCCAGATAATAGCTACCCATAAGTGATGATGGTCATCAAACATTTCGAGTTCTGTATAATCTTGAATCAAAGAATCATTTGACACATAAGCTCTAGTGCCATTAATAACTAAACCGCCCCAATCTGGTTGAGAATTAAAACTGTCATAACCAGAAATAGCATACAATACTTTTGCTTCATCATATGTTCTAGGACCATAGATTTTAGTATTGCCAAAATAACCACGTGGGTCAATGAATTTAACATCGCCGCCGATAGTCATCATAGTATTGCTAAAGTTAGGGTCACCATGAATAACTGTGTATTCGTCAACAGCAAATTCATGATAATGTGTCAAATGATTATAAGCTTGTGTTAAAAGAGTTTTCAATCGTCCTATTTTAACATCATTAACATATTCAACTTTACCAAATGAATCAATCAATGGCTGAATAGATTTACACCGGTCTAATACTTTAGTAATAATTTCTTTCTTAAAGTCTTCTTTGTACAAATCATGAGAACAAATAGTTTCTTCGGAGAAATTCAAAGCATCTAAAATATTTTTAACATATTTGATTTGTGAATCGCGTGGAACATTTTTGAGCCATTCATAAGCTGTAACACCTACAATTCGATCCATTTCAAAACTGTTTGTGTCAACAGCTACGATTTTAGGAACCGAATCAGATTCAACTTTAGCATACCAATCTAATTCATCACGTTGTAATGCTTGGCCTTGAGCGTTTACAGCATGTTTTATGACCGTATCATCTAGTATTTCAATAGAATTAAAACTACGGTTAATTTCACCTTTGCTATGTGCAGTAATCAATTTTGGTTTATCACCTAAATCAATTAAATTCGCTAGTTCAGAATATTCGAACGATTGTCCACGTAAGAATTCTATGAAATCTTTTTCTTTGGTCCAACGATGAATTTCTTCTTTAGTTGTACCAAAATCAAATTCCCAATCAGCAACTTGATAAATGCCAACGACATTCCCACCAGTTGAGCCTACATTAGAAATAACTTCGCCATCAAAATCGTATCGACATTCATTGCCTTTAACATAAATGGTATTTGCATGCCATTTAAAGCCGCCGAAATCAGGAATAATGTCGCACCAATTTAGAAGAACATTATGGCTATGCAAATCTTCAGATAATAAAGCTAATGCATAGGCTGAACCATATGCTTCATCAACAGTTCTAATAGTGATGTTTAAATTTTCTTGTTTTGCATATGCTTCAACAGTAGCAGCGAATTTACTATGAATCACAACAATAATTTCGTCTGCGCCTAAATCAGTATAGATGTCATGGAGATTTTTAAGAATAGTGTGTTGCTTGTAGTTAACTAAAACTTTAGGCAGATGATGTGTCATTGGATATAAACGAGTTGCTAAACCAGCACCTAGAATAACAGCCTTTTTCATAATATATTCCTTGTTAAATGGTACATCCATTGTACCATTTAACAATTAAAGCAATTAAACTTAGCTTGCAACCAGAGAATGACCCAACATATAATTAAAGTAGGAATCATTACAGGTAAGTTTATAGACCAATAAATAGTCATGCCAAATAATACAATTAGCAAAATATATGTTAGATATTTCATCTAGCATCTCTAAGCTGCTGACCAAGTGCACCGCCAGGATGGAAGGTCAAAAAGTCATTAGGCGTAAAACCACGTTCATGAGACAAGTTAATAGCAAATGTATCAATCAATGCCAAAAGCAAAGTTGTAGACATAGTTGGTGCTAAATTGTGCTCATCGATTTCTTTAGCCAAACCTGTACAGAATGTGTAATCAAACAAGAATTTTATACCTGAATTTAATTCAGGGTTGCAATGTAATAAAATTTGCTTAACATTAGGGCGAATTTGTCTGAGATGTTTAGCTACTGCCAACATTTCTTCTGTTTTACCTGAGCGGCTGATATGAACAAGTACGTCATCTGGAGCAATGAAACCAGCATCACCGTGAAGATAATGTCCTGTGTTCAGATAAAGACTTGGAATACCTAGCGAAGCAAATGTTTCTGAAGCCTTAGCAGCGATATTAGCGTTTTTACCAACACCGGTTATGATTACTCTGTTTTTATAATCAGAGAGTCCAGGGACTCTCATACACTCTAGGATTTGCTCATACTGTTCTTTATTAACAAACAGATTAGTACTTAATACTTGCAATGCACGAGCTTGGAGAAATAGGGCATCTTGTGCCCTGTCTATTGAATTCATATTACCATCCAAAAATATCATCAAGGGATGCACGTTTTTCATAGTGCAATTCAGCTGCAGTTGTAAATGATTCGAGAGGCTTTACAAATGTCTTGTTAAACAAAGAGGTGTAGTCAAGATATTTTAATACATCATGTTCTATAGCATTAGGCAGATTAATACCTGAAGGCCATGAGATAACTTTATCGCCAAATGGGTTTTGGTCCATCAATGGCAGAACCATTACCTTTTCGCCTTCAACAATAGCTTCAGCACCATCGACATTTTTAGATGCACGGTTATAAGTTAACACACCGCGAATATGAGATGGACATTTAAAGCCCGGGAATCCATTATCATCATATTTTGCAATATTATTAGCCGAACTAACAGAAGCAATAGTTGTGTAGTCTTGTTGTCTGAATTCAGATTCGAATTCTTTGTAATATTCTTGAAGAGATTGTTCACCTTCTTGAAGCATACGACGAATACATTCTTTAAGAGCTTTTTGACACGCTTTAGGAGTACTTGATTTTTGTGTTTCAAGACCCATAATTTTCATCTTAGGTTCTGCATAACGTGTGCCTTCCATATCGTACACGTTTAAAGCATAACGTTTCTTAGCAGTCCAGAATCCACCAATACCTTTAGAACCAAGTGGTGGACAAGAAATAGCTTCACGGTCCATGAACATTAAATGTTCTTTATTGTTCATATAAGTGCACATTTCACGGAAGCCTGCGTCGATAGCTGGTTCCATTTTTTCACGAGCAAACTTATCTAAGAAATCGACTAAGTGGTTCGTGTCACGGAATTTATCTTCACCAACTTTTTCAATCAATTTATCAGCACATACATAAACCGAGTCGGTATCACCTGCAATAACATAATTGAAATTGTTTGTGCCGATAGTCTTATTCAGATATTCATTAATCTTGCGTTCAATCCATTGAATAGCCATTTGACCAAACAATGTGATAGCTGACGCATTACGTAAATCATAATATCTGAAATAGATATTCCCAAGTGCACCATACAATGAGTTAATAAGCGACTTACGGTTAATTTGAGCTGTATTGGAAGCAATTGCTGCACGATCGGCTTTATCCAACAACATACTCAAATCACCTTCGGTTAGTTCTTTCAACATCTCTTTAACTTCGTCATCAAAGTCAGCTCGATGGTTGATATCAGTTTTAAGAGATTTATTACCAAATGTTTTATGATTCAAAATATCTTTAATAAGTTCCATATTACGCTGTGCTGCAAGCATATAACCTTTGTGTTCTTTACGTTGATTAAACACTTTAGTAATTTCTACTGGAATGATGCCATCAATATTTTTATCGAACATCCAACCATTAGGAGAACAACTAAATTCTTCTGAAGGTTTAGGCGCAGTCATATTAATATATTCTGCAATAGGATGTAGCTTAAATTGTCCTGCAATTGTTTCTGGGCTAATACCAACTTGTCGAATAATTGATGGGTACAATGATGTTAAGTCAAAGCTCATAATATATTTGTAAGCTGATGGTTTAGGCTCTTTAACATATGCGCCTGGGTAGCCTTGTTGTACGTGTCGTTGCGATTGCGGAATAACTTTATTTTGAGCTTTCAGTGAGTTAAAGATAATAGCGTCCCATGTCTTGATAGGACTAAACACTGATTGGATTTGCATTTTAGCATAATAGCCTAATGACATGCTCAAGTTCAAGAATTGTCGTTTCTGATCAATTTGCTGTACACGTGCTACATCGATAATGTTGTATGAAATATAACGTTGATGGTCTAGTTCACGAAGTTTATTAATAGGGCCGTCATACTTCATCTTACCTACACCAAGTTCAGCTTCAGCTACATAATCCAACTTATATGATGCTTGGTTAGTAAAACTAAACTTCTTGTATAAATCAAGATAATCCAATACACTAATACCTAATGGTGTAATAACTTCTTTATCACCGTATATGTTTTGAATAATCTTAGAGTTTACTTTACGATTAGGACTTAAACGCTTAGCTGTGTTTTCACCAAATACATTCTTCAGACGATTATACATATATGGGTTATCGAAACCTTCAACGTTCCAGCCAGTTAAAATAACTGGAGTTTGACGTTCCCATAGATTCAAATATTCAAGTAATAATTCTTCTTCTGTATCGAAAGCCATGTATTCAATACGGTCTAAAATATCTTGTGGGATTTCATCACCGCCTTCAGATTCCTGAAGACCAGCTTTAATTGGACACCATTTAGTGACAGAGCCATAAGGGGAGTTTAATAAATCGAATACATAAAACTTATTGGCTACTGAATCGTAATGTGTTAAGGCGTCAACAGGATACAATGCTTGCGATGCATTAGGAAACTCTGGAGCTGTTACTTCTATATCGTAGTTAACAGTTCTGATTTTTGATGCGTCATATTGGATTTCATCAGGATACCTATCAGACAAATAGGCTAATTTAAAATCATCCATACCCATTGCATCTTGCCCAATATCTTCCATGCGTTTCATCCATTGCTTAGCTTCCCACAACGAATCAAATTTCTTTTTCTGACAATTAGCACCATAGATATCTTTGTATTTACTTTCATTTTGGGTGTGATGAAACATTGTAGGGCTATATTTAATTTCTCGACGTTGTTCTTCGCCATTCTTATCAATAAAACGTTCGTATAGTGTATCGCCGATTTGTTCAATAGTTAGATAAAACTCTTGCATTGTATTTCCTTTTTAGACGAGTAATTGTCTTTGATTTGTAGGAGTATTATACCCAGAAAGGAGCCGTAAGGCTCCTATTGCTTAATTACCAATCGTATATTTGGATTTCAAAGTCCATTCTTCTTTTTGCTTGAATGAAATAACTCGGAAGTTATTTTCCATTTCATACATAGTTTCATCGGCTGATTTAATATCTAGAAGTCCCCAGTTTTCTAGTAACTGAGCAATCGAATCTCGTCGAACTTCATCTTCAGAATCGATTATAACTTGACGGCCATCCATTTTAAGCATTTCTTTAAAATGGACAATATAGTAAAGACCTTGTTTTTGGAGAATATGGCAACTTTGATATAGGATTTTTTGTGTATTATTTGCAATACCCATACGTGTCAAAGTTTCTTTAACTTTTAAAAAATCTTCAGGTTGTTTCAATGTGATTTCAATCATTTTTACCATTCCAATGCTTGCTTTTTCAAGTCTTTTTGTTCTTTGACATTTTTAGTCACTGTTTTTAAGAAATCATCAGTAACCAGCGATTTTAATTTTTTTAAAGTTGGAACCAATGTGTTTTTAAGTGTCATAGTCTCTTTGTACATAATTGCATCATCTGCATTAATGCCATAATAAGACATCAGTAACTTAATAATAAACACGGTATCAGTCTGTTCTACAAACTTAGTTGATTTAGAAAATCTTTTACCGTGTGGAATACTATTTAAATAATAATTATAATGTTGTTGATCTGTTAAACTTGAACCAACAAGATTCATCACATTAACTGACATAATACAGTCAACATGTTGGCTTAACATATTATCAATCATGAATTTACTATAATTACTAGATACAGAAACATCACGAGCACGTTTACTTGTGTTGATATCATTAAGAATAGCGAAGAATTCATTTTCTGGTTTTTCGTTGAACTGTTCACACAACTTAGATAACATGTCCCAATCTTGGGTCATCCATGCTATATCAAAGTCTGACTGTTTTTCGTCGTCATCAAACAAACTCATTGCCATTGCATTTCCACCGCTAAACGAATCAAAAGATATGCGATATGAATTTCAATATTAGCAGCTAGGCCATAATATTGATTGCTTTCACCAATTAGTTCATATAAACGAATCTTACTGGACTTATTGATAACTTCATACAATTCATTAGACAATTTTTCTACAAAGTTAGCATAATCAGCGGCATATCGTGGAGCTAGTGAACGAAGGTCTTTAATATTCTTATCTTTCAAAGCTTCGATTACTTCATTAATAGTACCACGTTCTACAACAACAGCACTCAAAATGCCCGAGTCAATAACACCTTTATAAGAATAACGGTCTAAGTCATTAACTGTTTTACGAAGGCTTGGGAAATTCTTTTTAACTAATGCTGCAATAACTTTCATATCTTGGATTTCGATATTTTCGTTTTTACAGATATCAACACAACGATAAATCATTTCTTTCATCATTGCATTTTTGTCGGCATCAGTTGCTAAACCAAATTTAATAACTTGAGCTCTATCTTGAAGAGGTTTAATAATACCTTCAAGGTTGTTTGCTGTAATAATAATTGTACAGTTATGAGAATATGTTTCCATGAAAGCACGTAAGTGTTTTTGGGATTCAGCAACATGAGAACCACGGTCGAATTCATCAATAACAATAACTTTTTTACGCCCATCAATAGAACCAGAAGATGCAAAACGTGTCAATTCAGTACGAACAAAGTTGATCAAACAATCAGCGCCATTAACAAACATCATATCAGCATTAGTGTCATTACATAATGCTTTAGCTACTGTTGTTTTGCCTGTGCCTGGTGAATTACTTTGCAAGATTAAATGAGGAAGTGTGCCTTTTTTAACTAAGGCTTTAAACATGGCTTTATCTTCAGCCGGAAGAATACAGTCATCAATTGTTTGTGGACGATATTTTTGTTCGAAGATATGTTCGTCGTTATTTGTAGCAATTTGCATATTATATTCCTCAAATTAGGGACCAAAGTCCCTATTAAAAATTAAACAAAGTCGTAAGTTGAATCTGATTCTACAGCAATAACATAATTAACTTGTGAACCTTCAAAACGTAATGCGGCTTGCTTTTCAGTACCTTTGATTTTTCCCCAGATCATTACTTTATAATCGCCATCAACAATTTTCAAGTTGCTCATATTGATAAGAATATTGAATTGGTGTTCGCCGTCGTATTCACCAGCTTCAAGAGAATACAGAATTTTAGAACAAGATGAATCAGATACTTTGTTATAGCCGTTAATAACAATTTTACCTTCATTATTGGTAATGCCTAATGTATCAATACCCATACCACGAGATACACGAAGCAATTGTTTCAATTCTTCACCAGGAAGTTCAAAGATGACATGAGCCAATGGGAACTTAACAGCACTTGGTGGGAACTTAATTGAACTCGGGTCTGCAGAAGCCCAGTTAATAGTTGAACGGCCATTTCGGATTTCGATATTAGCCATTTTAGAATCATGAGTGATTTCAGCATTTTCACCAACCAAACTCAATACGCTTAAGAATGCTGGTAAATCATAAATCGCTACATCAAAATCAATTTCATCTGAGATAGTTGCGTCAGCATAACTTGTGCCATTCACAGCACGTGTCATTACAAAGTTACCTTTCTTTAGCATTAATCCAGAGTTAATAGATGAGAAGTTTTTAAGGATGCTAATAGTTTCTTTAGACAATTTCATTTTATTTCCTTTCAAATCAGTGTGAGATTATTATATCAAATCTTTATATTAAGCGTTAACAACGCCATTCATTTCATTACGAACTGAAAGAGGCAATTCAGCAAAGAAGCCTGGCAATACATCAATTGTACGCAAAGCGGCTGTAATAAGGTGCTCATCTGAATCCACACAGAATTTATCTTCTAGACGTTTATCGCCAATTTTATCTACAACAAGCGATGCGCCATTTTTAATAGAATCTTCTTTATAAGAATTCATAACACTGGTCCATTCTTCACCAACCATAGAATCAATTGCAGAATAAATCATAAAACGAGTTTCTTGATTAATTCGACGAAGCTGTGTAGCCAATTCAGTTGGCAGTTGCATAACCCATGATTTGCGAATACGGTTGTCGATGTTAGGGTTCATAGAAGAACGAACGTTTACTGGTTGCAAGTCTTTAGTTGTGATAGCGATCATAATATTTTCTCTTATTTGTTAAAATAATCTTCAAGGAACCAGGCTGAACTTCTTCCAGCCAAGATTTTTTTTAATTCTTTAGGGTTATCAGCAAATGCATCTTCAAGCATTTTATCAGTAACCATATGTTGTTGGTTACTGAATGTGTTGTGTAGAATATAACGTTTTATTTCTAATGCACATAACAAGTGCTGATTTGAATCGATTTTCATAATTATTCCATTACAGTAAATCGTCCAACTTTCTTCATTTGGATATGCTGACCATAATCTTGTGGGTCGTGGTCTTTATGACTAATAATAAAGATATTGGCGTCTTTCATACCGTTAATAATATTAGCTACGCATTTAACTGCATCTGAGTCAAAGCTTCCATCAAAAACCTCATCTAAGAACAATGAAGAAATATTCATACCTGACACTTTAGATGCGATATCTCGCCATGTAAACATCAAACTGATGTCAATACGTGATTTTTCACCTTCACTAAATGACGCATACATAAATTCTTCACGACCACGAGATTTAATTGTTTCATTAAACTCTTCGTCAAGATTGAAACTATAATCGGCTTCGAGTATTTTCAAATAATGATTAATTTGTTTATTGAATAAAGGAATATATTTTTTAATAATAGCACCTTTAATCCCAGAATCTTTAAGCATTTCAGTGATAATACCACGATGATATTTTTCCATTACTAGTTCAGTTTTTGTTGCAACGATTTTGTCATGTTCAGTTTGAAGCATAATAACATCATGGCTATTATCGATAAATTCTTGTGCAGCCTGTTCAATTAATGTTTTAACTTTTTTGGCTTTAGTTATAGCTTCAATTGCTTGGGCTTTGTGATTAGCAATATTCGTTTTAGTAGTCTGTGCTACACGTGATTGTTCAGCAAATTTATTTTGAATTTCTTTTAATTCGTCACGTTGTGTCTTAATTATATTAAGATTTTCATTAAGCGCAGTGTGTTTAGATTGAATAGTTGAAACAACATTACCGTGAGCTTCAAGATTCTGAAGACATGTAGGGCAATTACCGCCATCTTTATACAATCCAAGAACTCTAGTGAAGTTGCTCATCTCAGATTGAATACCATACATCTTCTGATCTAATTGACGACAGGATTCGCTAGGATCATCTGAAATAACTAAGTTGAGTAATTCATCAGTTAATATTTCTATTTTAGCCTTGTGACCCTGAGCTTCACTTACAAAGTCATCATACATACTTTGGAAACGAGCTACGTTTTCTTCGCCCATTTTCTTTTGGCGTTCAGCATTATCTTGGTAAATTTTAATCTGCTGCAATATACCATCTTTCTTTGTATCAATGATTTGAACTGATTGATTAATCTCACGAATATTAGATTTATTCAATTTATCCATTTCAGCCAACACAGAAACTTCTAAAAGGTCTTCAACAAGTTTGCGACGAGCTGGCGTGGTAAGTGCCATAAATGGCGTATATCCTGCTGTTCCAAGGACAACGATTTGTTTAAAGGCGTTGTAGGTGATTCCAATAAGCGATTCGAAGTAACTTTGGAAATCTTTTGAACCGGCCGATTCGTTAAGCTTTTCGCCGTCTCGTTCAATTTCGAATACTGTAGGTTTCTGACCACGTTTGATATAATAAGAATGACCATCATATTCCATCCATAATTCAGTTAATAATGCTTTCTTATTAGTTGTGTTAACTAATAAACCTTTTTTAATATCACGGAATGGCTTGCCAAATAACGCAAATGTAATGGCTTCAAGCATTGTCGATTTGCCACCGCCATTCTTACCAGTGATTAAGGACTTATGGGTTTTGTCTAATTGAAGGTCAATTGCTTGACCGCCAACAGACATGATATTTTGATACTTGATTCGATTAAGTTTAAAATTCTTCATGCACTTTGAGCCTCAATGAAAAGTTTTTTAGCTAAAATTTTAAGTGATTTGATATCATTTGGAGTAACGTCATTAATGGCATCAATATAATCTTCCATTATTTCAAGCAAACTTTTAACTTCAATTTCTTCATTAGAATCTGCAAGGTCAACACCATTATCTACTTTAGAAATAACTTTAAGTGTATAAACGACTTTTTCTAATTCAGCTTCAAACTTAGTTAAGCCATCATCGACTTTTTCTGCAATAACACGAACAGCTAAGTTTCTAAAATCTTCTAGATTAAATGATGCATCAGCAGGATAAAAAATCTTACGATGCCAGCATGTTGGGTTTTCTACAAACACCATGCTTTTATCTTCAGTATCAAATACCCAGAAGCCCCGTGGGTCGTTTTCATCACCAGCAGTTAATGTCCATGGAGTACCAATATACTTAACGTTAGCAGCTTCACTGATTGTGTGGAAATGGCCAGACCAAACTTGTTTATAGCCTTTCAAAAAATCTGGTTCCAACCCATGAGATTTCATTCCTTTGTAAAAGTAAAACCCATTAAGTTCCCAATGCCCCATACAAAAGTCAGCAGTAGTATTCTTAATATGTTCCATGATTTCAGTAGTATTATCATCGCACATCCATGGAATTAAATCTATTTCAGTACCATCGAAAGAAACAGTCTTAGGGTGTTCATAAACATGAATATGCTCATACTTACCAAGAACTTCAGTAACTGCATTTGGCGTTAAAGTGTTCTTATAATGTGCATCGTGATTTCCTACAGTAACATGCATTTCAAGACCAGCGTCTTTAATCATATTAGAAATTTCACGAGAGAATTCCATACATTTGTGCGTAATTGCTTTACGTACATCAAAAATATCACCGGCTTGAATAATAACTTTGATATTATTCTTTTTGGCATAATCTATATGTTGTTGGATACTTTGACGTTGAATTTCTTGAATCCATGGGTCATCGCCCTTTACACCTAAATGCCAATCCCCACTAAAAATAATTTTCATATATATTCCCAATAATGTCCATAAGCATACTTAATTTTGCCATCTGCTGCTTTAGCAATATTAGATGGGCTTATATTCAATGCATGACCTGCTTCGCTACGACAACTATAACATACTTCTTTGCCTGTCTTAATACAGATGCTTTTAATTTGGCGTTTATCTTTTTTAGAATCAGATAAGTTCTTACGATGTTCTTTTAGGCGATTTTTAGCATATTCTGACATTTTGCTTAGGGTTTCATCAGAATATTGAATACCTTTCCTAATTTCAGACATTTTAGCTTTTGTTTCTTCAGTATGCTTACGTCCAAAGAATTTAGAATTTTCTCCTGAATTGCTAACAGAAATCTTTGATTTAGTTTTATCAGAATGCTTAAATCCAGGAACATGTCCGCCATATCCGCCTAGCTTCATATTGTAAGTTCTTCTAGATTTAACTATGGCAGCTGTTATTAACAATCTTTCAGCTTCTAAGGCTCCAGCATAGGTTTCATAAAAACTAAGCTCTTCCCTTTTAAAATTCTCAATCCCATATTTCGATAAAGCTTTTTGTAGCAAATTACCGCTGCCTAAATATCCGTCATTTAAGATATTTGTACCATGAACGCCATAATAAACCATACCATTAATTAAGTTAGTTGTCTTGTAAGTGAAATTATATTTCTTTTCCATATATTTACCAAAAAAGGACCTTCGGCTTTAGCTTTATCATGAGGCCATTGAATTTCATCATCATTCTTAACACCAAGATGCCAATCGCCTGATTGAATTATTTTCATTCTGTTTTCCTCTAATAAGTTAATTCATTATATCATAGGTTTAGAAAGCAAAAATGGAACCACTAGGGTTCCATTTGTTTTGTTAACACATAACCATTAGCTTCAACAATAGCCTTGGCTTTTATAAATTCATTTATCATTTGCTGTTTCTGTGCGCGTATTTGAGCAAATTGAACGCTTTCCGATTTAGAGCATACATAACAATAATAAGATCGTTTAGGCCCACGATATTGAATATCACACTCGTGACATTTACAAAAGTACGACTGATCATCAGGCCAGTCGTATAATGACGCGCGGATTGTGAATTCTTTAATATACACCCCAATTTTCTTCATTTACCATAATCGTTTCCACCAAGGTTTAAGCATATATGAATCAGCCCATACAATTTGTTTTTTAATTGCAGGCATGAATCCTGGTTTTGAAAGATCATAATAATTCTTTTCATCGCGTTTAACACAAATTGCACCTAATGGAGAAGATAAAGTGAAACCTGCATTAACATTCAGATTCTTAAATTTTGTTTGAATTAGCATTGAGTAAGTCCCAAACAGATTTACGAGTAGTAACCCATTGAGTAGCTATCAATTCGTCGTTATAAGGCTGCTTATAGAAATCACGAAGTTTCTTAAGCGAATATGAATAAGCCGCAAAATTATTATCTAAAACTGAATCATATACTACTTGTTGTAGACGTGCAATTTCGCGTTTATTCTTTTTAAGGAATTTATTAGCCTTTGCTTTAGTTTGAATCTCAACTTCAGTTTGGGCTTGATCGATAATTTCTTGAATTCGTTCTTCATTAATAACTGTATCAGGCTCGTTCATTTTAGGTTGAATCATAATTCCTCGAAAGGCTTAAAGTCAATAGAAACGCTGAATTCGGTATCAGTTACATTATATTGGTATTCAACTATACCGAAGTCAGAAGTAATGGTTTCATCTCCAGGATTTAAAGGATCTATTTTAATAGGAATCTTAATAACATCCAAGAGATATAATTTTAAAAGATAAGGGATACTTGATACATCATCTATTTCATCTAGAAAGCCAGCTAGGTTAATCTTCAGGCTCATATAAAAATTCCAAATTAGCACCATCAGTTTCTGTTTCGCTCTTTTTAGGCCCTGGCGTCTTGAAAGCTGAGGTTTCGTACTGCGTCATTTTATCATAGATGTCTTGAATAAAGGTTTCATCTGCTAACGCTACTATATCGTCGTCCATAGAGTCATAAACGTTATGGACAAAATAACTATATTTCTTTGCAATTTCTTTACGTTCTTTTTTGATACGTTGTACAAATGCGTGGAAACAAGCTGTGGTTATATATGCATGTGGATTGGTATATTTGGTTTCGTCATAGTTATGGAGTCCTTTAATAGAAGCTTCAATACCATCAGAAATCATTTCTTCTTTCCATGAAAGGGAGTATCCAGAGAAATTGAAACGCTTACATAAGCCTTCGGCAATCAGCATAATAGCCAAACCGATCGTATCATTCTGGCGAATAATTTTATTTGGATTCGTATTAGCTCTAAGGCGGGTTTTCCATTCTACAATGGCTGCTTGGAGCTCCTTATTGTTTACATAATTATTAGCCATGATGCCTCTGTTGTTATATGTATTTAATACTTATTATATCACTTTATTCTTTATTAAAGTAGTTTGCTTTAAAATGTTTCAAGTTCTTTAAGCAATTCACGAATTTTGTCTAGAACCATTTCTTTAGTTCTAGGTGGTTTAATAGGCTCGAACTTGTTGTCGGTAACTTCATTAAAATATTTGCTTTCATCTTCAAAGAAAAGAGCCAAGTAACTACGGTCTTCAGCATTCATTTCTTTAGTGGCAGACCGTGCACTTAGAACATCGCCATTTTCAGTAGTTGTTAATACTAGAAATGGCTCTAGATGTGCATAGTCATCAAATATTTGTTCGCAAATAGTTTTATTAACACTATCAGTATAAACGAAAGTTTGATAATCATGGAAAGAAGCAAACATGTAATAATGCCCAGGTTTAAAGAAATTAACTTTAATCATGATAAATCCTTAGCAGCTTGTAATGCATCATCTAGAAGACTAAACGTATCAACTGTAAAGTAAATTTCGCGTCTAGAATCAAATTGGTATAGCCACCACACGCCAAAATCTTCTTCAATGGCCCACTGTGTTCTATTAGAATGGCTTTCAATAAGTAATCTATCGTCAGAAGTAGATTTTACTATGTATCCAATTAGTGCAAGGTCTCGAGCAAGATTTTTCATTTATTTTATTTCCTGGATGTAATGAATTTCAGGCACGTATAAAGCTCTATCTAAAATTTCTTTAGCATCCATAGCTTCTTGACGTGTATCAAATCTATAGGCTTCTTCAATATGGTTAAAATAGCTAGGAGCGCCCCATTTCGTGTCAACAAAATATAAACGTTCGATACCAGGTCGGTTAGATTTAGTATAAAGAATATATTTCATAGTGCAGCCTTAACTGATTTAACATCGCGAAAACCTTTCTTGCGTTGATTCTTCATTTTACGAATAGCTGAATCAGAAATAGTGCTTAAACCTTTTACTTTGCTTTCAATACCAAAAGCTTTGATATCAAATTCACGAAGAATATATTCTACTAACAGTTCACGAATACGTGCTTTACCAATCTTTTGGTCGTTTTCTTTCATATTACCATGAAGTTGAATTTCCCATTCGTCAAGTAAAGAAGGGGTCACAAAAGTACCTTGTTCCATCATAGCTTCAATTTTATTAAAAGCGAAAGAATTCAAAACGTTTTTGATTGCTTGTGACATGTTATTTTCCTCATTGATATTCGATGTAGACATCTTATATTAAAATGGCTAAAGCAAATTATTTAATTTTAGAGGCAATAACCGAGGCATCAGCCATACTGATACAAGGGTTCAAGGATATAATAGTCTGAGCTACTTTGTCACTTGAACCTCTGACATATGTCATAAGACCGTTAGTTCTTATAGTAATGAATGAATCTTCTACTTCAATCTTAACTGTAATACGGTCATAAGCATTTAAAAGAATCGCGAAGTCATAGTTTGCTTTAGAAGATACAATCATATTAGTGCCCTAATTTAAGTTTAACTAAATTCAAAGCCATTTCACTGATACGTAATAGCTTGCCAACATCAAGATTAGATAAATCTGGTTCTATTGGATTGATATATTCATGTAATTCAAAATACCCTTCCAATTCTTCTGAACTCAAAACGCATGACGTAGGCAAATCAGCATCTGTCAGTAAAGCACCAGTATGGTTTTTAATTGCATGCACATTACCAGTATGCATTTTAGCATCGTCGATACCATATATTACTTCAAACACTGCATCTGTTACTTGATCTAGCCCTGATGTGATAAAAGATGCAATTCGCCCATTAACGCCGTGGCATGCAGAAAATTGTTTATATGAGTAAAAACTTTTGAATTTATATTTCATACTATACTCCTCTTTTTAGATAGGAATATAGTAACATGAATAAAGAAGAATGTAAACTATTCTTCTATCAAATCAGAATCATGACCTAGAGAAATCAGCAGCGAACGTAGGGCCATCAGGTCGTTCAAAGGAGAGTTTTTGAATGTTACTATAGGGTAGGATAAAGCTAGTGTCTTGGAGCCTGTAAGCGATGCTAACTTTTTAATTAGTTCTCGGTCAAAAATAATGTCATTACCATGCTTGTTTATTACAGGAATAAACTCATAAGAAGCTCCTACATCATCTAGAAGCTTCTTAACAGTTCTACAAGCATGGCATCTATGAATTTCTTCAGGGATGCCATATACTTTAATCATTGTTTTTGAATCTGCAATTCAATTTTAGGCTTATACGTCCACAGAGCATCGCCAACATTAATTTCAATAACAAAATCGCAATCGCCTGTAAAGAATGATACATCGATTTCATAACCTGAAGTTTCTTTAGCATCTAAGATTGCATCATAATCAGATTCAGCGCCGATAAAAAAGTCTGTATTTAATACACAATCGTATAAGCAAATACCATCGTATGAGCAAATACCATCGCCAATATTGTCCCATGCTGCCCACTTCTTAACTACGAATTCAGATAGACGCATTTTTAGCGGCCTTCTTGGCTTTAATGATGTCAGATTGTTTTTTAATCTCGTCTTTAAGACCAGTGAAAACTATTGTGATATCGTCGGTTTTAGAATCTGAAGAAAATACTGATAACAAAGCAATAACTACAATAACAGGAATAGCAGCCAAACAAATATAAATGAAAAGAATCAAGCCGATAAGTGTAGTAGTAATTTTTACAAATTGTGCAAAAAATTTATTAATCACAGGAATTCACCTTTTTCGTAGTAAGAGAAACTTTCTTCTTCGTTCATAAAACTTTCCAACCCAGTTGGAAGAGCACCATCAATAGTAGAGATAAGTGCTGTAGCTTTTTGAAGTTGAGATATTAAATAATTATTTTCTTCAATCAATTTTTCAATTTGCATCACGCCACCATTACAAAGACATATAAAGAAGGGAATTCTTCACCAAAAGCACCGATATAATTATAAAATATATCTGCAATAAAAGGGATTATTTGATTCATTTAAGCGATTTCCTTAATTGTTTTTTAAATAAGAAATATATTGTTTTAGCCATTCTATTGTTTCTGATTTTTCTTCAGAACTCAATGGATTAACTATATCCTTAAAACTATTAAGCATTACAACACTAGTTAATGTAGTTCTTTTAATTTGTACTAAATTTAATTTAGATAATTTTTCTATATGAGATTTTTTATCTTCTATTTCTAATTTTACAATTTTGTTTTCTTTTAAGAATTTATTGCAAGAGCCTCTTGTTGAGGCGAAATAGGTTTCGACATCAGAATTAGATAAGAATTTTAAACTCATATCAGGTAAAGCAAATTTGAATCGTTGTCGTGATATGTCAGGATTAAGACCCCATCTATCTTTAATTAAATCTAGTTCGCCTTTAAGCAATTTAGTTAAATGCCCAGCGGTTATATTATTTTGTCTGGCAAATTCGGCTTGGTTTTCTACTTTAACAGCTTTATTTTCTAAGTAATCCCAAATTTCATAATTAGAGCATGTATAAATTGTAGAATGTTTTTCTGCTCTAGAGCGCCCAAATTGCCACCCATCTTTAATATACTTTTCAGTTTCTTCAGGGCGTACATATTTAGTCCTTTGACCTATTTTATACATTGTAGGCCAAAGCACATGCTCATTGCCTTTATCAAATTCTAGCCAACGAGTAACATCAGATTCGGTTAAATCATCAAAGCAGTTAGGGTTAAAATGCCCGCCAATTTGTTTGTTAAGCCATACATTAGACCTTAACACATCATTGGCTAATTGCATTTCCATTTCGGCCATCAATGTTTTACCCCATGTAGGATACCATCCTACAATAAGATATTCTTTAGGCACTATACCATTTTCTAGCATTTGATTTAATTCATTAGAAGACGATGTATACATCTTCCAATCAGATTCTTCAAATCCTTTTTTAGGGCCTCGCTTAAAAGTATCTGGAGCAGCTTTAATTCTCTTCCAAATCTTTTTTGCACCTACGTATTTTTTACCATTTTCAAATGTAATAACGTACACAAAGCCTATATATTTTTTAATGTCAGCTTCTTCAAAAACGGTCCAATGACCATAATCATTCATAACACGTTCACCTCAGAACAAGAATAAGATGAACGTATTTATTAGTTTAGAAGCTTGGACAATCTAGTTCTTTTTCTAGCCAGCGAATATAAGCTGCAGCTTTAACCATCAGATCGTATTCTTCAGTATCGCAGTTTTCTTGTGATGCCATTTTATCCAAAGCTAATGCAATTGGACGCCCTGCATACATATTGAAATCATTAATCACTTCAATAGGGTCACTAGAAATCTCTTCGATTTGTTCTATAAGATGAGCCATGTCATTGTCAACATAAAAGGCCCAGAACAGAGAATTAGTAAATTCTGTAATATCGATCAACGGACCATCACGAAATTGAACAGCTGTGATGCCAGTAGCCCATCTTCTCTCTTCAATTTTTACAACTTTGAATTCAGCAACCTTTCTTGAATTCTGGGTGATAAACAACAGTACCACTACCAGAATCAAAATCTTCACCAATTATTTTATAGCATTGACCGATATTAAGCATAATATTTCCTTAGCAATTAACCCAAGTAGTGATAGTTTTAGTTACAACTTTTTCTAGTTTGCTAACAACTGAAACATCAGGGTCTTCATAATGCCAATCTGTATGATAAGAACCTGAACGTGCTTCATTTACTGCAATAAAGACACAATGCTTAGTGGACCAATAGATAACTTGTCGATATTGATGCTTATGGTTTTGAGTCCACTCATCGGCCTCGACTTTTTCTAAATATTCGCTGTCATCAAAGTCTGGCGTATCAGACCAGCGGCTATTAGAATGTTCTTTAATAATTTCTTTAATAATTTCTTGATTAGTCATTTTAGTTTTTCCACAAACATGAAACTTCGAAATCAGGGCCGCCATATTCCCAATACCAATTATCTACGTCAATTGGTTCGTCAGAAGAAGCAGGTTCTGAATAGCAAGCAAGACCTACATACTGCCATTGTACGCCATATTCTTCTCCATTAATATTAACAACAAATTCACCCCATGGGTTTTTAATTGCATACAAAATATCTTTTGTTGCACGTTTAGTCATAGCAACGTATAACAAATGTTCAATATCATCTTCATCTTCAGTATTAAATTCAAATTCAGTCATAGTGTTCTCGATTTTACCATGGATAGGTCCGCGATGTATGAATTCATCAGGAGTTAATGATTTAATAAAAGATATTAACCCTTCATTCATTTTTATATTTCTCTTCTAGGGAACTTGAAATACATTTATATGCTTCATGACCTGCATTAATCAAAGGAAGACGTTCATCATATGAAATCAACTTATCATGAACTTCAGGCTTATCTCGCTTAAGAGCATCATATTTGCTTCTAGTCATAGTTAAATGCCAAATTCGCATAATTTCAAATTGAGCATGAATAGACGAAATAACATGGATTGGATCAATATCTTCTTCTATACATTTTTGCATGATGTGTAAAGCAAATATATCAGTTTCTTCACTAATATAACTATCAATAAATTTAGTTAATTCGGGTGTTGCATTTCCAAAGTCATCGCGGCCTTTCATAACAAATCCTTATTTAAGATATTCACGTAGTTCAGTAAAGCCACCGATATAATCTTCGCCTTCAAAGATTTGTGGCATAGTCAGGCCAATTTTAGTATCACGATTGAGTTTATCAAGTAAAGTCAGGATAACGCCATCATCAAATACAGGACCATTTTTATCTTTACTAATAACAACAGAGATAAATTCAAATTCTTTTTTCTTAGTAGCAAGTAAACGTTTAGCATTAATGCAAGGGACACACTTATGAATGTGTTCGTCATATCCATAAATCGTAAACATCTTTAATCCTTGTATTCTATATAAATGTCTGGACGTCCTATTTTACACAAGATAAAATCAAGCAAATGTCCTGGATTATAATTGGTAGAATCACAACAAGAAGCAAATGGCATCAAATCATCATAGACAATGCCATCAATTTCTACTTTATAGCCTGTAGCGCTATTCCAACAACCTAGCTCACAGTCGCCGCTTTCAGTGTATATTTCATCGACTTTAATTTCCATCAATAACTACCTCAAATTTATGTCTGCACCGACGGCATTTAAATTGAACTGGAGATTTAAACCAACCAATAAGTTGTACCTGTTCGCTATTACAACTTGGACATATTGGTGCTTTTTTGCTGGCTTGCTCACGTCGTTCTACAATTTCAATCATTCTAGCATAGAAAATATCTTCATTTAATTGATTTTTCATATTAATCTCGATTAAAAACAAAGATCATGACTAAACTTACACAGAATACTACAGCAATACAAGCACCTACAATTATTTCAATAATCATAAAATTACCCAGCCTTTAACTGAATCAAACCAGACTTTACGGTCTAATTCTATAGAGCATTTAGAACCTGAGATATTTGTATGCGTTACTATGATGCCATACCCTTCAGTTTCAAATGCCGCAAATTTAATGTCGTGTTCTACTCTAGAACTAAAAATATATGGTAGACCATTAAGTACAACAATCTGTCCATTTATCAATTTACTAGGTAGAACGTAAGTAATATCAAGTGGATTCATTCTATCATAATCCTTAAGTAAAGTAAACTGATGGTTTTCGTTTTGGTTCTAGATCTTTCAAATCAGTCTTATACACTTGCAAAGCTGTTGCTTTGAGATTTTTAAAAACATTCACGGCAGCTATTTGTCGGCGATCCATTGCGATAAGTCCTACAGTTTTACAGACAATATCGGACTCTAAATTGTTAGAAAATACTGGATATCTTAGTGAATAAGCCATATCTATTTCAAATGATTTACGAGCTAATTGCAAACTAGTCTCGTATTGCTTTAAAGCTTCTAATTTAAGTTTTATACTCATTTTAGAGCTCTCAATGATTCTTGAAGTTTTGCTGCAGTTTTATCCAATACTATTACTTGGGCCAATAACTTATTTTTCTCTGCGAGAACTTCGTCTAATGATTCTTTAAGTTTTGATGTACATTCAGTTATTGCACTAGGAATAGTTTCTTCAATAGTATTAGTTACCGCTGGAATGTTTGATTCCTGTTTAAAATACAATGAATTAAGTTTAACAGATAATGCGTCGTTATGGTCATACACTTCAGTAACAATAGACATAGCATAAAGCATTTTAATAACATGCAATTTATTTTTATTGAAATGTCTTACTTTAGGTAAATTAATAGTAATACCATCTTTACATGTTTTGCTTATAGCTGCGGTAAAATGTTTAACTTTAAGCTTTACTACTGAACGGTCATTACCTGAACACAATCTTGCGCCTTGTGCAATTAATCTATTAGATTCCATATTCAAGTATGAGACTAGCCATAAAGCACTATTGTCTGTAGTAAATGCATTATCGCCATTTAGTACAAAACGTCCTGTATTATGATAAATACCTAATTTACTTAATTTCTGCTCTGCAGAATACTTACTGAAAACATTCTTGCGTTTAAACAATTTCACGAATTCAGTGAATAACGAATTCACTGACATAAACTTAGAAGATTCTAAGGTTTCATCTCTGGTATTTACATTACGTGGGTCCCAACCAGGCGCATCACAAATAGGATGAAAACCTGATAGTTCACTTACTTTATCATACAAATTTTCTAAAAATGAATCATCGATTCGAACAGGTGAGTTAGGAAATACAGTACGATCGGAATACTTATGATCGATTTCAGTTGTAATTAAATATTTTAACTCAGTGAATAAACTCATATCAATTACCTAAATGGATAGACCTAAAGTCATTATACCGTTAATTTTGTAAAGCATTATTTGTTCCACCATTGGATTATCAATAATGCTACCATAATAATAATCATTACCGTTACGCCGTCCATTACCAGCCAAACTCAGTTGATGGCAAGAACACTTGCTGTTGACGACGGAAAATTTGATTTAAATCTGTTTGTGGTTCAAAATAATCTGTTTCAGTAACACGAATCAAATAACGCCAACCTGACTGACGAGCTGCTTGAGCAGTATGCAATTCCCACCAATCCCACTCATAGATGAAGCCTGGTTCAATTTCATACGTATCATATAGGTTTATATCAGCTTTGACCTTCTGTGTCAAGGACTTATACAGGGACGACAGATTCGTATCTAAGAGTTCTACTTCAACATTACGATTCTTAATAAAAATAGTAGGACAATCAATGCCTAATACCATTAAATGATATTTAGGAGCACGAGTATTTTCTTGCATATTAATATCAGGCAAACCTTTAGCAGGAGACATACTTCCACCGCGTGGAACACCATCAGTATGCCAGCCTGGTATCGCAGGAAACATACCAGGCTGTAGCAGGTGGGTTTTAACATCAACAATAATATGTTTATACTCATAAGTCAGGTTCATTGAACTGAGAGCTTCCTGAGTGATTTACCACCAAAGTTTATTGCTATTTCTAGTGGAGCATTCCATAACCCAGGAGCATCTTTAATATCCGCTTGAGTAAATGAATGGACACTATTTCCAACTTTAACTTCATTGCGATTAAATAACATTTTTATTTCCTCAAGTTATCGATTAATGCAAAAATTGCATTTAAGATATAATTTATCACTAAACATCCTATCAAAATAACCAATACTCCTAGTGCCAGCGGCCATAACACTACAATAATAATTCCTAATATAGATGATAATTCTGAATCATCTGGTTCTAAAGCATGAATGGTCAATTTACAAAAAACTGCTGTAATCAGTCCACAAAAGAACCATATCATACAAAAAATAAAAGCATCCATTAGATAACCTTAATCTGAGAAGGGCGTTTAAAGAAAGCGTGGGTCTTATCATTTTCCGCTACTTCAAATGTAGCCGTGAATTCGATTTCACCACGATAATCAATTGACACTGATTTAGGCAAAGAACCATAAACAGTAGAACCATTTTCAAGAACAACAGTCATCTTAATAGAAGGACCATAGAAACTTTCAACTACTTTAGTTGAACGAAGTATTCCTTTAACATGAGTTTTACCTGAAGGCGCACCACCTTTTAATAATTTAAGTTGTTCATATAAGTTTGTAAAGAATGCATCAGAAAATGTCTTGATTGCGTCAAGGAAAATTGGGTTAGTTTTTATTTCACACATAAAGACATTAATATCTTCATTTACCCAAGTTTTATAAGGAGGGAGAATGTCAATTGATTCTTTCATCATGCAAAGAGAATTGTACATTTCTTCTGTAATACGAAGTTTCCAAAACCCATATGGAGATTCACTAATAGGTCTTGATATATATAATCAGCTTCGTCAGCATATGGCAAATATTGCCCACCACCATATGCTTCTATTTCTTGTGTAATCGGGTCTTCCCACAGATATCCGTCAAACGGGGCATGAGGACGCCCATCAACACCCCAAGTAGGGTCAACACATTTATCAAATGATTTACGACCTGATAGTGTAGCAGACCAACCAGAATTAAGTTCAATTGCGCGATTTGTAACACGTACACGATAAGCTTTATACTTGGCACGTTGCACGTCACGAAGTTCTGTTAAAATTTCTAAAATATCTTTTGATGTAGACATAATAATCTCCTTTGATTTGATAGGAGTACTATACCATGTCTACATCAACATGTAAACTATATTTTTCCACGATTGAGTAAATAAAATATCCATAATGGATAAAACAGAGCAATGATACTGCATTTAATAGCTGTCCATACCTTTCCGCCTTTAGGAGCAAATGTATGTGTAGCCATGGCTACTACTGAACCTGTGATAATCCAACAGAATAAAGCAAGCAGACTTAATATAACAATTGTAATAGACATATGGCCTACATTTTCAAAGTGTATTGATAACCTGCAATCCATAAAACGCTCAAGATTGCTGTGATAGACCCAAAGACATCGATATTAGTTACAATATAATCAATCATGATTTAACCTTATTAAAATAGATATCCCACATATGTTTAATAAGAAATGCAACGAAAACAAAGGGTATAATAAGCGCCAAAAGAGGCCATAAAGCTGTAGCCATCAAAGCATCTTCTGAATTAAAACTACTGTTAACCATACTACAGACATATGCAACTAGTGTACCAATAAAAATGTACACTACAAGCCCGCATAGAAAAATTATAATTGTGGTCATAAATCCTTCCATTTTAAGGCTAATGCGTCGTGAGCAGCAATAACGTTCTGGAACAAATTTGTATCTGGATAACAGTCATACAAATAACTTTTAATTTCTTGATTCTTTAAAGCCCATGTCTTGTACCATTCAGCTAAATCAGGGTGTTGTTTACAGAGCTTTTGAATTTCACGATTAGTAACTAAGGCCCAGAATAAAAATGTTCCTTGAACTTTATCAATATATTCTAGCTTAACGTCGTTATCTGCATTCATCATAGATGCAACTACTACATCTCGCCAGGCTGAACGTAATTCACCTAATACATTAGGCTTATTGCCATGATTGAATTTATAAAGTTCTTCACAGATTCTGACAGCATTTTTCTCTTGTTTGCCTTGAGGTTTACCTGCATAGATATGCGCAGGTGGATATAATGCTGTATTCTCAACCCAGTTATTCATGAGAATCATATGGACGCTCCATAATAAAATCATAGTTATCATTTACATCCATTTTCAGCCAAAATACACCTAGTTGGATATTAGACGGCTCATTACCTTTAGATCCAGTACACCGTCCGAAGTCGCGTTTAGAATAACGATGATGTCCATGTTCGTCATAAAGTGTTTCGTATGAAGTACCCGGGTTAGAGATTCCTTGCATAGTAACTACTGAACCGCCAAGAGTAATATATTCATAGTCTTTAGAGAATGTAGCTGGATTACCATTAGTTGAAGATACCATTACAATTTCATATTCTTCGTTTTCTTCAGAATATGTTCCTAAATGATACACAGCTTGATATTCATTAGGAGCTTCAATTTTAGATGTATGGAAAATTCCATCCCACTTACCTTCTACTAAACGTCGATATTTAATTTTATATAACATATTTACCTCAGAAATTTAGGTTTAACTACATTAAAGGTCACATAACGCCAAGTAGTTTTATATTTCTTTATTAGTCTATTCAATTCAGGAAGCGATTCAGTTTTAGTGAGATACCATTTGTTTCCACCTATTTCCATTGAACCATATATCACATAAATTGTCATGATTTAAGTTCTAATGATTCGCCTAGAGTATTCATTGTAGACGCTACATAAGCAAATATAATTACACCAATAGCAGTAAAAGCAAATTCAATAGGACCAATAGCAGAGAAGAAAGAAAACAAAGTAGGATTATTAACTTCGGCTTGAATAGTGGCCATAAACAATTCCCCATCATGACCTAAACCAAGTTTGTTCAGAATTACTTGATATACATAAATGATATAAGACATATTATTTTCCTCAATTAAATTGTTACTGAATCATTGTATTTTGTTTCACGAGGTGTGTAATCTTGAGCAGCAGATAGTCCACAAGATTTACAAACCATTTTCGGAATAACATTTTTATGGAAAAACGAATCGTCATAACCGCTAGATTTCTCTTCAAATTCACAATGTTCGCATTGGTAAATAGCTTGAAAATCTCGACGATGTTGAGATATCATCTTTTTAATACGCATATTATTTTCCTCAATTGATTTGATAGGTTCACTATAAGATGAACCTATCTTAATGTAAACTATTTCAGCATTGTCACTTCAGCGATTTCTTTCCAGTTGTGATGATCTGTAGAGATGAAGTCTGCTACATAAAGAGCTGTACGTAGTGAAACATTACGTAAACGATTAACATTAAGTTGCATCCACTGAAGAGCTTCTATTGTTTCACTATTTGATAATCCACGTTTTTGTAACATGTCTGTGGTCATCACTACGTCTTCAACACGAGACATAATTTCTTCGTTTGTGTGAACACCTAAATCTAAGTAAACTGAACGAGATATTAAAGCATTTAAGTGTGGAGATAATTTACTTCCACGTTCTAGTTCACGGTCTATATTAACGTTTGTAATAAAGACTATAGTAGCTTCGAAATCAAACTCAGTAGGGATACCAGCATCAGCAAGATATGAAGAGGCTGTGCTCCAGCATACTTTACGCTTCTCACCTGAGTCAAGTGCAGCTTTAAGAATATTCAATATATCCATATCACTAAACACATCAACATCATCAATCAAAAGAACTTGATTTTTCTCACGTGAATTCCAAAGACGTTCATAAAGGCCAATACCTGAAATTTTACCGTTAATAGATGTGTATTCAATATCACCACGTTCATCAGCTCGAGTTAATGCTTTATCAAGTGAAAAAGTTTTACCAATACCTGCTGCACCTGAAATAATCAGAGAGCGGATACTACCTCCAATAATACCATTAGTCATTAAGTTCATTACATTAAAACGTTTTTTGATACGATGTTTCATTTCATCATAAGATTCAACTTCGATAACTTGAGATTCTGGCATGTTATCCATAACAACATCTTTCTTGAATACCCATACACCACGTTCTTTACCGCCAATCGTAACAAATACTTTTCCATCTCCAAGGTGTTCTTCATGCGAAGGCACTACTTCTGGGAACCATACGCGTGAAGCAATAAACTTACCAGAGACTTCATTACCACGATAAGTACCTGTGTTGATTTGAACTTGCATTTTTAACTCCATTTACTTGTTTTGTTTCGACGTTGGTATAATAACACAGTAGGCGTAGGTGTAAACTATTAAATGCCAAAAAAACCCACTTAAGTGGGTTTTATTTTTAGATTTAGACATTTATGTCTTTTAACGTTTCTAGCGCAGAACAAATTTTTCGTATATCATTGTTAAGTTCTTCATTACGAGAATCAAATTTTTTTACGATATTCATCTAAATCATCAACTAGATTATTTTGTTCATCTGTCAAAGATTTCAGTTTAGTGCGTAAAATTTCAATAACTGTTGACATTGCCGTTTCGTCTAAGCTTAAATCTAGCTCTTGTTTAAGATTAGATTTAACGTAATCTTCTGCTAACGTAAATCGTACAGAATTATTGCTTCTCAACGAAGTCATTGAAATATTTTTATTAATAGTCCCAAATACATAAAGCATATCTATACAATGTTTTATGGCTTTTGAGTTGTCATTACGATATATAGGGTGCGTCCTTGGCGTAACAATTAGTTCGTTTTTAGTATCTAAAACTTCTATGTTAAAAATTAAATTACTTAAATTAGAAAGTTTATACATTTTTTTATTTACATTAAGATATGAAGCATCACAAATAATACGATTGATATTGTTAAGCAATAATTTAGCATAAGATCTAATTCTAGTATGCGTATCATTTATTGTTAATTTAGAACCATATACATCAATAATTTTATCTTTTTCAACTGTTCCAAAATTTTCTAACGCAATGTGCTTTTTAGGGCAAGTTAGTACACCGGTTTTAAGCAATCTTTTCCAAATTTCATATAAAGTGAGACTAACATAATTATCATATTTTTCTATAGAACGTTTTTGTGTGTTAGTTATGAAATCTTCCCAATCTTTATTTTTTATACTTAAATACTCTTTAATGCTTTCTACAATATTTGGCCTTATTTTTAATAAAATCTTTTGATGCTTCAAAACCTTTAAAAACTAAGAATGAACCGCCTAAACAAACAGTAAGAATAATAACTAATGCAATAAAACCTACAACAATAGATAATGGAATAAAACCAATTGAAGATAAAGAAATTGAAAGAGATGCCAAAATTGATTTAAGTATAGGGAACCCTAACATACCGGCGGTGCCTAATGCTACTGAAATTGTAAACAATATAAATGCACAATATCCTACAGTTTTCCAAAAATATCCACACAACGTTTTTGGGATACTGTATTTGTTAGAATAAAACATATGCAAACGATAATGCCAAGATTTTTTAGAAATTTTCATTATTGACCCTTATTCATAGTTGGGATTATAGCAGAAAGATAATTAAGCAATGCAGTGGCTTCATCTTTAGTAAAAGCTACATGATCGCCATCTTGATGTAAATGAATCAAATCTCGTATAGTATCTGGTCCTATTAATTCTACAGATAAAGTTGTCGGAGAACAACTACTAATATCTGAAACAATAGTAGCATTTCGTAGTTTGGCCCAAGTCAGTAAACTCATATCAATTGTCCTTTTTTAAGATAGACTTATTATATCACATTAAAAGGTAAAGTAAATATGCAAAAAAGGCACCTTATTAAAAGGTGCCTTTAAAATATTAGTTGAAAATCAATGATTTTCATTATCAAGCTGCACTTGTCGTTGCACAGTATATTCTTTAGCTGCTTCTACCCCATCGTTAGAACATGTCGAATTACATTTAGCTAGAACCCATTTAGATTTAATGAACATATAAAATTGTTCTGAACGTTCCTTAGATGGTTCTTTAAACTTAGAATAGACAGACATTGCTCCTTCGAAATATTGATGTCGTTTATGTTCATCAGAACTCAGTACTACTGGGGAGATAAAAAGCGTTATCATTATAGCACAAACAGCTAGTTTAGTTAAGCTCACACGAGCTCCTATTTAGGCCCTGTATTAATTTTATGCTGTAAAACAGCCTTAACCAAAATGAGGTATTTTTCTATTGTACGTTTACGAGTATAATCTGCTTTAAATCCATGAATTTGAATTTCACGCGTTAGATAGCCTAAACTATGACCTAATTCTAGACGAATTTCATCTAATTGTTGAATAGAGAGATTATTAAGTTGTTTCTTCGTTAAATGCTTCATATTTACCTCTAAAGGGCTAGATAATAGTATTTATAACATTAATATAATTCTAACATTTCGCACCAATGCTTTCTACATAAAGACACGTATTTATCTTCACCACCTAATTCTATCTGAGCCCCATCTTTAACAGCATTTCCATTGATATCAATACGAGCTACCATTGTAGCTTTCTTACCACAATGACATACACCTTTTAGTTCAACCAATTTATCAGCGCATTGCAATAGTGCTTTAGATCCCGGGAATAATTCTCCTCTGAAATCTGTTCTTAGTCCATATGCCATAACAGGAACATTGTAAATATCTACGATTTTACACAAGTCTTGTACTTGAGCCGGTTCTAAAAATTGTGCTTCATCAATCAGTACACAATGGATATCTCGTTGTGTTTGAGCCCATTTAAAAAATTCTACAATATTCATCCCTGGATGAATAACGTTTGCTTCAAGCTTGATACCAATTCTAGACACTATTTCAGATGAAGAATCTCGTGTATCTACGGCTGGTTTCATTACTAAAGTACCCATGCCACGTTCTTTGTAATTGTGAGCAACCGATAGTAAAGATGTTGACTTACCTGAATTCATTGCTGCGTAATTATAATAAAGCTGTGCCATTTTAAATCCTTATAAAGATTCTATAACATTATAACAAAAAAATTAATTGTCATTTTAATCTTGAAATTAGTGAAATTAAATTAGTCTCGGCCTCTTCTACATTTCTGGCGCTATGCATTAATCCTGATTTAGAAGAATCCCAACGAGATTCTTCCCAGACCTGCTCGCGATTTGCTGAAACTAATTCATTTATAGTTTCAAGAAGTAAATCTTTTTCTTGTTTATTCATAACTATTTTACCAATAAACTTTCATTAATAAGCCTTATAATTAACTACAATTATATCAAGATTAGGAGTAACAGCATTAATTAGTTTAGATATAATATCCCAATCACCACCAGCAATCCCAGCACCAATTTTAGGAATGTATATTTCAGGAGTACTATAAGTTGTAACATACATTTCGTTTAATTTGCTAAAAGAATTTGCAATAGCGCCATAATCTACATTAGGTCCTGGTTCATATTGAGTATAAAGATTAAAACAATATCCTGCATCGTGTTTATAATATGAGCCATAATTTCCTAATTTAGAAAGATCGCCTTTTGGCCAGTGTGTTTTATCTGCTTTTAAAATACCTGGGAATGCTTTAGCAAGTTGTCCAGCTACGCCAGCGCCCATTGTATGGAAGCAATTACACCCATGAGCAATTTTATTACCTTCACGGAACAATTGAACGATATCGCCATCTATTTCTTTAATAATCATTTGTCTTCTTCACTCATAGCCATTTAACCAATAAGCAAAACTCAGGGACATAAACTTTCCTTTCTTGTTTATGTATGTATATTCAATGAAAGTCCCTTCATAGGTATATGTGCTAGTTTTAGCTCCAACAATAGGGCACTTTGCTTCACGTATTTCTTTCCACTGTCTATGGATTTCAGACTTGTGTTTAGGAACAAATGGATGTGGATAATGTGTCATTGTATTTCCTTAAACGTTCTACTATGAGTATTATCAAATCGATAGGTAGCAAAGTTACCTACTTCATCGTAAACCCGAATAAAAATAGCCTGGTCACAATTAGATAATATATTAGTAAACGTAGCAGCATTATCATTAGTCATAAGCATATTAGGCCCACTTATAACACCATCAGCATATTGTTGGCAGGCTCTTAATTGATATTCGCCTGAAGGCAATACTGCTTGATCAGCTCTAGACCTGTTAAAGAAACTAAGGCCATAAACTTCTTTAGAAGGAGCATAAACCAATTCGACATTATTTTTAAATGACCCTGAACTTTCAATTAGCTTACCAGTCATTTGATATAAAGCTTCTGGATAGCCTAAGACAGGAGTCCAAGCTATCGCAGAAGTTGATACACATAATAATATACTCACTAATAATTTCATTTTTGCAATCCACTAATAAATTGTTTCATTATATTTTCACGATAAGAAACACACATAGTTAAGTTGGGTGCTTTATCACAGAATGTTTCTAATTGTTTTTCTTTACGCTTAATAGCATCAGTTCGCCATTTGTTAATAGCTGTTTGACCATCTCTATAAGCACTGTCTAATTCTAAAGCTATAACGTCAACACACTCATTATTACTCCCACAAAACAGTTTTGCTGTTTTGATTGATTCTTTCCAAACTACATCATCTGCTTTAACATCCGAAGTACAAACTAGGATCAAACTTAGCACAACTAGTGGTTTATACATTAATCTATCCTTTGTTGAAGCATTTTATTAGATTTCAAGTAATTTGATTTTGTTAGAACTTCTGAAGCATATTTATTTCCAGCTTTGACATTCCATCCTGCATTATAAGAGGCTAATGATTTACGCATGTCTCCGTTATGTTGCTCTAACCAGTAAGACAATTCTATATAAGCCCATGTCGCTGAATTAGAACGTTTTTGTATCATATTAATTATTTCTTTATCTGATAATTTCCATCCTATTTGTTTTACTCTGTTACGCAATGTAGGTAAGTAATTTTGAAACATTCCATATGCATGGTGTTTGTCCTTACTTATACCTGTATTTATTCCAGCTGAACTTTCTTGCCAAAGCAATCCAGCCATTATATATCCAAGACCGTTATTATCATAACGAGTTTCATTATCTTTGAACTTCCCCGTCTTTTGGAATTGTTCTCCAAAAGCGTAAGCATATTGCAAATTGTCGAGTTGTTCATTACTGAAAGTGTGCTCTACGCTATAGGCAGACATACTAACTGTCAATAGTAAAGTGGCTATCGCTTTTTTCATGATTTTTCTCTTATAGATTTATAACTTTAGTTCCGATTTTACCTTCTAAACGACGATTGTTAACAATGGCCATTCTGCAACGTAGTCCAGATTCATGTTTGAGTGGATTGTCTACAGTAAGACCCAACCATAAATTGCCATCTGTCAATTCTAAACGGAAAGGACGATACTCTACACCAGGAAGAATTTTATATTCTACAGCTGGAAGTGGAGTCATTTCTAAATACTCAACTACATCTTTTACTTTTGTATGAAGACGATTAAACAGTTTGAACATATAAACTTCGTCAATTTCGCGTTGAATTGCACGGTCTAAAAGATGTGGAGTAAAGCGGATATGAAACGGCTTGAGATTTTGTTCTTTACAAGCCGTTTTAATTGAAGCATTGATTTGAGCAAATTCCGTTTCAAAGATTCGACGTAATTTACTGCGACGGATATGTGTTTCATATGTTAGTTCAGACATAATATTCTCCTTTTGTTTCAGTAAGAGTATAATATCATGAACTAACTTGAATGTAAACTAATAAGATTCAGTAGGACGGAAAACAGCTCGACAAGCCCACATGCTTGCTTCTTTCAGACGTTCTTTTGCTGTAGCAACCTGACGATATCGTTCAGAGTTGTCATCAAAAGCTGCATCTGCTTCTGGGCTTTCGTCCATCGCATGGATAATAGACCATTCATTGACAAGTTCAGTTTCAATCTCAGTGAACAGTTTATCTAACTCGACTTCAAGAGATTTAATACGATTTACGGTTTCAATCTTTTGATCTGTGTGAGGCTTATAGCCTTTGATATCTTCAATCATTCAAATGTTCCTCAATAATTATTTGATTATGCCAATCTGGATATTTAAATCCAACAAATGTTTCTCTATGGTCATCAGCATAAGATTCAGCAAAATATTTTTCACCTGCTGCAGACATCCAGCCTAAAAAGCTGTCACGTATGGATTCTGGCAAAGTGATAATGATTTGTACGTTTTCAGTTGCTTGTGTTCCCATAATAAGATTTCTCGTGTAGGTTTAGTAAATCCAGGATAAACCTTGATTTGCCTGTCAAAACAAATATTACTAGGACATTGTACGCCTAGCCCATGTTTAGTTAACAGCGTAACATATCGATATTCACCACTATTAACTATAGATTTATCTTGTAATTCTTCAATCGTATGTTCACTTAAAAAAGCCACTTTCTTAAAAGGGCCGTCAACCATAATATATCGATTCATTATTGCATTCCTAATACTATGAACAAGGGTAATTTCTTTCCTGACGAAACTGTATTAATATACAGTTTATTTTCAAAAGCATTATAGAATTTAAAAATGTCTGGCATTTTACGACATGGTTCATCTATGACGATTAAAACCTTTTTCATAGAAACACCACGATATTGATCGTCATATGAGTCTGATAAAAAGGCTCTGATGCTTTGAGTGCTAATGTTATTACGATAATCTTTAGGCAAATTTAATAGGCCTTCACATTTCTTACGAATTCGAAACACAGTGTCATATGCATACGTCTTGTTATCAGCTAGACAAATAACGTGTCCACCATCTTGAATCCAGTCGCTGGCAAATAAAGCTACTGCTTCTGTTTTGCCAGATTGTCGACCCCCATCAATACGAAGTGTACGGTATTCAGCAAGAATATTAATACGTGAATATTGACTAATAAAACCTGTTTCTTTACTTAAAACTGCTTCTGAACGGATGTTAAAAGCATTCATCAGGGTTAAGTATGGAGCTGTTAGATATTTCATATTATTCCTAAGTTGGGCCATTCCTTGGCACAAAATAGTCCATTTCCTCGATTGTAACTGGCTTTACCGCACTTGGGCTAGACCTTTTCACAGGTACCAGAAGCCACTTCACTAGAGGAACAAATGTTCATAGGAGAGGTTCGAGTTAGCTTTTTATTAACGAACGTTAGTGCCACCTTTAAGGCGGAGCATTGCACGCCCAATGATTTGATTAGCATACTGGACGCTTTCGTCGTTATATTGTTCTTTAGTATGATTGAAGTTTACATTAAATCCGGCATTTTTCATGATAGATTCAAAATCTTTACGGATTTCAACTGCGCCTATAGCTTTCCATTTGTTTTTATGTTTAGCAAATTCTTGCCCGGCGAAATTCAAAACTTTAGATAATTTATTGTCAATAACCCATTTACCTTTCTTAGGAACAAACGCAGGACCTTTTTGCTTAGAGAATATTTTAGTATAACGACGAAGTTCTGTATCAGCAGACAAGAAATCTTTATCTAAATTATTAGCAACAATATCTTCGATACTGTCGAATTTTAGACCATCAACTTCAATGTTTAATTGTTTCCAACGGAGACCTTCCCAGGCAAATGCTTTAAAATCTGAGCCTTTAGTAGCTAGATAACGTTCAATAGGCGCAGTTTTAGAATCAAACCCATTACCTCCATAGTCCCATTCATCTTTATTGATGCCTTTATGGCCACCTGCTGCTTCGACCAAAAATTCTTTATACGTTTTCATTTTATATCCTTTATAGTTGATAGGATCTATTCTATCATGATTTAATTAGTTGTAAATAGCCTTACCAAAATATTTGTACCACAAAGGTTTTTGAGCAATTTTTTCATCAAGACGGGCTTGACTTTCAATTAACGCAGCTTGAGTTGGGATATAGTCATTACGGAAATCTAGTGGAATATCACTGATATCCTGAACAGTTGTATCTTTAATTTTAAAACCACGAATCAAACATTCTGTAATGAGATCTATTTGTCGTAATCTTAAAAATTCTAATTTGTCATAGAAAAATGTGACATGACCTGTTCCTAAAATAAAGACATGAGAAATTTTAAAGTCTTTAAGTTTTTTACCATTTTGGACATGTTTACGCGCTGCACCAAAGACTCGCGGCAATTCCCGATATTCAGCCATAAGATGTTGGTCGGCTAATTCAGAAACAAGTGTTAAGTTAATACGTGTCATGATGTCCTCCATTGGTTTAGGAAGACATCATACCACAGTACTATCTTGTTGTAAACTACTTAGGAAGCTTTTTTAAGCTCTTCATCACTCATACCAAATTTGACAGCAAATGATTCGATCTTCTTACTAGCGGAAGTGATTTGCTTAGCTAAAGCACCTGTTCGAGCTCTAGGGTCAGCGCGCAAATCAGCCAACTCTTTAGTCAAAGAAATCAGTTTCTTTTTGTCTTTATCTTCAAGTTCATCAAAAGTGTATGATTTCTTGTTAACAGCTCTCTGTAATTTACTAGCAGAAACTCTGGCCTCAGTGATAAATTCATTATAGTTTTTCATTTGTTTTCCTTATTTGTAGGCACCCATCGTGCCAGTTTTAAATACATTAATTACTCGTTTAGCACGATTTGGCGTCTGTTTAAACCATTTAGATTGGGCAAGGTTCAAAGCAGCTTGGTCCCACTGTTTTGCTTTAAGTAGTTTAATAGAGTTATTAAATCCAGCAACGCCAGCAACACCCATTTGGAATACCATATTCACTAAAGCCATTTGTCTTATAGGGTCTAATGACAAATATAAGTCATTTAAAACTGTATTAGATTTAATCCCAGCTTTAGCTTTTTCTACATCTTTACTAAACAAATATTCAGCATCTTCAGTAGTAATTCTACCTTGGGTGCTTAGTCCTAATTCTTTATCTAGAATAGAAATCCCAGACATTAAATTATGAACCTTCGTAAGTAGATGCCCTACTCCAACAGTAGGATAGCCTTCAGTATCAAAATATACTTCAAGTTTCAGGCCTTCGTCATAGCGTAGCATTTCAAATAAATTCATATATTCTCCTAGGTTAGTAGGAGGTATTTATTAGATAAAAGAAGCTATCAAATTAGACATACTAGGATTGCAATATTTAGGAATATCTGAAACACTTACCCATTCAAAACGGTCCATTTCAAATACTTTTCGGCTGCCTTTATAGAACCAAGCTGTGCATACGCATTCTGAAGCAATAGGCAATTCGGTTCCGTTATATACAAAGATGTGTAAATCTTTTTTAGGAATGTAATATTTAACACCGAAATCAATCAAATCATATGAATGAACATCAAATCCTATTTCTTCTTTTGTTTCACGAATAGCTGCAGTAATAGCATCTTCGCCTGGGTCGATATGGCCTTTAGGAATACCCCAGTATGGAGTTTCAGTAGCATGAGCTAAAAGAACTTTCTGTGTTTTCTTGTTATAGAAAATAATACCTGCTGAATGTTCCATACTAGCTCCAATAATGAATGCATTTGTTGATTTGTTTTACCAATAGTCCATTAACACAATTACGACAAATAGGAAATAATCCATTATCAGAATTAGGTGACCTTTTAAATTCTTTTGTGGATAACTTTTCTTTACATTGCTTGCATTTAATAGTCTTCAGAACTTTCATAGTCTTCTTCATAATCTGATTCCCATGATTGGTCACGGAGTTTAGAGACAATATCATGAATGGCTGTTTCGCGTTCTTCAGAACAATTATCGCCAGTTGCAGTTTCGAAGTCTGCAATTTTACCGATATAAGATATTTCGTTTTGCAAAGCATATTCAATATCTGAGGTAGATTTATCAGCATCATAAGAATACAAATAATTATCGCCAGATTCGCTTTTCAAAAAAATTGCTACGCTCATTGTTCACCTCGTGTAAATGGTTTAACTTTATTAAAGTTTAGTTTAAATCGCTTAACATAATCATTAGGGCCTAGTTTTTTGTACATAGCCATAACAACAAAATAATTTTCCCAGGCAAATTCTCGGAACCAGCCTGATGTAATACTTGTGCACACTTTTTCAAGAGCCATTTTAAAGCTTAACTCTGAACCAGGTTTAAAGTTATTAGGAATCTGCGAACGCTCTAAAGCTAATACACATGCTTCTTCATATACACCAGCTAACTGAATTTCTTTAGGTAGAGCCATGAACTTCTCTTTAGAAGTCATTACTTGAGAATCATCTTTCATGTAATATTTGTATGCTGGCTGATCAATTAATGCAATGGCTTCATGAATTGTATCATGGTCGTATGTATAGATATCATCTTTAAAGAATGCATCTTTAGAAACATCTAACACAGGATGTGCATAACTCAAAGTTTCTTTTTCTCGAACTTCAACAATTCGTTCAAGCTGTTTATTTAGAATAATACCTTTATTACGCAAAAAGCGAATATGGTGTTGTGTCTTTTCAAAGAACGGGTTATTCTTTTTATACCGATGAGATAATTTAATAGCCAAACACATATCTGGAGTGGCCCAATGGAATCCAGACATACGGTCTTGCTTTATCTTATAATCAGCATAATTTAAAAGCATAGCATTCGAATTACTAGTATAGCCTTCAGGCACGATATATGCTTCAAAATGGGTTTCTTTGCCACCATGCATACACATAAAAGCACGTACATCAGGATTAGCTACTTTAACTTCAGTGCCAAACATTTTAGATTTAAAGTCAATCCAATCAGGCTCATCTGCAATAAAATCCCAATCAGAATTTTTTACATCATTAATAGAAATAAGACCTTCATTATACAATGCTCGGGAACCGATGACTAATAACATAATATTTCCTCATTTGTTTCGACAGAAGTACTATAACACGGTCTTATTTGAATGTAAACTAGCAATCTGAACTTGATGAAGCCCATACTTGTGGGGTAATTTTAATGCTACCTTGGTTTGCGCCATATTCATGCACACTGAAAATATCACTGATATACCCAGAATGAGAAATATGCAGTGTTGGCTCTGCACCTTCTTCGATTGCAATATCAATAAGATTTTCAAGTGCAGTTACAGCATTACGGATTGAAATTTCTAATAGTACAGACATAAATCCTCTTAGGCAGGTTTCCCTGCCGTTGAATTAACACATATCGCTTGATGACACCCATCCAGCAGTATGAACTACACCTTCTTCATCGGTCATCCAATCAGCTACTTCATAATCACTAGATTTATAACCTTCAGGATAATATGTACTGGTGCTATCTTCAAACTCGAAACTAAACGGAATACCAACTTCATCCGCAATTTCTACAGCTTTAGTGTAAATAAGATTTTCAGCTTTATCAAGAAGCTTTTTAATTGCTTCTTTTGCTGCTATTTGTTCTGGAGTATAGACCATTTTATTTCCTTAATTAGCAAGAAGAATTTGGAGCAGAGTATCGGATTCGAACCGATGTTTACTGGGCGGAAACCAATAGTATTAAGCCACTATACGAACTCTGCATTATTTGTTTTTAGATATTTCTATAGCAGCCAATTGTTTCTCTGCTTTCTTTTTAGATGAATGTGTCCCTAGAACTTTAGAACCATCTTCGGTTTTAACTAAGAACTTATCTCCGCTTTTGACAATAATTTCATTTATGAATTCAATGTATGTTTTCATATATCCTCCGGGCAGCTGAATGAAACCAGACTATTGTCCTTAGAACCCATGAAACATGAGGGAAGAAGAATAATCCTAGACAGCTACAATATTGGCAGGCCTTGAGTGAATCGAACACTCGTCACTAGGTTTGGAGCCTAGCATAATCGCCACTATACTAAAGACCTAAAATTTGAACAGTCCGCTTGGATTCGAGCCAAGTTATATAAAAGTTGATGCTTCTATATATTTTTAGAAGGCCATATCCGTACAATATCCGAACGTTACATCAATAACGCTACTCGGTTTATTGCAAAGATATTTCCTCGGACCGATTGATTAAAACATTTCGAACCAGCTGTATTGTGTAATTGGTTGGTAATGGCCATATGCAAAATAAGATGCATTTTTATTGCACAAAGCACAATTTATTTCGGCTTCAGCTAAATGGCTATTGACAGTTTCTTTAATTACACTATTAAATTCAGTGCATCCACAAAATACACACTTTATTGGTTCATTACTTGTATTGTAATATTTGTATTGAAAATATTTAAGCTTTATCTTTGCTAATAGGCTCATTATTCAGTACCCATTGTTCTTTAGAAGCCCAATAATCACCATTAAATTCTTGTAGAATAGGAATTTCAGGAATAATTATATCTTCTTTAATATAAAGCACTTTAATTATATCTATAACTCGACAAAAATTATAGTCGTAGTCGACAGCACGGTCCAAGAATTTTACAATGGTATCCATAATGGTATCTTCAAATTCACCAAGGATTTTTGGTAAGAAACTACTAAAACATTCTTCTATAGTATTGCCAAGAATTTCTATGCCAAATTGAGTCTTAACAAATTCTTTAGTGAGAAGGCCTTTTTCAGTATATTCAAATAGACGTTCTAAGAATATATCAATATCAAATTCTTTATTGGCTAAGTCACTTTGTGCATGAGAATACCATTGCAAAATTACAATCCACTGAGCAGCTTCTTCTCGCGTGAAGCCATAATTATAAAGAGTTTTATAATGGTTGGCATCGTTTTCCCAAGTAGTTGTTCGAATAACATAGCCAGCTTTAATCTTTTGACCAAAATCCATGTCAATATCCTCAGAAAAAGTATATAGGTTTTACTTCTGTTATAGGAAAATAACGAGACATGTAATAATCTATGTCATCCCCATTAATTCGAACTAATTTATTTTCACAAAGGTCTTGCATTAAATTAAAACTAATACATGTTTGCTCTTTAGTAGGAGACCACAAAGTATAATTTTTAAGTTTAAAATTAGCTATAGCTTTATATCCATGGCGAGCCCATGAAGCTACAATAATATTTTGGTTATCAAGGTGCCATTGAACTAATTTAGTTGAATCATTTTTGCACTGTTTAATAATCAATTTATATAGAACAAATAATAATATCAAACCTAAAATATAGCCCATAATATTCCTTTCATAAACTGGTGTCCCCAGCTGGAATCGAACCAGCAACCTACGGTTTAGAAGACCGTTGCTCTGTCCTGTTGAGCTATGAGGACTTAGAAATTGTATTCATTGTATAAGCTATACCTAAATCTATAACTATTACAATAGATATTAAAATTGTTTCGATATGTGTAACTGCACCTGCTGCATTAGCAATGATAAGACCTGTGCCGAGTGAAATACCTACAAAGCCAGTGATATCACGAATCAGTTCTGCAATTTTCATTTTAATCTCCTTTAGTTTTGATAAGTCTATAATATCATAACTAAAGGAGTTGTAAACACTTTTTGGAATATATTCTATAAAAACTCTCTCCTAGTTTAGGATTCAAACCTAATTAGGGAGTAGTTTTTCGCAACATTTTTCACTCCTTTCACGGTAGCTGGGATAGAGTTTTTATAGAATGATTAGTGCACTAATCTACCAATTATGAAACTTGGCATTTAGGAAAATATCGTCTTAATTCTATAATTAATTTATCTTGCATTTGGTCAATTAATGAATATACTAAATCATCACAAGGAAATCTTTTATGATCTGTCGGAGACATATGACGGCTCCAGTTGGCTTTTTCCCAAAGAGATCTATAAATTTCAAATGAATGTAATAATTCCTGTGGAAGAAAATTGTAAAATTCTTCAATAGATGCATTTATAAATATAGCTTCTTCACCAATTGGCGAATTACTTACCCAAATAGGGCATGAAGAATAATCCATTGTCACTTGTAAATGAGTATAATCCATAAAAACCTCTTAGGTATTAAAAGGAATGTGGGCAGGAATCGAACCTGCAAACCAGTCAGCATGTTGCCTTCCGCTCTACCTATTTGAGCTATCACACATTCATAATTTGGTGGCCCTTACTGGATTTGAACCAGTGACCAATCGATTATGAGTCGACTGCTCTATCCATCTGAGCTAAAGGGCCTTTGTTTATGGAGCCATCTCAATTAAGATAGCTCGGTAAACAATTAGAAACCAAATGCAACACCAGTACCGAATACAACATCTTCTGATGTTACAGCAACAGAAGCTTTAAATGCTGCTGTTGTATCAGGTTGGAATGTTACACCAGCGGCCAAGGCTTTTTCACTTTGATAGCCACCAACTGCTACACCAGCACTAAAACGATTACCAGGAACAACTGGGATGTTATTCATAGCAGCTACACCAGCAATACCGGCTCGGGCTTCATCACGAACGTCTTTAGTCTGTACTGAAGCAGTACCAAAGCGATCATTCAAAATATCAGTTTATTCTTTATCAAATGGAACAGAAGCCATTGATACAGAAGCGAAACATAGTGCAATTGCACCTACAATCATTTTGTTCATTTTCATTTATTTGTTCTCTTGATTAAGTAATTATATTACAGTTTAGTTTGAAGCATATTGCGTAAACGATACAATTGATTACAAAATTCACGCTCGGTTAAAACAGTTTCATTTATTTTACTACGGCCCATTGAGTGGGTCAACGTAGCTTTTTGAGTAGCTAATAATGCATTTTGAAAAGATTTATTTTCGCCTAGTGCATTGTATGCTTTAGTTAAAACATTTTGATACATCTCAGAAGAACGTTGCATAGGAACGCCTTTCCACCATAATGTTTGGTCTCTAAACCATTTCTTTTTCTTGCCTTTAAATTTAGCAGCTTTGCCTACTAATGTACAGACGTGCTCTTGCATTTCCACACTACTAAATTTTAAGGATTGTAGAAATCCTTCCATTGAAGCACAAAAGACTCCATCCATAATAAATGGGTGCGGAGAAAAATTGCTCAATGCACAACTAGGATATGAACTACCTGAACCAATATCCATTTATTTACCCGTCCAAAGAACTTGCATCACGCCTTGAAGGCCATTCGACCAATCTAAGTCAATTATGATAAACCAGGCTTTTACAATGATATAGCCATATGCAGCCGACATCGTCAACATTATAATAATAACACTTATAATGATTGTCCAAACAATTATGCTTAAAATATTGAAACGTTTTTGATGCGTATTCATATTCGTTATACTCCTCACTTGTCGATGAAATAATACTAACACAAACAAATGGGGATGTAAACACCTTTGTTTAACCTTTAACCATGTCGTTAATCGCTTGTGGCAGTACTAAATTATTTAAAAGTTTTCATTTTAGGTCGTCTGCCCAGTCGAGTTTAAGTGGTTCTTTATATTCTCTATCAAGTACTACTCGGATAGGATATTTTTCTTTCGGGTATTTCAAAACACCTACATTGTAACCCAGTGTTATGTGCGGGGTATAATCTGGGAAATCATGTGTAGCACCAATAGCTCTAGCATATTGGTGCCTGCAACGGAGATAATCTGAATCAAGTACTAAAACCAGAAGTGGCGACGATCCGTGGTTCCAAACTTCAAGATGTCCTGAAGTAGCAACTTCAAAACTTCCAGAAGCAACACTATAAGGAACCATAACACGTGAATAACAAATTGTGCTATGGATTTTTTCTCTTGGGACTGGATTAGGAACTTTCAACTCTCGTTGCAACATTTCTATAGCATCGAGAGTTAATTCAGAATATTTAGCTGCGACGTAGAGCCCTTCGGCTGCTTCGTCAAATGTTAGCATTAGCTTTCTGCCGTTTCTACAGTAAGGTGTTTGATCAGCTGTTCTACATCAATAGAGTCGCCTTCAACTTCAAAGGCACTTGCTTGAACAATTTTAGTAATAACTTCTGTTAAATATTTTAATTGTGCACGATTAGTTTCAAGTACTTCATTGGTGTCGTACAATTTAGACTTAAGGATAACAATATCGCTTTGCAGTTTTTGAATTTCTTCAGACATAATTTTTCTCTTAAATTTGGTTTAATTTATTATATAAAGACTCTAAATCAGAATCATTCAGAATCATTATATCATTTTCTTTAACAAGCAATCCAGCTTCAGTGATATGCTTGTCTTTATTTTCGGTTTCACCAGGGCGAACAACATGGATTACTGTTGCTCCCATCGCTCTGAGATAATCGATTTCATGAACTTGTCGAACATCAGGAATAATAAAAACTTGTTTATTATCGCCGAAGGCTTCAATATGTTTTAGTGCAAATAACTTCATCCAATACATACGGTCGAATTCATTGACTACTAAATCTGTTCCAAGGGCCTGCATGAAACGTCTAATAGACATTGGTTCATTATTATTTATAACAAATTGTCTAACAGTTTCAGCATCATAATAAAGGTCTAAGAATTCAGTTGAAAGATAATCCAATGCACACATAAAAATATCGAATTGTGTTTCTAAGTCTAGTTCTAAATCGATTTCACGATTAATGCCTTCACCAACCCAATCTCTTTCATATAAAACTGGATAAATTAAACTATTTTTAACATGCTGATTATACCGTATACTAATATGATTATATGAATAAGCTAATGCTTCTTTAATAGGACCAGCCAATTGATATTTCTCTGCACTATATTTCTCTGCTAGATAATCGGCTGAAGTATCTTTACCAGAACGTTTGATTCCACTAATAACTAATAGTTTCATTTTTGTCTCATAGAAGGATGCACACCTGGTGCTGAAGCCTTATTGGCATTTATAGATGGACGACTAGTTATTATTTGTCCATCTTTCTCAATTTCAAAATATTTATAATTTATGGTTGCGTTACATACTACAATAGGGTCGCCATCTTGGCTGTAATCATATTCTATTTCAGATAACGCTGAACACCATCCTGATTTAAGGATGAATGTTAATACTATATTTTTCTTTTCGTTATCTAAAATGTGCAATAACACAGCTTCTGGTGCACCACCTGGACCCCAGGCAGTATTTTCTGACGTCAAATAGTTATTGTACGTCAGCATCCATTGGTACATTTCTAGCCAAGATTCTAAATTTTCATCGACAATGAATCTAATCATTACTGGGTCGAATTCTAATGTAGAACCTGGTAATTGGGCTCTTCCGAGCCCTTTTGGCGCACTAACTGTATCTGTTACCGGGATTCTTATTCCAGGTAAAGTAGCAGATTGCACATTTAATTGAAATGATTTAGTTAAACCTGAATCAGGAATATCCAAAACAAAGTTAGTAATATTACTTTGGTTCTGTAACATAATAAACCCTTATGATGTCCAAACTTTTGAAGCAGAATAACGTTTGCCTTTAGACATAAACTGTTGCAATGGCATTAGAACCACATTAGCCCAGTCGTCAGGTTTTATTTCAACCATAGGGCCTTTTATGTGTCCTGGCAAATATGCTTTTATCATTTTATCAGCGCCAGCATAACCTTTAACGTTAGACCACTTAATCTTTAGTTTAGTCTTATTTGTTATAGTCGATGTATTAGCATATTGTTTTAACAAATCTTCTAATAATTGTTGTCGAGCTTTAGGTGGAATATAGTGCATATTAAGACCATACATTAATTGTGTAGAGCCTTGAGTTCCTAAACCTAGATATATGATTAGTGGGTATTTATCCCAGAATGGTAATGTATCTTTATGCTTAGCATCATAAATATATGCATATACTTTACCTGGCATAGGTTTACTAACTTTATGACCACGTATTCCAGTCTTTAATGTCTCAGCAAACCATTTAGCAGATTTATTGTTTGTTGCTGCCCCATCATTTCTAATTTTATCTCTAATAGATGACCTAAAACTATTTACCATTAAAAGCTTTTTATCTGCTTGAGACAGTTTATTTTTAGGTTTATCTTGAAGAGTTTTAATCGTTTTAGCTAATTTAATTTGTGTAGCATATCTTGATAAGCTTCTTGAAAAAGTAGATGGATTCAATCCTTTACTTTCAGCAAATGCTTTTGACGTTACACCTTTCTTTTTAGCCTCTTGATACTCTAAGCCAAGTTTCACCCATTGTCGTTCTTTACGTACAACAGGTGAAACTCTTTCGGCTTCATTTATTGTTTCAAATATAGCCATTAGCCTTTCCATCCTAATTTTTTCAATGAGTTTTCTGTAAGTAATCTAAATTCTATATCATTTTTTTGTGCAAACGCCACAGTTGCTTTCCATTTATCATGATTAACAGACCATGTGTATGCTTCGTTCATGTATCGTTTTTTCGCAGCTGTGGTCATTTGAGATGGGCGAATAGGTGCTCTTGTTTCTTTAGCAGGTTTAACTTCAAATAAAAACTGTTTGCCATTATTCCAAAGAACCCAGAAATCCATAAAATATCTACGTTTCTTTCCATCAGCATTACTGAAATACGGAATTACCACTTCTTCTGAATTCCACTTTTTTACGTCAGGGTGATTGTCTAACCAACGCATTACGAAACTGTTCCCAGCTAGAACGATACGTAATCTTCTGCCAGTCCCCCTTATATTTTTCTTTGTTCACCGGGATGAAACGTCCACTATAAGCCATTAGATTTTTCCTTACATTTATCGCCATGCCATCTAGAAAAGTTAGCTATATCAACTTCTTTAAAACAATATGGGCAAGATTTTTTAATTGCATTTTTTCTTAAATTTGAAAGCTTTTTTCTAGCTTCAAGTGTGATACCTAGTTTTATTTTTTCAGAATGACCGGTCCAATCACGATTAATATTAGCTATACTAAGTTTCTTTCGCCATTCATCAGTTATAATTCTATTAGAAAGAGCTAATTTATGCTCTTCTGAAAGTTTACGGCCTTTCAAAGCTTCTGATAATTTTTGTTTATGACTTTCGGAAAATTTTATTCCTTTTCTTTTACCTTTCATTGCTTTTGAAATATTATCGCGAGTCTCTTTAGAACGTTTTCTACCTGTATGAAAAATTTTAGATGTTTCTACAGCTTTCTTTCTAACCCACTCAAATTGTTTATTATTGTAATTTCTACTACCCATTAATATTTTAAGAGCATGAGCTAATTTATGATTAGTAGGGTGCATTTTACATAGTAATTGGTGAGCAATATAATGCTCGGCTCCAGTTAAAATTACTAAATTTTTAACATCATCTGTGCCACCCATACACTTAGGGATAATATGATGTTTTTCTGTGTAACCTTCTAGAGTGCGAGAATTAGCCCTAGTTATTAATAAATTATAATGTTTAAGATAATCCATAGCTGCCTCCTTAATAAATACTATTATTATTTATTAAGGAGGCTGTATGCTTTTCTCGTTTTTTGACCCAGTTGCTTATACAGCAAAAACACTAGACCCTAATACACCAGCTATTCCAATGGCTGATATATTTAAAAATTATGGAAAATATTTTTCTACAGTAGCTAAAGGTTTTAAACTACAAACTCACTATATTTCAGGTTATCCTCGTCCAGAAGAATTAGCATATCGTTTATATGGCAACGCCCAATACTATTGGCTCATATTAATGATTAATAATATCTATGACCCTTATTATGGGTGGATTACGTCTCAAGATGCAGCTTATCAAGCAGCTGAACAAAGATACAAAGATATTGGTGGTGACCAAGTTTTGTACCACATAGATATTCTAGGCGAAAAGTATTATGATTTAGTAGAATATCCTATCGGGCAACAAGTTTGGTATTCTAAAGGTGATAAGTCTCATTCGTATCCACAATATAAAGGTGCTTTAGCTGCAGTTGATATCTATGAAGATGCTATTCTTAAAAATGAAGCTAAACGTGCTATAAAAATACTTAATCCAAATGATTTAGATACATTTATTAATCAATTAACTCATCTTATGGGACAAGGACAATGATTAAAGTTAATGAGCATATTCGCTATTTTACGGGTATTGTTGAAGACAGAATGGACCCGATGAAATTGGGTCGTGTTCGTGTACGTGTTTTTGGTTATCATCCGTTCCAGAGAATTCAAGGTCCTATTTCAGGATTATCTACAGAAGATTTACAATGGATGGATGTATTGCAGCCATCCAATAGTGCAAGTATGTCCGGTATTGGCTATACTCCTACTGGACCTGTTGAAGGTTCTAAAGTATACGGGCACTGGTTGGACAAATATAATACAACTGGATTAGTTTTAGGAACATTAGCTGGTATCAATACAGTTAAACCTAATAAACTAGAAGGCTTTAGTGACCCAACTGGACAATATCCTAGACGTCTAGGATCTGATGTTAATCCATTAACAGAAGGTGGGACCGAAGGTTATGAATATCAAGCAAACACAGTGCAAGATTCTAACCTTGATACAGGCATAAATCCAGATGACCGTGATTTCTCTGATATTCCTGAAGACCCTAATCCTAATTATTCTATTAACTTAATGATTAGACGAGATGAAGGTCTTGCATTAAAAATTTATTGGGATGTTCGTGGTTACACAGTTGGTATTGGACATTTCATTGGCGAATTTGCACGTGGTGATATGGCTGGTGCTAATAAAGCTTTAAGTAAACAAATTGGCCGTGAAGTTACTGGTAATCCAGGTAACATTTATATAGAAGAAGCCGATAAGTTATTTGAACAAGACTTAGCTAAAGTTCAAAAAGATATTAAATCAAATAGTTCAACCGGGCCGGTTTATAATAAAGTAAACCGTTCAAGACAAATGGCTCTTGAAAATATGGCTTTCCAAATGGGTGTTGGCGGTTTAGCTAAATTTGGTAATATGCTTAATGCTATGTTTATTGGCGATTGGGAAACAGCTTATAAAGAAGCAAAAGATTCTACATGGGCCAACCAGACGCCAGGAAGAGCGTCTAGGGTCTCAATGATTATACGTGTAGGTAACTTAGAGTCGTATGGTATTCCGGTCCCTACTACTCCCTTCGCTTCACGTATGATGATGCGTGCACAAACAAGAGAAGCTGATCCTTCTGACCCATGGACTCCTACTGATTCTCGTATTTTGTTTAAAGAACCAGAAAGTTCGTATAAAGGCGAATATCCTTATGTCCACACATATGAATCTGAAAGCGGACACATACAAGAATTTGATGATACGCCAGGATATGAAAGATATCGTATAGTTCATCCTAGTCGTTCTTATATGGAAATAGCTCCAGATGGACGAAGAACAACTAAAACTGTTGCAGATGAATATTCGATGGTCCAAGGACATCGAAATGAATATACCGGTGGTAAATTAGCAATAAACATCGGCGGTGATGAAACAACTTATAACATGTCTAATCGTCGTCAACAAATAGATGGTAATCAAGATGTTTATGTTCGTGGTAATGATACTTTGAATATAGATGGTGATGGAACTGTTTATGTTAAGGGTAATATTAAAATTATTGTTGAAGGCAATGCTGAAATAACTGTTCAAGGTAATTGTGAAACAGAAGTTCAAGGTAATTATGATATGAAAGTTGGCGGGAATATGACAGTAACAGTAGCTGGCCAAATGGCTCAATCTGTTACTGGTTCTTGGACTCAAACTATGCAAAGTATGTCGTCAATTGCTTCAGGACAATATACTATTGATGGTTCACGAATTGATATTGGATAACATATGGCTGATATATTTCCTATAAATACAACATTAAATACGCTCTCCGAAGGAGCGTATGTTTCACAACAATTTACTCCTATCCTTGATAGTAATGAAGAACTTGTATCTATTAATATTATTAATCACCAACCAACGCCTGGTATAGAAGTAGTAGGTTCATTATACCAAGGTAATTATGAAAGCGTATTTGAATATGGTTCAGATGCATTGAGTTATCGCCTCGGCGATAAATTTAAAATTGCTTCAACTTGGGAAGATCTTCCTGCATCTTTAGATACTCAATTATACTTATGGCGTGCTCCGCAGGTCTTAGACAGGACGTTTACATATACAGTCCTAATGAAATATACAGTCACTACAACTAGTGGTTCAGGCGGCTCAGGAAAGGCTACAGATGACGTTGTGACAGAGAAACAGATCACTAAAGTTTATTCTCAAAGAATTGTCGGGAACTGGTCTAATTGGGCAAATAAATTACGCAATTATGTTTATGGGAGAGAATAATGTCTGGACTTTCATTTAATAAAGCAATAACATCCGGACATGCAACTTATCCTCCTACTGATATAAATGCTTCTCAAAGTAAAGTATTTACTGGTGGGATTGCTGTCTTAGTAGATGGTGACCAAATAACCCCGCACCAAAATATGGTAGAGCCGCATGATATTCATGGCGGAACTGTTCAACCAAGAACAAATAAAGTATATGTGACAGGCAAAAAAGCAGTTCAAATGGCTGACCCGATTTCATGCGGCGATACAGTTTCACAGTCATCATCAAAAGTATTCATAAGGTAAATCATGACAGAATTAACCAATTTCCAACTAACAAAAACAGCTAATGCTATTCCAGAAGTATTTGAAGCTGCTACATTCGATGAAATTAAAGCTAAACTAATAGATTGGCTTAAATCTCAAAATGAATTTAAAGATTATGACTTCTTAGGTTCAAGATTAAACGTATTGTTAGATTTGCTTTCATATAACACATTGTATATTCAACAATTCGGCAATACAGCTATTTACGAAAGCTTTATTCGTACAGCTAACCAGCGTTCGTCTGTTGTTCAAGCAGCACAAGATTCAGGATATTATCCTGCTAATATGTCAGCGGCTTCTATTAGTATTTTGCTTAAAGTATCTCATGCACTAAATCCAACTAATATTAGGATTCCGCGTGGGACTAAATTCTTGGCCTATGCTAAAGGTGCTAAAGCTGATCCATATGCATTCGTATCGTTAGAAGATGTTGTTGCTGTAAAAGACAAAGATAAATTTTATTGGCCAATTGTTAAATTAGCACAAGGCAGAATTATGCGTAATGAATTAACTTACGATATAAATTCGCCTATTATTATCCGAGACACAGGCATTGATCGTAGTTTAATTCGTGTGTTTGTAAATGGTTCTGAATGGACCGATTGGACTTCTAGATCAATGGTTCATGCTGGAAGCATATCCACAATATATTATACTAGAGAAACTATCGATGGTAACACTGAAATTTACTTCGGTGAAGGCGTAGCTTCTCAAAGTGTTGCAGGTGGTGTTTTAGAAAGCAACTATATTGGCGGTCTAAAACCATTTAGTGGTTCTAATATTGTTATCGAATATATCAGAACAAATGGCGAATCTGCTAATGGTTCTACTGGTTTTAGTTATGCGGATACATTAACATATATCAGTATTGATGAAGTTATCGAAAACTATGAAAACAATCCTGATTTCGTTGGTGCCGACGGTGGCGGCGACCCAGAAAATATTGAACGTATAAGAGAACTTGCCGTAGTCAAACGTGAAGCTCAAATGAGATGTGTAACTGCTTCAGATTATGAATCGTTTATTTCTGCCCAATTTGGTTCTGTTGTTCAAGCTGTTTCTTGCTTTACTGATAGTGATAAACCTGGTTATGCCTTTATTTCTATTAAACCTAAATCAGGCTTAAACTTGACTGCAGTTCAGCGTGAAGATATGCAAACCTATCTTAAAGAATTTAACTTGGCTCCTATTACACCTTCAGTTATTTCTCCTAACTATTTGTTTATTAAGCATAATGTCACAGTGACATATAATTTAAATAAATTACAGGAATCTCAACAATGGCTTGAGTCTAAAATAATTGAACAAATTGATAATTATTACACTGAAGACGTAGAAATCTTTAATAGTTCATTTAGTAAATCTCGTATGTTAACATATGTTGATAATGCTGATAAAGGTGTATCTATTATTGGTAGTTCGGCAACAATAGAACTAGTTAGAGAAATTCCTAACTTTTATGCTACGCCTGAAGCTGGTATTAAATACTATAATAAAGTGGACTCAAAAGGCATTTATTCAAGTAACTTCTTATATGAAGCATCTGAAGAATTGACTTATGATGTCAGGATTGTTTCTACTGCTGCTGATGCATTAGGTGCAGGTAAAATGGTTATTGGGCCATTTAGAGCAGGTGATATCGTTGAAAGTTCTATTATTCGGCCTTATACAGGAACAGATTTCGAAAAATTAACCAACCCAGATGGTAGAAATACATATTTTGTTGTTGGCGAACTTAACTATTTTAGTGATTACATTTATTGGAACTTAGGTGCCATTGATGTTGATTCAACTAAATTCCCAGTCCAAAGCATTGAGCTATATGCTGAGCCTTCACAAGACAATATCTTTGCTAAAGATGGGACCTTAATAGTATTTGAGAATGATCTCCGTCCACAATACACTACAATAATTATGGAACCTATTACAGGATAAAACTAATGATACAAGCCCCAGTTGTTACCAGCTTAAGAATTGACAAGCTATCAGCAAATCAGGTAAGTATCCTTTGGGACGACGTCGGCGAGAACTTTTACTATTTTGTAGAACTCGCTGAAACAAGAAACTTCAACGGGGATGAAATATCCCCTGCGAATTATCAATGGCGTTCATTAGGATATACGGCTGATAATGATTGGTTCGAAGAAGCATTAATTCGTCCAACAACATATTACAAAATGCGAGTTGCTGTTGCAGCTAAAGGATTTACTCAGTCTCTTTGGGTTACAACAGAAGAATTCCAAACATTTGAAACCAATGCCTATACATTTGACATGATGAATGAATTCACAATGTCTAAACAATTAATTAATCGTAAATTTGTTCATGATGATAATTCATTTGTTGACTTTAACCGTGATTTAATTTATGCATCTTTAATGACAGAAGATTTTCAATATTCTCCAGACTACACTAATGTTAGTGCTGTTTCTAATTTTATTGTTGGCGAAGATGAATATCATGAAATTCAAGGGCCTATTGAAGCAGTTTGTGTAGATAAAAATAGAACAATGCTGATGCATTCTGATGGTATTCTTTATTTGTTTGAACGCTTTCAACCTGTAGTTAAAGTTTCGAATGATAAAGCTCAGAACTGGCATTATGTTAGATTATTTGATGATCGTGTAGGTAATCCAGTATCCAGAATTTGTACATATCAAAGTAACACTACAACTTATGTTATTGGCTATGACCGTTTATTTTACGGCCGTCTAAGTAATGACACTCGTTGGTCAGCAGATGATGTTAGATTCAGTTCTCAAGATATTACATTTGCTAAAATTGGCGATCAACTTAATTTAGGATTTGATGTTGAAATCTTTGGCACTTATGCTAAATATCCAGGTGATGTTTCTAAATATGTTGAAGCAATGACTTGCAATAATAATAATCTTTATGTAGTTGCAAGAGACACTGTTAGATTCATTAAACTAAAAAATGCTCCAGTCGATTCAGACCCAACATCCCCAACATATAATGAAAAATTATTTGAAGATGAAGTTCTTCATATAACTGGCAATAATAAAGCTGTTTGTTATAAAATGGATTCTATTGGTAGTAATATATTCGCTTTAATAACCGGTGAAGTCAAAACATACGGTTTAGATCCAACCAATCCGGATAACGTTATTAACTCTGAAGATAAAGGTGTCTACGTACTCCAGAATGATAATACCTTCAAACGTGTGTTTGGTAATACGCCAGAAGAACGCGAACGTATAGAACACACCTGGACGTCGATGAGCACTGATGGTAAAGAATTATTCTTTAGTGGTTCTAATTTCGAGTTTACCGAATTTGTTAAAGATGACACATTAATAGAAAAATATCCTTCAGTTGTATTTGATGCTATTAAAGTTGCAGAATATACGCAATGGCATTCAGATAAACATTATCATATGATGACATTCAGGTCTAATGAAGATTCAGCTTGGGAAACATTTATTCCTGGTCCTATGAAATATTATGCCGAGCCTTGGTTTTGTTGGTCTAGACGTGATTCTTCACGCTCATGGATATCAACTTCAGATTTAGCCGCTGTTGTGTATTCAGATTTGATTTATACCAAACCTGTTGAATTGCATGGTTCTGGTTCTCCTGAACATGTGGTTCATGAAATCTGGGACAAAGGAACCGGAATATTTAAATGCCCTAATGTTGAATTCAGCGGCTTTATAAAATATGCTTCTGGTATACTTTTTCATAAAGGCGGAACTGGTGATATTTTAGGTTATTACGAATTTAATTATCGTGTTAGAGATGAAGCAATAGTTTTTTGGAAACCTACTGAAACTATGTTTACTGCTTATCTCCAAAGTCAATCTAGAGAAGTTCCATGGGCACCTGAAGCAAGCAATAAAGAACGAGATCCTGATCTTCGTCCTTTGATTAGAACTATGATGCCAGAAACATATCTTACTGAAGATACTAATTTCGAAACATTCTGCACATCATATTTGCAATTCCTTTCTGACGGTTATGGTACTCAATATAATAATTTGTTAAATGTTATTAAAAACAAGTACCCTAGAGAAGAACATGCCTGGGAATACTTATGGTCTGAAATTTATAAGCGTAATATCTATTTGAGCCAAGAAGCACGTGACCAAGTAATTAGATTCTTTGAAGCTCGTAAAGCTGATTTTTATGCTACTAAAGGTATTGAAGATTCGTATAAATTCTTATTCAAAGTATTGTATAATGAAGACGTACAAATAGATATAGAATCAAAGAATACTGACGAATACGATATCATTGTTGATTCTAATAACATTAGCAATGATTTGGCTGGAAGAACTATATACACACCTACGGGTCGTTGTAATGTGACTTATATCGAACGTGATTATAGCGCTGGTAGATTAAGATGGCGTATAACAATACATAACTTAATTGGTCGATTCGTAACTGGACAGGTTATCAAATCTGAACAAACAGGATTTGTCGGTACTATTATTCAAGGTGTTCGTGGTAAAGAACTTTTGTCTAATAACATTGATTACATAAACAGAGCACGTTCATATTATGTAATGAAGATATCTTCTAATCTTCCTACTTCACGTTATAGAAATGATATTCTTAGATTCGTGCATCCAGTTGGATTTGGATTTATTGGCATAACACTTTTAACAATGTTTATTAATGTTGGCCTAACAATGAAGCACGTTGAAACTATTATAAACATAATGAAGAACTACAAATGGGATGCTGGATTACCTTCAGTTTATCCGGATAGAGTTGCAGTATTGGATTCTAATGGTAATATTGAACATGATTCTGTTTCTGGTAAAGCTTTATATACTGCTGCTCCTGATGCAGGTTTGCCTTTCCCACTTCCTATAGATTATAATAGTGAGAACGATGTTAGTATTTTCCAAGGTCAATTACCTAATGAACGCCGCAAAGCTCTGAGTCCATTATTTGACCAGTCGGCTGTTACATTTAGTTCATTTAGAGATTTAGTTGATAAACGTTTAAAAGATGATGCTGGTAATCCAAGAGACCCTAGCAATCCTACACAGGTTCTAATTAATGAATAATTCAAGTGTAATTTATCGTGCAATTGTTACGAGTAAATTTCGAACTAAAAAGATGCAAAACTTTTATCAAATGGTCGGCGATGGAGCCGACCAAAATGCTTTGTATGTAACATTTGGACGTAGTAAACCATGGGCTGTAAATGAAAATGACCCAGGTTTTGCTCCTCCGTATCCAGTAGATGATACAGAAGGCGAAGTTGATATGTGGACTAATATGATGGGTTCTGTTAAAGTGTATAAAAGTATGCTTGACGCAATTACTCCTCGTAAAGATTGGGGCGATATTGATTATCCTAATCCACGTAATTTCCAAATAGGTGAAATTATTGTAACAAATAGTGCTCCATATAATAGAACTGATATTGGTTCTGGGTGGATGATATATCGGTGCATTGACGTGCCATCAGTTGGAACATGTTCTATTACCGACTTCACTAATAAAATAGAATGTATTAAATTAGGTGGAATTTGGACATCATCAGTTGAAAGTATTTCTCCTCCAAGTGGCCGGGGTGATACTGAAGGTAAAGTTGATATGGGCGATGGTTATCTATGGGAATACCTATATGAAATTCCGCCTGATGTAAGTATTAACAGATGCACTAATGAATACATTGTGGTCCCATGGCCAGATGAAGTTGAAGCTGACCCTTCTAGATGGGGTTATCAAAATAATTTAACTTGGCAACAAAATGATTATGGCATAATTTATCGTGTTAAAGCTAATACTGTTAGATTTAAAGCTTACTTAGATTCAGTATATTTCCCAGAAGCTTCTCTTCCAGGTAATGATGGTTTTCGTCAAATAGCCGTGATAGAAAATCCATTAGAAGCTAAAGCTCACCCTAATGACCCTAATGTTAAATGTGAAAAGGAATATTATGATGTTATTAATATGGAACGGCATTCTGGCGAAATGATTTATATGGAAAACAGGCCTCCAATTGTTCGAGCAATGGACCAAACAGAAGAAGTTAACATCATCTTCGAATTTTAAAAAGGAGCCTTCGGGCTCCTTTTTTGGTATAAATATCTATATTACTTAATCAATTATTGGGGTACTATATGGTCACTCAAGTCGCTAAACGAGTTGTAGATGTCGGTGAACTCGGGAACGCCTCCACTGGTGATATTTTATATGATGGTGGAGTTAAAATAAATGAAAACTTTGACTCGGTATATAATGCCTTTGCAGACCAACGTTTATTTGCTACAGATGAAGGCGCAAATCTTCAATTAATTCATGCTACTGGCTATTATCAAAAAACAAATGACCCAGCGGCATTTGTTCCTCCTGTGCCAATTGGTTCTATGCACGACATAGATACTACAACAGGAACAATTTATGTGAATCTTCCTAAAGGTAAATTAGGAGAAGGCGTAATTTTCGCCAATTTTAACGGTTCGATTTCAATTAATAATGCTTTAGTTATTCGCCCTAATGATAGATTTGTTGGTGTATCCGGTGAATTAAAAATAACTTCGCCATTTGTTAAAGTTGAATGTTGGTGTATATCAGATTCAGGTGGCGTATCTGTATGGAATTATTCTATTGGATCTTTGTTTGGAACTTCATATACTTCTGTTGATGCCACTTATCGTTTAACTGCAGCCACTCCAAGAGATATTGTTATTTCTCATAAAGATGAGTTTAGAACAATTAAGCTTTTGTTGACAGCTACTTCTGATGATGGGCGTAAAGTTAAATCTTCTGAAGTTAATTTATTAGTTGACCCAATTAATAATTTAGTATATAACACAGAATACGCTAGTATTAGACTTGGTTCTACTGACGAAGAAGATGAAATTTATACGGCTAATTATACTGTTAATGCCCAAGGTTATATTACTTTAACTGCAAGAACAGATGTTGTTGGTATTGTATTAGCAGTAAAAACTATTAACACTCAACGAATTGGGGTTGCTATCTAATGAAACAAACAATCAAAATCGGCAATGTTGTTGATGATGGCAGTGGTGACTACCTCCGTAAAGGTGGCGAAAAAATCATTAATAACTTTGACGAATTATACTATCAATTAGGCGATGGCGATTTCCCACATGCAGCTGGCGCCTGGAAAACATGGGCATTTGCTGATGGCGTATTACTATCGCCTAAATTTGGTGAATCATTTACTGTTAATACTACAGCCGGTGAAATTTCGGTTCAATTACCTAAAGGCATGCCAACTGATTATAATCATGTTATTCGTATTCGCGATATCTGGAGCACATGGCAGAAAAATCCTATTACTGTAGTTCCTGCTTCAGGTGACACATTAAAAGGTTCTCCTGTTGCTAGAGAATTTCCTAATAATTTACAAGATTTAGAATTTGTTTATTGTTCACCAGGACGTTGGGAATTTATTGAAAACAAATATGTTGACCGTATTTCAAATTCAGATTTATCAACAATGGCTAAAAAGACATTTATAGCTACTGAAGGCCAAACAGACTTTTTAGATGTATTTGAAGGACATGATTATAATGTAGGCAACGTTGAAGTTTTTCGAAGAGGTAACTTACTGTTTTGTCAATACAATTCAGCTGGTCAATACGTAGAAGATAACAGTGACTTCGGCTCTGTTGGTTCTGTAGCTGGTGAATTAATTGCTCCTAATGGATCAAACATTCGTCTAAAATGGCCATGTGTTAAAGGTGAGACAATCCAAATCATTACGTATTTTGATGGGATAGGCACTTGGCGTTCATCATATAATAAAGAGCAAATTCAATTTATTGACCAAACATTAACTAATCTAGAAACAGTCCCAGGTGAAACTTGGGTTGGGGATTTGTCTACTAAAACTGAATTATTTCCTAGTGATTTAGGAATAGCTCCAGGTGAAAGAATTAATCCATTCTCATTAGAAATTCTTTTGAATGGCCGCGAACTTGTAGAATCAGGCAATGCTGGTTTAGGCGAAATGGCTTGTAATGGTGCATTTGGCGATACAGATTCAGAATGTGTAGCTAATGGCGGTATTTGGGAAGATTCAAATTCAGATTATTCTGTTGTTTTTATTGCTTTGACTGATACTATAGAAAAAATATTATTCCCAAAACCATTTGAATCAGGTGATATTTTAACCGTTAAATGGTATAACAATAATATCGGTTCTACGATGACAATTGAAGAAATAACGACTGAAACCGATAAAAGATATCTAAATATCCAAGAGCCTATTAATTTAGTTAATCGTATTGAATATACTGATTTTAATAATCCTTCGCAAAAAACCTCACGACCTGTAGCTAACGAATATAATATAAATGTTACTACAATGAAAGGTATGTTTGATTTGCTTTATCCAATCGGTAGCATATATGAGAATGCTAATAATGCTGCCAACCCGGCCGATTATATGGGTATGGGTATTTGGACACGCTGGGCTGAAGGTAAAGTTGTTGCAGGATGGTCTAATAATCCTAATGACCCTTATTATGCTTTAAATAATAATGATTTAGATGTATCAAGTATTCCTTCTCATACTGCTGGCGGCACATTTGGTTCTAATGATGTTAATTTAAATAATAGCCAAATTCCTGTATTAGAATCTGTTAATAAAGTTCTTATTGCTGATGATAATGGTCCTATTGTTGTAGGTGGATGTCAATTTGATCCAGACGCAAGCGGCCCAGCTTACACTAAATATAGAGAAGATAAATTAAAAGTTAATGATGCCATGACTACAGTTAATCCAACAGTAGTTATTCAACCAACAATTACAGCATATCGCTGGATAAGGGTAGGATAATGTTTACAAAAACTAGAGGTGGGGCTGAGGTCCCATCTAGAAAGGCTGATTATTTAGAATTCAGCCCAGATGGCGCACAAGCTATAGTTGGTAATAAAAATCCAATAGGACTGACTACAACTACGCAAACAAATTTAGGCGTTTGGTATCCTAATATTCAATCGGCAATAGATGATTTGTCATCTATGTTGACAGGCAATATTGGTGATGTAGTTATTAATACAAGTGGTATAAATCCAGCAGGTATTCAACAAGTTACTCAAATAGCTTTTTCTGGTACAGCTTCAGTTCAAATATCTACTGCTCCTGGAACTATTATTACATCAGCCAAAACTGTTATTTTAGGTTTTCCTATTACAGTTGATGATGGCGACACATCCGATCAAATAGCTACTAAATTGAAAGCTGAGATGGATACGTACGTATTGCAAAATAAAGTAATAGATAATGTTACTCAAGATGGCACAGACCCAGGCATTTTGAATATCAGACATATAGACTATCAAAATCATGCTGTAGAAGATTTTAATGTATATGGTGTTTCCGCTGTAATGACAGTAGCTTCTCCTCCTAAAGTTGGTTATGGCACTTGGTTTAAAATTGGCCAAGAAGCTAAAACTTTTGATGGCGGAGCCATTTCTTATACACTAAATTATTTCCAGAGAATCGCATAATGTCACAAAATAATATAAATCATATTAGTGATTCATCAAGTTATGTGACATTTAACCCTACAGGTACCCAGTGGCCTGTAACTGTTGTTAATGTCCAACAAGCCCTTGCCAATATTGGTTCTTGGGCTACTATATCTGGTGGATTGCCTATTGCTTCAGAAACTGTTGCTGGTATTTCTCGTATTGCTACCAATGCCGAAATATTAGCCGGGACTGATGATACAACAATTGTAACTCCTAAGAAATTAAATGAGCGTTTACAATACCCACAAGCAACTGAAATTCAATTTGGCATTGTAAAATTATCTACAATAGCAGAAACTAATGCTTTTGCTAATGATAGAAATGTAATTACTCCATATAAATTAGGAAATGTTTTTAATACAATAACTGCAAATACCACTAGATTTGGCACTGTAAAATTAACATCGTCAGTTCAAGCACAGGCTGGCACTGATAATACAACAGCCACCACGCCTGCTCGCGTATTAGAGATGATTAATAAATTCGCTATTGTTCCAGGTGATTATGCCCCGGCAACTGAAACATCTATTGGTTTAGTTTATTTGGCTAATACAGCTCAAGTTGCGGCAGGAGATATTAGAGCTGGGTATGCTGTTTCTCCATATTCGTTTAAAAATACTCAAGCAAGCACAGTTCAAGTTGGTACTACTCGTTTAGCAACTTTAGCCGAATTAAAAAATGGTGAGTCTAATCTTTCAGTGTCTCCTTCTATTTTACAACAAATGGATGCTAATAATTTGACTAAAGGCCTTGTTAAGTTATCTGTCAATCCATCAACGGCAGTCGGAACAGCCTTAGCAGCTAATGCCAATGTTGTCTGGAAAACGCAAAAAATTAATGGTATAGCTTTTACAGGTGATATAAATGTTACGGCTGAGCAAGTGAATGCTTATTCTAAACCAGAAGCAGATGGAAGATTTAAACCTATTAATGCTCCTAATGGCACAAAAGTTGTTATTAATGGTGCAGATAACATTGGTTGGGCTAATATGGAAGTTGCTCGTTGCCCTGGCGATACAGGAACTTATACCGCTGTAATTAATTTGCATGTCAAATTTACTCAGAATGGCGATGGGCAACAAAATAGATATTTGAACTTTAACGTTTTACATAACGGTGGGATAAACCAGCAGCGATATGTGAACCTATTCAATGCCAAGGGTGGTTCTAAAGGTCATTATTGGGGCTTCGAAGGATTCACAACAACTGTAATTAGAATTGGTCCATTGGCCCCTAATTCAGTTATCGTTTTACAACCTACAGCTAACCATGCATTCCAATATTGGGGTTACTCTTCTACTGTTGTAAGTAATTAAGGAAATAAAATGAGTATAACAAAATTAACTATTCCATCTATTAAATTTGTTGATGGCCTTCCTAGTGAAGGCCAGTTTTCTATTAGATGGATAGAAAATGGCGAACAAATGAATGGTGCCGATGTTAGAGGTGGCAATCAAGGCCAATTGAACCGATCTGGAGTAGAAATTCAATATAATGTCCAATCTCTTATTGAAAGCGAAGTTAAAACAGTTCAAAAGGTAAATGAAGTAATAGATGGTTTACAAGCTGTTAATGATATCCTTGGGGGAATGGATGACCAAAATATAATTGAACAGGTCAATACCAATACAATTAGAATTGGACAAATTGATACTACTTTAACATCCCAAGCCCAGACAATTGAGCAATTATCTATTCGCTATTCAGATTTACAACAAAACGTTGGCGTTAGAGCTAGTGACCCTAAAGATTGGACAGTTCGTGAAAATATTTGGTATCTTAAAAACCAGATTGGCGCTTGGCCAAATGAAGATGTAAATGGCGACGAAGTTCCTGGCGCAAGTGGTTCCGGGATTAAGTATCGTATCACTGCATTAACAACATCCGTATCAACACAAGAAACTGAATTAACTAATATTAAAAATCAGATAATCGATTCCGGATTAGACGATTTAGGTGAAAAAGTTACTACTATTCGTGCTGAAATAGGTGCATCTTCATTAGCAGTTGGTAAACCAGTAATTTATTCTCGTTTGGATACATTAGAAAACCGACAACAGGCTAATATGTCAGATGCTGCTTCTATTAAAACATTCATTGATTTTGATAATCCAATTAGCATAGATTCTAGGGTCACAACTAATACCCAGAATATCACAGTTATAGGTACTAAGGTTTCAGGCGCCGATGGATTAGAAAATAAAGTAATTGCCATTCAAGAAGATATTGGTTCTGCTAGTCAGGCTGATTCTATTAAAGGCGATTTAACTGTTTTAGATGCTGAAGTTGAAGATATCTACACAACATTAGGACGAAATATTTCGTCTGGACTACAAGCTAAAGTTGACTTACTGACCACTACAGTCGGTACAGATAACGTTGCTGCGCCGCGTGATGGCACTGTATTGAAACGGTTGGTGGTTTTAAATGATGGCTTAACTTCAGTCACAGGGACCGTCCAGGGACTCCAGCAAGATATTGGCGGTGTCGATGGATTAAATGCTAAAGTTATCCAGTTAAGTAAATTAGTTGAAACTGGCCCAAATCCTACAACAGGAACAACTGTTGAAGAAAAAGGCCTTATTCCTACTGTAAAAGTTATCCAAGCTGATATTATCAATATTACTTCTCGTATAGATGTTGTAGAAAATGATATTTTGACTATTAATGCATCAATTGCTAATTTAGTCCCGGAAGCCCCTAAAGATGGCGAAGCATATGTTCGCCAAGATGGGGCTTGGGTTGCATTAAGCAAGTTCTTGTAGTATATATATAGGGCCTTCGGGCCCTTTTTGCTTTATAAATATATTAAACAGATAGGAGATTTATATGAGTGGATATAATGCTTTTAATCCTAAAGAATTAAAAGATGTGATTTTGAGACGTTTAGGTGCTCCGATCATTAACGTGGAATTAACAGAACAACAAATATATGATTGTATTTCACGTGCATTAGAACTATTTGGTGATTATCATTATGACGGTTTAAGTAAGACATTTAAAATTTTCTATGTTGGGACTGATGAAGAATTCCAACATGGTGTATTCGATTTGAAAGGCGAAAACGTATTTGCTGTTACTCAAATCCTTAGAACTAATATGGGTTCTATAACTTCCATGGATGGCAATGCTACTTATCCATGGTTTACAGATTTTCTTTTAGGTATGGCCGGTATTAATGGTGGCATGGGTACTTCTTGTAATAAATCTTATGGACCTAATGCCTTTGGCGCAGACCTTGGATATTATACTCAATTGATGACTTATATGTCAATGATGCAAGATATTTTATCTCCTCTTCCTGATTATTGGTATAACGATAGTAATGAGCAGCTTAAGGTCATTGGTAAATTTGTTAAAGGAGATATCATTGTAATCGAATGCTTTGCTAGAAGTTATATCCAGCCAGATGCAATGCTTGGGCATCAAGCCGGTTATGGCTATGCAGGATATCAAGATGCTAATGCTTGGACTTTATCTCAACGTTATGATAATCCAGATAGAAACTTGACCGGATATAGAGCTGGCGAAGATACAGCTACTAAACAAGGTGCATATAATAATCGTTGGGTTAAAGATTATTCATACGTATTAGCTAAAGAACTTAACGGACAAATACTTGCTAAACATCAAGGCTTACAATTAGCCGGTGGTGTAACAGTTGACGGTATTAGATTAATTGAAGAAGCTCGATTAGAAAAAGAAACATTAAGGGCTGAGCTCGATTCATTAGATCCGCCATTTGGTATATTAATTGGGTGATATATGGCTACATATGATAGTAATTTATTTGCAAAGCTTGAAAATCGTTCAGGCTATGCAAAAACAAATGAAACTGAAATACTTAACCCATTTGTTAATTTCTTAAATTTTAGAAATATGCAAACCTTAGCTGATTCATTGGTGGCTGAAAGTATTCAAATGCGTGGCATTGAATTATATTATATCCCACGACAATACGTTAAGATGGACATAATCTTTGGTGAAGACCCTCAATCTAAGTTTGATAAAGCTTGGAAGTTCGCTGGTTATTTAGATTCATTTGACGGCTATTCTGGCGATAATTCATATTTCAGTAAATTTGGATTAACAGTTAATGATGAAGTAAATATTTCTATTAATCCTAACTTATTTAAACACCAATGTAATGGAACTGAACCTATTGCTGGCGATTTGATTTATTTCCCTATGGATAATAGTCTATTTGAAATAAACTGGGTGCAACCATATGATCCATTCTATCAAGTTGGTCAGAACGTAATTCGTAAAATAACAGCTCAGAAATTCATTTATTCTGGTGAAGAACTTAAACCTGAATTACAACGTAACGAAGGTATTAATATTCCTGAGTTTAGTGAATTAGATTTAATGCCTATTCATAATATAGATGGCTTAGCTGATATTGATAATGATCAATATGCTGAATCTAAAGCCTTTAATGATGAAGCTGCCTCGTATGTTCATGAGTTTTATGTATTGAATGGCGAAGGTGATAAAGTTCCACCAAGAACTTTCGATCCCGATAATGATAACTTTTTTGATTAAGGAATAACCATGTTCGGACATTGGTATAATTCATCTATACGGCGTTATATTGTTTTAATGGGTGATTTGTTTTCCCATGTCCAAGTGGCACGCCGTAGAGAAGATACTGGAACTAAATTTATTAAAGTGCCTATTGTTTATGCTTCTAAAGAGAAATTTATAGCGCAATTAAATAAGTTTACACAAGTTCAAAATATCCCTAACCCAAATGCAACGCCTGAAGAACGTTCTAAAATGAAAGCTAAAATAGAAACTATTCTTCCACGAATGAACTTGCATATGGTAGACATGCAATATAACCCACAGTTCAAGGGTTCTATGATGTCTAAAACACAGATACAAAATAAGTCAGCAACAAGTACTCAACAGGTATCTCAATATTCGCCAACACCTATTAAAATGATTTTTGAATTAGGAATTTATACTCGTCATCAAGATGATATGTATCAAATTGTAGAACAAATCGTTCCTTATTTCCAGCCTCATTTTAGTACTAAAATAACAGAAAACCATACTAATGATATTAAAATTGATCGTACAGTTAATATAGTTGTGCAATCATTTTCTGTTGATGAATCTATTGATGGCGATGCTATATCAAGACGACATCTTGAATGGGGAATTATGTTTGAAGTGAATGGGTGGTTATATCCACCAATCGCTGATGTCGAAGGTGAAATTAGAACAGTTTATGTTGATTTCTTTGGAAATATGAAAGAACTTCAAGTTGAAGGTAATTTTGAATCAGTTGATAGTCAAGTTACTCCATATAGAGTGGAAGGCATAAGTTGGGATGGTAAATTATTCCAAACATATTCTGAAGATACTCCTATACCAGTAGACCCACAACCACCGTACCCACGTAAAGAGGATATATGAACGACCAATTAAATATTGCACAACTTCTAGATATAACCGATTTACCAGGGTTAGATGGTGATACTGTAGAGGTTTATCAACCGCTTCAATTAATAGATGTTGAATCTAATCCACAGAACAGAACACCTGATTTAGAAGATGATTATATTGTAGTGCGTAAAAATATGCACTACCAATCTCAGATGTTGATGGATGCTGCTAAAATATTTTTAGAAACTGCTAAAAATGCCGATTCGCCAAGGCATATGGAAGTATTTGCCACTTTAATGGGCCAGATGACTACTTCTAATAAAGAACTTTTAAAACTTCACAAAGAGATGAAAGAAATTACTAATGAGGAAACTAAAACTAAAAACTCCCAGCCTCAAGGTATGAATATTCAGAATGCAACTATTTTTACTGGTTCTCCATCTGATTTAATGGATGAAATTGGTGATTGTTACGAGGCTCAAGAAGCCAGAGAGAAATTAATCAATGGAACAACCATATAATGTTTTTAATGACAATCATCCCTTAAATATAGGGGATACAACTTTAATTAAAAACCTTGCAGCTCTTGAACGTAAAGAAGAAGATGGAATCAATTTTATAAAATCCCAGTGGGATTCAAAATGGTATCCAGAAAAGTTTAGTGATTACTTACGTATTAATAGCATTCAAAAAGTAAAATTACAAGGCGAAGATAGAGAAATTTTTAGTACGTTCAAAGATAAAAATAATAAACGTACTCGTTATATGGGTTTACCTAACCTTAAACGCGCAAATATAAAAACTGATTGGACTAAGGAAATGGTTCGTGAATGGAAAAAATGTCGTGATGACATTGTCTATTTCGCCGAAACCTATTGTGCTATTACACATATTGACTATGGCACAATTAAAGTTCAACTTCGTGATTATCAACGAGATATGTTGAGAATCATGAGTGCTAAGCGTATGACATGTTGTAACCTATCGCGTCAGCTCGGTAAAACAACTGTTGTGGCAATTTTCCTTGCTCACTTTGCATGTTTTAATAAAGATAAAGCAATTGGTATTTTAGCTCATAAAGGGTCAATGTCAGCAGAGGTATTAGACCGTACAAAACAAGCTATTGAATTATTGCCTGACTTTTTGCAACCAGGCATTGTAGAATGGAACAAGGGATCAATTGAATTAGATAATGGTAGTTCTATTGGTGCCTACGCTAGTAGCCCTGACGCCGTCCGTGGTAACTCATTCGCTATGATTTATATAGATGAATGCGTATCAAAAGATACCAAAGTAACTATTCGTTGCAAATCCACTGGCGAGATAAAGGAAATGACCATGTTAGAAGTCAAAGCACTTGCTATCGCACAGAAGGAATTTAAAAATGCGAAAGAATAAGAACGGAAGACCTATTCAACGCTTAATTATAACTTCTAGATATATTTGTTACGAGTGTGGCGAGTTTGATGCCAAATGTAAAGGAAGGAGATGTAATCCTTGCGGTAGTAAAGCTCAAGGCAAAGCTATGGCAAATCTGTATAAGACAAATCATTCTGAAATGGTACTCAAGTGTAATAAACCGTACACTGAAGAAACTAGATTAAAACACTCAAACACCATTAAGAAAAAAATTCTTAATGGTGAATTCACTCCAAAATCTAATAATAGACGAACATGGAAAAGACTTTATAAAAATGGATATGCATTTAGAAGTTCATGGGAACTAAAATTTTATAATTATTGTATATTAAACAATATTAAAGTAGAATACGAATCACTTCGTATACCCTATATATTTGAAGGTAATTCTCATGTTTATATAACAGATTTTATAAGTCATTCAGAGAAAAAGGTTTATGAAATAAAACCAAATTCTATGATAGATGATAGGGCATTAGCCAAAGAAAAATATGCTACGGCTTGGTGTAAAGAAAACGGATATGAATATATCTTTATCACGGAGGACTTCTTATGCAATTTTTAGAACTAGACGGATATGAAGTCCTTACTGATAATGGATTTAAAGACTTCAATGGTATTAAATGTACATTCGGACTTATTTGGCGTACAGAATTCAATGATGGAAGTCACCTAGATTCGTCTGATGGCCATCTTATTAAGATGAAATCTGGCGATTTCATAGCGGCTAAAGACATAAAACCTGGTGACATTACTTCTACGGGATTAGTAGTAACAAGTGCAAATGAATTTATTGAACAGGATGAGCTATTTGACCTGACTAATGTCGCAGATGGATATCATTATAAAACTAATAATGTGGAATCTCATAATTGCGCGTTTATTCCTAACTTCTTGGATGCATGGCTTGCTATTCAGCCTGTTATTTCATCTGGTCGTCGTTCTAAGATTATTATTACAACTACTCCAAATGGCTTAAACCATTTCCATGATATATGGGAAGCTGCTGTTTCTGGTAAATCAGGCTTTGCGCCATATACTGCTGTATGGGTGTCTGTTAAAGAACGTCTGTATGATGATAACGACTTATTTGATGACGGATGGCAATGGAGTTCGCAAACTATTTCAGCGTCTTCATTACAACAATTCCGTCAAGAACATATGGCCGAATTTGAAGGAACTTCTGGGACATTAATATCTGGCCTTAAATTAGCTAATATGAATTTTAAAGATATTAGTCCTGATGCGCGTTCTTTTTATAAATTTTCAGCTTATGAAGAGGGTCATAAATATATAGCTACTTTAGATTCGGCTGAAGGTCGTGGTCAAGATTATCATTCGCTACAAATAATTGATGTTACTGGTGAAAAATGGGAGCAAGTTGCTGTATTACATTCTAATACTATTTCGCACTTAATTCTTCCTGATATTATTTACCGCTATCTTCAAGAATATAATTCACCGCCTATTTACATTGAGTTAAATAGTACAGGTGTATCAGTTGCTAAATCTCTTTATATGGATTTAGAATATGAAAATGTTATTTGTGATTCATTCGTTGACTTAGGAATGAAACAAACAAAAAGATCAAAAGCTATTGGATGTTCAACATTAAAAGATTTAATTGAACAAGATAAATTAATCTTAAACCATAAAGCTACAATTATGGAATTCAGAACATTTAGTCAGAAAAAATTATCCTGGGCTGCCGAAGATGGCTATCATGATGATTTAGTAATGAGCCTTGTTATTTTCGCATGGCTAACAACACAACCAAAATTTGCAGAGTTCGTTGATAAAGATGACCATAGAATAGCTTCAGACATATTCAGACAAGAAATTGAAGATATGAATGATGAATATGCTCCGGTTGTGATGTTTGACACAGGCGAAGAAGTATATGAAAGTTATCATCATGGCCTGTCATTTGTATAAATAAACTTAGAGCAAACAATATTGAGGATTCAAAATGGCTTTATTATCTCCGGGCATTGAGCTCAAAGAAACAAGCGTACAAAGCACTATTGCGCGTAATGCCACCGGTCGCGCAGCATTAGTTGGGAAATTTGCCTGGGGCCCAGCATTCCAGGTTACACAAATTACTAACGAAGTTGAATTAGTCGATCAATTTGGTGGCCCTAATGACGAAACAGCTGATTATTTTATGTCTGGTATGAACTTCCTTCAATACGGTAATGACCTTCGTGTTGTTCGTGTTGTTGATAGAGACTCGGCTAAAAACTCATCCCCAATCGTTAATAATATTATTTCAACAATCTCACAGCCAGGTACTAACTACAAAGTTGATGACGTTGTTCGTGTGAAATATTTGCAAACTACTGTAGAAACCTCAGGTAAAATTACTGCTGTTGATGCTGATGGCAAAATTAAATCTGTATTCATTCCTACAGGTAAAATTATCGATTATGCAAAATCAATTAATCAATTCCCTAGTCTTGGCGTTGGCTGGACTACTGAAATAACTTCTAGTTCATCTGGCGTTAGTGGTATTATTACCTTAGGCGGAATTGAAATTGATTCAGGCATTTTGCTAACCGAAACTGAAAATGCTGATGAAGTTATCACAGGAACTGCATTCCAGGCTCTTTTAGCTAAATATGCTATGCCAGGTTTTGTAGCTGTATATCCTGGTGAATTAGGTAGTTCTTTAGAGCTAGAAATTGTTTCTAAAGCAAAATATGATGCTACTACAGTTGCTGAATTGAGTATTTTCCCTACTGGCGGTACACGTGTTTCTTCTGCAAAAGCTGTATTCCCATATGGCCCGCAGACTGTCAACCAATATGGTATTATCGTTCGTCGTGATGGCTCTATTGTAGAATCCGTTATTCTTTCTACTAAGAAAGGCGAAAAAGATGTGTATGGCAATAACATCTATATGGATGACTATTTCGCTAAAGGCTCAAGCAATTATATCTTCGGCACTTCAGTTGGATTCCCGGATGGTTTCTCAGGTATTATTCGTTTGGCAGGTGGTTTAAGTTCTAATGGTACTGCTGAAGCTGGCGCTTTGATGCAAGGTTGGGATTTATTTGCTGACCGTGAAGCATTACATGTTAACTTGCTGATTGCTGGTGCTTGTGCTGGTGAAGACGATGAAACGGCATCTACTGTTCAAAAACATGTTGTTTCTATTGCCGATGAACGTCAAGATTGCTTAGCATTGATTTCTCCTCCACGTGGCACTATTGTTAATGTTCCATTAACTCGAGCTGTAGATAATTTAGTTGGCTGGCGAAAAGGTTCTACTGGTTACGAAGATGCTAATATGAATATCAGCTCAACATATGCTGCTATTGATGGTAACTACAAATATCAATATGACAAGTATAATGATATTAACCGTTGGGTTCCATTGGCCGCTGATATTGCTGGATTATGTGCTCGTACAGATGATGTTTCACAACCTTGGATGTCTCCAGCCGGTTATAACCGTGGGCAACTTCTGAACTGTATTAAACTTGCTATTGAGCCTCGTTTGTCTCATCGTAATGTTATGTACCAAGCTGCTATTAACCCAGTAACTGGTTTTGCAGGTGGTGATGGCTTTGTTCTATTTGGCGATAAAACTGCTACATTAGTTCCTTCACCATTTGACCGTATTAACGTACGTCGTCTGTTTAATATGTTGAAGAAAAATATTGGCGATGCATCTAAATACAAAGTATTCGAACTAAACGATGACTTTACTCGTTCTAGTTTCCGTATGGAAGCTTCACAATATCTGGCAGGAATTAAAGCTCTTGGCGGTGTATACGAATATCGTGTTGTTTGCGATTCAACAAATAACACCCCTGCGGTTATTGATCGTAACGAAATGGTTGGTAGCATTTATGTTAAACCAGCACGTAGCATTAACTACATTACTCTGAACTTCATTGCTACGGCAACAGGTGCAGATTTCGATGAATTGATCGGAACACAACAGTAATTAAAAAGCCGGTATAAATAGCTATATCGGCTTTACGCTCAGGACGGTTTAGAGCGTTTGAAAGATTATATTGTTGTATCATATTAATGGTATAAATAAATTAAACTGAGTGGTTCCTGGCTTACTAGGAATCATTCTTAAGAGGATCTTATGGAGCTTACAGATATCACAAGAGCATTTGAATCAGGTGACTTCGCACGTCCTAACCTATTTGAGGTAGAAATTCCTTATTTAGGCCAAAACTTCAAATTCAAGTGCAAAGCAGCTACATTGCCGTCAGGCACAGTAGATAAAATTCCAGTTGGGTACATGAACCGTAAATTAAATATTGCCGGTGACCGTACTTTTGATGATTGGACAGTAACAATTTACAACGACGACGCTCACTCAACTCGTGATGCTATCGTTGCTTGGCAAGATTTGTGTCATGGTCAAGGTAATGAAATTTCTGGCGCTAATCCAGCTGATTATAAAAAAACAGCTTTAGTACGTCAATTCCATCGTAATGGACAAGAAATTACTAAAGAATATACACTAACAGGTATTTGGCCTACAATTGTAGCTGAAGTACAAATGGATTGGGATTCTAACAACGAAGTTCAAATCTTTGAGACTACCTTCTCCCTGGACTGGTGGCAGTAATATTAAAACGGGTTTATGCCCGTTTAAAATGCATATTGTTAAAATAGTGTTCATTTTAAACGGTATAAATATTACCAGAGACATATTTTGGAGCAATCAATGGATATTACAAACACTGTACTTTCAATGTTTAAACGATTTAGTCGTGATGATGCTGATTTGTACGACGACCAATTAAAATCTAATGCTGAATCAATTACTGCTCCTAAATTTGACGATGGTGCGCATGAAGTCGAATCTAATATTTCAGATATTTACGGGAGTGGTACTGCTGGCTTAATGCAGCAAATGTATGGCAGTCAAGAAGTGGCCATGGATAATACTCGCCGCTTAATTGATACATACCGTAGTTTAATGAATAATTATGAAGTAGATAATGCTGTTCAAGAAATTGTTTCAGATTCTATTGTATACGAATCCGGACATGATGTTGTAGCGTTAAATTTAGAAAATTCTGATTTCAGCGAAGCAATGAAAGACAAATTGTTAAATGAATTTAATGTGGTATTAAATACATTAAGATTCCAGCGTAAAGGTACAGACCATTTTAAACGTTGGTATGTAGATTCAAGAGTATTTTTTCATAAAATTATAGATATCAAGAACCCTAAAAAGGGTATTCTAGAATTACGCCGTTTAGATCCTCGCCAAGTAGAATTTGTCCGTGAAATTGTTACTGATATGGAAAGCGGTGTAAAAATTGTTAAAGGCTATAAAGAATATTTCATTTACGACACGGGACATGAAAGTTATTATGCGGATGGCAAAGTTTATACTGCCGGAACAAAAATAAAAATCCCTAGAACTGCTATAACCTATGCTCATTCAGGTTTAGTTGATTGTTCAGGTAAAAATATTATAGGCTATTTGCATCGTGCTGTTAAACCAGCTAATCAGCTAAAATTGCTTGAAGATGCTATGGTGATATATCGCATTACTCGTGCTCCAGACCGTAGAGTATTTTATATCGACACAGGTAATATGCCTGCGCGTAAAGCACAAGCTCATATGCAACATGTTATGAATACATTTAAAAACCGAGTGGTTTATGATGCTTCGACTGGTAAAATTAAAAACCAGCAACATAATATGTCTATGACTGAAGATTATTGGTTACAACGTCGTGACGGAAAAGCTGTTACTGAAGTAGATACAATGCCTGGTGCTCAGGGTATGAATGAAATGGATGACGTGCGTTGGTTTAAACGTTGCTTATATGAAGCTTTACGTATTCCGGTTTCACGTATTCCAAATGACCAAGGTGGCGTCCAATTTGATGCTGGCACTGCAATTACTCGTGATGAAATTAAATTTGATGACTTCATTCGAGATTTACAGCATAAGTTTGAAGAAATTATTCTTGACCCATTAAAAACTAACTTAATTCTTAAAAAAATTATATCAGAAGACGACTGGGAAAGAGAGATAAATAATATTAATATCACGTTCCATCGTAATTCGTATTTTACAGAAATGAAAGATGCGGAAATTACTGAACGGCGTATCAATATGATACTCATGGCTGAACCTATTATTGGAAAATATATTTCTCATAAAACAGCTATGATGGACTTCTTACAGATGTCTGAAGAAGAAATTAACGATGAAGCTAAGCAGATAGAGGAAGAATCCAAAATCGAACGCTTTAATTCAGATAAAGAACCCGAGGAATTTTAAATGGAACAATTAATTGAAGCTATCAAGTCTAATGATTTGGTTAAAGCTAAAAAAGCGTTAGGCTCTATTATGCTAGAACGTACTAGTACTCTTGTCGAAGCTGAAAAAATCGCAATGGCTAAGTCTGTTATGATTGAAGGTGAAGAACCTGAAAGCGAAGAGAAAGACGATTCTGAAGAAGACGAAGAGGAAGAATAATGTTAATTATTTCTGATGACCACGAATTAGTATATGAAAATGTACAAGCTCTAATTCCTGAAGCTCAGAACCGAATTAATTTTCTTGCAACGTTTTCTAAAGACGAAATAACTGCAATTACCGAAAATATGGTAGATACAACACCAGATTTGGCAATTGCAATTGCTTCACTTAATGAAGAAATGGAATTAAACGAGTTTATTGTTAAGCACGTTTCTTCTCGTGGTGAAGTTACTAAAACACACGACAGAAAAACTCGTTCCCGGAGAGCTTTTCAAACCACAGGTCTTTCTAAAGCAAAACGTCGTGCTATTGCAAGAAAAGTAGTTCGTTCTAAAAAATCTAATCCATCAGCAACCGTCAGAGGTTCTCGTAAGCGTAAACGTGCTATGAAACGTCGTAAAATTATGGGACTAAGCTAATGACTATGTTACTTACTGAAGATTGGGGACAGCCCGGTGAATTAATTGGTGATGTTCCTATGCTAGAATCCTATGAAAATAAGGAAGGACTCCCACCTGGGCTTTATATAGAAGGTGTATTTCTACAAGCAGAAACAGTTAATAGAAATAAGCGTCTTTACCCTAAACGTATTTTAGAAACTGCTGTTTCACAATACGTTAATGAACAAGTTAAAACAAAACAAGCTTTAGGAGAATTAAACCATCCACCAAGAGCTAATGTCGATCCGATGTTGGCAGCTATTATCATCGAAGATATGTGGTGGAAAGGTAATAACGTTATGGGCCGCGCTCGTATTATCGAAGGCGACCATGGTCCTGGCGATAAATTGGCTGCAAATATAAGAGCTGGCTGGATTCCAGGAGTATCCTCAAGAGGCTTGGGTTCATTAACTGAAACTGGCAAAGGTTATAAACTAGTTAATGAAGGTTTCCGTTTGACTGTGGGTGTTGATGCAGTATGGGGTCCTTCAGCGCCTGATGCATATGTACGGGCTAAACAAATTTCTGAAAGCAAAGAAATTCAGGAATGCAGTGCTAATGATGCTTTTAATGCTTTAACAGCCAATTTAAAAGCGTTATAAATAATTATGTAACTTAACAACAGGAACGAGAAATGCATATCAAAGAACAACTTATTAAAGAAGCACAAACCTTGATGGTTGAAGCTTCAGTTGAACTTGGAAGCGTTTTCGAATCAGTTCAATTGTCTGATGAAGTAAAAACTAACTTCAGCACTGTATTCGAAACTCTGGTCAAGAAAAACGCCGCTGCTTTGGCAGAAAAACACATTAATGAAATCGCTGATAAGGCTGAAGAAGAAGTAGAAAAAGCCGAAGAAGAAGCTGATAAGAAAGCAGAAAAGAAAATTACTGAAGCTGCATCCCGCTTCTTGGACCATATCGCTAAAGAATGGCTAGCTGAAAACAAACTTGCTGTAGATCGTGGTATCAAATCAGATTTGTTTGAATCTATGTTCTCTGGATTGAAAGAGCTATTTGTTGAACATAATGTTGTTGTTCCAGAAGAATCTGTAGATGTTGTTGCAGAAATGGAAGAAGAACTAGCTGAACAAACTGCTGAAACTGGTCGTTTATTTGAAGAATTAGGAAAGCGCGATGCATATATTAATTATATTCAACGCGAAGTTGCTATTACTGAAGCCACACGTGATTTGGTAGAATCTCATAAAGAACAAGTTGTAGAATTGCTTGAAGGCGTTGAGTATTCTGAAGGTTTTGCCGGAAAACTTAATTCTATCGTATCAATGGTATCTGCTTCTAAATCTACTCAGGTAAATGAAGCTATAAATACAACTGAAGATATTGATGCAACAGCGCTAAACTTTATTAGCGAAGCGGTTGAAGATACTGCTAATCCAACTACTCAAAAATCAACAATGATGAATCTGTACACCCGTGCAGCGTCAAGCAAAGCTTAATTTAAGGTTATTATTAAAATGAAACAAACTACTAAATTCGAACTTTTGAACAAATGGACTCCACTGTTGGAAGCTGAAGAATTGCCTGAAATTGTTGGTGCTTCAAAACGTACGCTGATTGCTAAAATCATGGAAAACCAAGAAGTTGATATTATGACTTCGCCTGAATACCGTGATGAAAAAATTGCTGAAGCATTCGGTACTTTCTTGAACGAAGCTGAAATTGGCGGTGACTCAGGTTATAATGCTGGTAATATCGCAATGGGTAAAACAAGCGGTGCTATCACTCAAATTGGGCCGGCAGTAATGGGTATGGTACGTCGTGCTATTCCTAATCTGATTGCTTTTGATATCTGTGGTGTTCAGCCAATGTCTGGTCCTACTGGTCAGGTATTTGCATTGCGCGCTACTTACGGTGAAGATCCGTTGGCTTCTAATGCTAAAGAAGCTTTCCATCCAATGTTTGCTCCAAATGCTATGTTCTCTGGTGCTGGCGCTGATGCTACCCTTAAAGCTACATTCAAAAAAGTTTCTGCTACTTTGGTAATGACTGCTGGTGATATTGCGCATTATGAATTCCCAGAATCTGGTACTGCGTATCTTCAGGCTGCTTCCGCTGTAGATTTCACTGCACTTGTTACCGGTAGTGCTACTGTTCTTGATGCTGTTCAAGGTCAAATGGAACTTGGTACCCTGGTTGAAATCGCTGAAGGTATGGCAACATCTGTCGCTGAATTGCAACAGAACTTTAACGGTTCTACTGATAACCCATGGAACGAAATGAGCTTCCGTATTGACAAACAAGTCATCGAAGCTAAATCTCGCCAGTTAAAAGCTCAGTATTCTATCGAATTGGCCCAGGATTTACGTGCTGTTCATGGTATGGATGCAGATGCTGAATTGTCTACTATTCTTGCTACAGAAATGATGCTGGAAATTAACCGTGAAGTTGTTGACTGGATTAACTATACCGCTCAGGTTGGTAAAACTGGTATGACTCGTACTCTTGGTTCTAAAGACGGTGTATTCGATCTTCAAGACCCTATTGATACTCGTGGTGCTCGTTGGGCTGGTGAAAGCTTTAAATCTGTAATTTACCAAATCGATAAAGAAGCTGTAGAAATTGGTCGTCAAACTGGCCGTGGTCAAGGTAACTTCCTGATTGCTTCTCGCAACGTTGTTAATATCCTTGCTTCTACTGATCAGCTTATTGGTTATGCATCACAAGGCGCTTCTGCTGGTCTGAACACTGATGTACAGAAAGCAACCTTTGCTGGTATTTTGGCTGGTAAATATAAAGTTTACATCGACCAATATGCTCGTCAAGATTACTTCACTGTTGGTTATAAAGGTGCTAACGAAATGGATGCCGGTATTTACTACGCGCCTTACGTTGCATTGACCCCACTTCGTGGTTCTGATCCTAAGAATTTCCAACCTGTCATGGGCTTCAAAACTCGTTATGGTATTGGTATTAATCCATTCGCTGATTCTCGTGCTCAGCGCCCAGGTGATCGTATTACTTCTGCAATGCCTGCTATTGCAGCTATTGGTAAGAATGCTTACTTCCGCCGTGTATGGGTACAAAACGTTTAATAGTTAAAAATAAAGGGATACTCAATGAGTATCCCTTTTTTAGTTTAAATAGATTCAAATACTAAATTACCTGAATCCCATATACGTCTAATTTTATTATTATAACAATTTTCTACTGCTGTTAATTCTGGGTTATAATTATCTAGTTTTTTATCTAATAGATGTTTCATAAATGATGACCTATGAAATAATTTGCCTTTATCAATGTAATAATCGCATGGTTTTGTCACACGAATTTGTTTCATTCCTATAGCGTTGTATACGTTGCCTTGAGACCAACGCCGGTTGGCATATGAAACACAATATACACCCTTTAAAAGTCTAGACGCGCCGCCTTGCACTACAGTATTTAATTTAGAACACATGCGTAATAACTCTGGCTTATTCTGATATCGTCCTTTACCAATAGTTATCAATTGAACTAAATCATCTTCGTAATAAAGGCCTTTAGCTTCAGTAAAAACAGCATGCCCTTGTAAATGATTTAATTCACAAAACTTTTTAGCATCGTTATATGAAACCTGTTTAATTTTACATTTTCTTGCATGAATTTTTGTAGCTTTACCTAATTTAACTTTAATTACAGATTTCCATATTTCACGTTTAGTATTATCTAACCATTCATTTTCAAAAATATGTAAAAGTTGAATTCCTTTAGATTCACATAATTCTGTTTTATTAAGATGATAATTTCTTTTGTGCATATCTTCTTCTTTAGAACCAGAAGAATGCCAATAAATACCGTTAAATTCTATAGCTAGATTTTTCTCTGGGATATAGATATCAAGTTCAAAAGGAGCTATTATTTTTCGGCTTGTTTCGCAAGCAAAACCTAGAGAATTAATAAATTCTTTTAATTCAATTTCAGCTACAGAAATATTTTTGTCTCTAAGATTGTATTCAAAAGTAAGTCCATATAATAAATTAAGTCCACAGCCTGTTTCTAAAGAAATTCCATGAAGTCCTATAGATTTGTATTTTTCAGAGAATTTTTCTTTATCATACAGCCATTCCGGTAAATGGGTTCTTGAAGAATTAGATATAGATTGTTTGAGAGAAATAGAAGCTTTAACCGTATCTATTTGGAACGGATTTTTAACACCATAACGATTTAAACATGTTTGTTCTCTTTTAATCAAAGACAAAATACTATTATTTTTAATTGCATTTATCCCAGAAGAACTAAATCCGGTTTCTCCATATTTTTTCTTTCTTGTAACCCATGTTTTATCTGTTGGCTTGCCTTTTAAAGATTCTGATATCTTTTTATTACGAGATTCTATATCAATAGAACTAAGTTTTTTATCTTTAACTAATTGGCACGATGCAGAACATTTTCTTGAACAGTATTCTGCCATGATTTTTTCTATAGGAAGTTCTTTATCGCACTTTTTACATTTAGGCAATTCATCAAGGTTGTTTAAAGCTAGTATGAGCTTAGTTTTTGGGTCTGAATATATTGAAATAATGCCGTCAATTATAGAAGGATTTTCTTTATGAATTCTTTTCCAATTTTTGTTTAAATTGCCATTTTTATCTTTATAAATAGATATATCCATAATAACTCCTTATAACATCATTTTATCATAGTATCGATTACATGTAAACATGTAAGTTATAACAACAGAGAGAACATGCAATGAGCAATATTAACCAGCTTTTGCGCGAATCGACAACATCTACGTCTAGTATTGCTGGACGTCCAAATCTTGTTGCATTGACTCGTGCTACGACTAAATTAGTGTATATGGATTTAGTCGCTGAACAACGTACTACACAACCTGTAGCTGCACTATATGGTATTAAATATTTAAACCCTAATAATGACCTAAGCTTCGTTACAGGTGCAACATACGGCGGCGCAATTGGGCCATCACAACGTGCTACGATTATCGATATAACAATGACAAATAAAGATACCTTTGTTAAAGGCGATTATTTCAAATATGTTGATGTAGTGTTTAAAGTATTAGAAGATACTCCATTTGCCGGAACAGCTGAAACAGAAATTTTTGGTGTTGTATCCGAAGCTGTTGCAGATAGTACAATTAGAATGGTTCCTGATGCAGCAAGTACAAGTAAATTTGAATCTGCTAATAGTGATATCGCTGAAGCGAGTTTCCAAATTTCAAAATGGCAAGCACCTGTTAAATCACGTAAATTAAAAACAGAACTAACAGTTGAATTAGCCCAAGATTTAGAAGCTAATGGATTTGATGCTAGTAGTATGGTTGAAGACGTATTAGCTACACAAATGGCTGAAGAAATTAATAAAGATATTTTGCAAGGCCTAGTTACAGTATCAACACGCTTTAAAATTGATGGTGTATCTGATAAAGGCGTACTTGATTTATCTGGTCCTGATACAGCCCCTGAACAAGGACGTAAATTATACAGATTCGTCTGTGAAATGAATAGTTCTATCCAACGTAACACATCTTATTCTGGTACTTACGTTGTTGCATCTTCTAGATGTGCGGCAGTTTTAGCTGCTTCTGGTTGGATGCATCAAGGTGAAGATGAAGAATTGTCCGATAATGCTTACGGTGTTTTGAACAATGGTCTTGTTTTGTTCTGTGATACTAATAGTCCGGTGGATTATGTTATTGTAGGTGTTAAAGCAGAATTTGGCGATATGGAAGCAGTTGGTTCTTTATTTTATGCTCCATATACTGAAGGATTGGATTTAGAAGACCCAGAGCATGTTGGTGTATTTAAAGCTATAGTGGACCCTGAGAGCTTGCAGCCAAAGATTGCATTGCTCACTAGATATGCACTTTGCGTTAACCCTTATACTACAGGCGCTACAGATGAGCAAGCACGCATCATAGACGCATCTGATTTTGATTTGTTTGCTGGCAGAAGCCAGATGTCTACTCTGCTTGGTGTTAAGTTACCTAAACTGATAGCAGGATAAAATAAAGGGACCGTAAGGTCCCTTTTTGGCATTACAACAATTCAGACCATTGAGAACGAATTGTATTTTGTACTTCTGTTGTCAAACGTTTCTTAACTAATGAAGGCATTTCTGCAGTATTAATATCGATACCTTCACGCTCGGCTTCAACTAGAATATCTTGGCAAGTCAAGCCCATTACACGTCCAAACATTTTAGCATTGATTTCGCCTAAATGGGACACCACATTCAGTACGCGATTCCAAGTGTTGAATTCAAGCAAAGCTTGAAGCAGTATTACATCGTTTTCCGATAAATGCGCTTCTGGTTGAATTAGTTTATCAGATTTCTTTTTCTCTGAAAATTTAGAATTTTTACATTTAATAGCTACACGATTGCCATTTGTGAGTTCCGTGTATTCCACAGGTTTTAATACATAGCCTTCAGCAATATTATCTGTGCCTGTTTTAAGTTCAAATTTAGTTTCTTTATTAACTGAAGTCTTGTCTGGGTCCCATAGTTCATTGTATTCATTAACTAAAGATTGGAAATCATTAGGGAGCTTAATAAGATCATCGAAAGACCCAGTAGCAATAAGTGGAGCCATTTTAAGGCGACAATTTCGACAAATAAATGATACTACAAAGTCATTTAAATAAACGCCATTATCAATGATATCGAATACATAGAAATCTTTATCACCATAATCTACTTCTTTCTGAATGCCTTTACCAGCTAATTCAACCAAAGATTTGAATATGGCTATCTAATTTTGTTAGACTATTTTGCAATGATTTAAACCCAGACATATATCTAGCCATTACATTTTCATAATCAAAGAACGATTCTGTAGGTTCGATAGGGCCGCTTCTTTTTGCAAAAGAAATAGAATCTTTAGTAATGATAATGCTAAAGTTAGCGCCATGAATCTTTTCTCGTGCTACCCAAATTTTATCCCAGACTGTGTGGCCTTCATCTCGGATTTTATTAATAATTTTACTGTTAGAATGATTTTCTAATGACGAGTATTTTGCAAACATATACAATTCCTATTCGCGGAGCGAAACGTGCCGATATTCAACGGATATAAATAATATTAAGAGACAGATATGTCTATCGCTTAGCTTTAAACAATCACCTCTGCGAGATCTAGAGACATTATACCACTGAAAATTATAAAGCAAATAACATCTGCATTTTCTTTAATAATTCGGGGTGGTGTAATTTTGACGTAGTCATTCGCTTGCGAAAAACAACTTTAGGCTTTAATTTGCTTTTATCTTTTGCAACTTCAGTTTGGGCCCATAATTTACTCACTTCACTTATAGTACAATTTGTTTTATGTGCTATATCAACAAATGACATTCCACTTTCATATAAAAAATGTACTTCAACTGATTTATTCATAATAATCTCTCATTTAATTGACCTTTTCATACTAACACATAGAAAAGTAGTTGTAAACCCCCTAAAGGGCCCGAAGGCCCAGTATTAACTAAGTGTGATGAAACTTGAGTTTCTTGTTTCACGAATTATCACTTTACCATCGCGTTTAATGTAATAAAGTAAACTTAATAAGGTATTATGCACTGACGCTTTAGGGAATGATTTAGGGTTAGAAGTCCAATCAGGGTTTTTGCTAATCCAATCATAAATCCAGAAAGGACATGTATAATAACCTGGATTTTTTCCTATCAATATAATAGTAGGTGAAAAATTAGAAGGCAATTCATACTGAGTTGTTGGCTCAACTTCTGGAATAGGTTCAAGAACAATTTCCACTTCAGCTGTAACTACAACTTCTTCTAATTCTTGGGTAGGTTCAATAACTTCAATTTTATTAGGAGTATATTCAGGTTGTTTAACTTCAAATACTATTTCTTTTGTTTCAACACTATCTGATACACTATTAATTAATTCTTTGGCCTCGTCTGAAGCTTCATTAAACACTGCTTTGCCTTCGGCTTCATCGACAGCTTGAATCAAATCGCCAATCAATAAGCCTTCATTTTTCTCTGGCATTGGTTCACCACTAAGTTCGGACATTTTTTCACTTATATCTAATACTAAGTTGTCGAATGATCGTGATTTTTTAACTTGAATATTAAACGATTCGGCATATTCTATTAATTGGCGTTTAGCTTCTTTTTGATCTTCCAAAGCTTTCAATTCTGTAATAAAGTTCTTATCTATCATGATATTCCTCTGGGGGTGTATAAATATATATGTATTTATATCAAGAGATTTATTCTCAGAAAAATTGGAAAATTATGATGATAGACATCAATGTACGATTTCATGACTTTAGTTATGTAAAATTAGAATGCGATGAAGGTATCTTTTACGAGTTAAGAGATTTTTTCAGCTTTGAAGCTGATGGATTTAAATTTAATCCAAAATTTAAGTATGGCCAATGGGACGGACGTATTCGTCTTTTAGGTTATGACAAATTATTGCCTTATGGCCTAGCAGAACAAGTTAAAAAGTTCGCAGCTCAAATGGACTATAAAGTTTCATTTGATGAACAAATCTTCGATAAGGAAGATATATCTAGAGAAGATTTTGATACTTGGGTTTCAAGTAAAACAATTTATTCTGGCGATAATGTCATCCAACCTCATTATTATCAAAGTGATTCAGTATTTGAAGGTATTGTCAATAGACGTCGTATTTTAAACCTTCCTACATCAGCAGGTAAATCACTTATCCAAGCTTTGTTATCTAGATATTATGTAGAACATTATCAAGGTAAAATTTTAATAATTGTTCCAACCACTGCATTAGTTGACCAAATGATAAATGATTTTAAAGATTATCGTTTGTTCAGTGGTAAACATATGCTTGGAATAAGAGCTGGTACTGCTCGTGATTCAGATGCTGTGATTTATGTTTCTACGTATCAAACAGCTATTAAACAGCCTAAAGAATGGTTTAACCAATTTGGTATGTTTATGAATGATGAATGTCATCTAGCTAATGGCAAAAGTATTTCAACAATCATTCAAGGTTTAACTAATTGTATTTTTAAATTTGGATTGTCTGGTTCTTTAAAAGATGGCAAAGCCAACTTAATGCAATACATTGGTTCATTTGGTTCCATCTATAAACCAGTTTCTACTGCTCAATTAATGGAAGAAGGCCAAGTAACAGATTTAAATATTAATTCAATTTTCTTACGTTACCCAGATGAATTAACACTTAAGATGAAAGGAAAGCCTTACCAAGATGAGATAAAAATCATCACTAAATATAGTAAGCGTAATTTATTTGTGACTAACTTAGCTGTTAAATTAGCTAAGAAAGAAGAAAACGTATTTTTGATGTTTAAAAATATAGCTCATGGTAAAGACCTTTTTGAAAAGATTAAAGCAACTGGTCATGAAAAAGTATATTATGTTTCTGGCGAAGTAGATACAGAAACACGAAATGCCTTGAAAGTAATGGCAGAAAACGGAACAGGTATTATTGTTGTAGCAAGTTATGGCGTGTTCTCTACAGGTATTTCTGTTAAGAATCTTCACCATATTATTTTTGCTCATCCAGTAAAATCTAAAATTATTGTACTTCAAACAATTGGTCGTGTTCTTCGTAAGCATGAATCTAAAGAAACAGCTACGGTGTGGGACATCATAGATGATGCTGGCGTTAAACCTAAATCTGCTAATGCTAAAAAGAAATATGTACATTTAAATTATGCACTTCGCCATGCTTTAGAACGTATTCAACGTTATGCTGAAGAGAAATTTAACTACGTAATGAAAACAGTGCAATTATGATGCAGCCTACTGAAAGTAGGCTTTATTTAAAATATTAATAGGACTATTATGATTAAGCCATTTAAAGAAATTTTACAAGAAGCTTCGATAGAAGCTTTTATGAGTAAAGTCAATTCATGTCAAACACTTGATGGACTTGACGAATTAGATAAGTATTACAAAAAACGTATTAAGGATGCTGAATTAGCAGATTCTGATGATATCACTGTTCGCGATGCATTGGCTGGCCGACGTCTAGAACTAGATGTCGGAGAAGACGACGATGAAGAAGAGTTCTAATACTAAAAAGCCCTCTTGCGAGGGCTTTAATTACATTAACAATTGCACTTCATTTAATTCTTGTTCTGAACTTTCTGAAACAGGAATCTGACATGCAAAATTATAGCAAGGCCCAGGATGTACAGGACCATTGTCTGATTCGACTACCAAAGCATCATCGATTGGAGTCTTGCAGACAACACATATATGACTCATATTGTCTCCTTAGTTATATGTATTTATTACTCTAAATTATCAATCCACTTAATCAATAATGCCTTCCCAATCGTATAGTTAAAACTATGCAAAATCTCTCGCATATAAATCATATACAATTCACTATCAGTTTTAAATTCACTCATATCTATACTGTAAATTCTTTCAACAACTTTAGCAGCACTTATTAATTCAGCTTCTGATGCGTACATTTTATTTACCAGATTCAAGAGAACGAATATCAATCATTGCTTTAATAGCAAACCCGCGTCCTTTAACTGCATCAATTCCTTTACTACAGAATTCAAGCATTATTCCCCAATATTGAAAATGCGTCTCTAACTTAAGAATAGAGTCATCTGCATGCATAACAGTTTTCAATTCAGATTTGTCATATTGTATCATAGATACTTCATCTGAACGGCCTGTATAAAAATCCAATCTATCTTTTAAAGCATTTTTCTTACGAGCTTCAATGGCCAACATTTCTTTTCGGCAAGCCGAATGGTACCGAATCCACTTACTATAAATCTTTGGGTTGTTAGCAGCTTCATACTGAAGTTTTGTCCCATCAATTTCCATATCTGCATCTAATTCAACTTGCAAATCTTCTAATTTCATAATAATCCTATTGTTAACCAACCAAAGTTGTTGTAAGAACCTAAATCCATTATACCACGTAAAAAATAAAGCATTATCGGCTTTGTAATTGGACTTTGATCTGTTCAATAGTATCTGGGTTATCAACTATGCTAAAATAAATCGATACGATTAAAACGTTATCATCATACACTGGAGTGACTTCTACGTTTAATTTATCTATACGAGGTTCATAACTTCTAACCGAGGCTACAATACCACGTTGAATAGTGTCCGCTGTTAGCGGCGTCATGTTCTCGAATAACTCGTCTGATAGATTACATCCAAAGTCAGGCATAAACGCCCTCTCGCCTTTCCTGGTGGTAATAATGCCAAGTAAAGAGTTCTTTACGGCCCTAAGGCCGGTTATCTTGCCTATATCTTTATCCCAATTTATCCCTAATGTAGGATCTAAATCAGTATAAAGCACGTTTATCGTTTTATTTTCGCTCATAGTATCTCCATGAAGCTTTTAAGACCACTAATCAGTTTCACTGAGCTTTCACCACATTTACATACTATAGGTAAAGCAATATATGCTTCAGCTTTAGTTAATTTAGCGGAGATTTCTGATATCATTTCAATAGTGATAAAATTATATAGATCTTGTATTTCTATATCAGTTAAATCTTCTATTTTAACTTCTTCTTTATCTATCAATAGGAAGTCAATACACCCAAATACCATATTAATAACATTTTCATTATCGAATAGTTTAGGGTGTTTAAATTTAATTTTAAATTGGCCAAAGTCATGCCAAATATCTTCAAGTTCAGGATACTGGATAGAATTTATAGAAATAGGAACATCAATCTTATTGCCACATGTGCAAACGTGTGTAGATATAAAGTTAACATCACCTAAAGAATGTGCCCACAGTTTAATTAAAACTACTTCGGCTTCAACTTTAGATAAATCAGTTGCATTTGAACATTTTTTAATCAAATCTAAAACAACATGCTTGACTTTGCCATCAGCTTTAGCCTTCAGCAAATCTCGATACTCTCTTAAAGTAAAGGCCCGACATTTAATTGTTTTATCTTTAAGTGCTATATCAAAAGTGTAATTATACATAAATACCTCTAGTTTAACTTATTTATAAATAGAATAAAGGAGAGACCATGGCCAATATAGTCAGATGCAAATTACCTTCAGGAATTCGGCGGCTTAAGCCTTTTACAGTTCAAGATTATAGAGACATTTTGTTAATTAGAACCGAATTAGCTAGTAAAACTTCTGATGAGCAAACTGAACTTGTGAATGAAATGCTTGCAGATTATTTTTCTGAATTCCCTGAGTCATATCGCCCACATATATTTTTAAAAACGTTTAGTACATCAATTGGTAAAACTAGACTCCCGGTTCAATGGTCTTGTGCCACATGTAATAAAGTAGCTAAGACTCTATTGAATATCGGTATTGAAGAACTTAAAAACCCTGTAATAGAAACATGCGGCGTAAAAATTACCTTTAAATTTCCTGAGATTTATGAACCAGATCCAGTTAAATTTATAAATGAGAATATCTATTCTGTAGATGATGGAACTATTCATCTATGGACTGAACTGCCTGAAGATGATAAATTGGCCGTTATAGATGCCATTACTTTAGAGGCTGTTGAACAACTACTTAAACAAATACATCCAATTTATATTGAAATAAAAATGAATTGCTGCGAATCTAAAACAGTGACTTACACAAATATAAAAGATGTGTTTAACTTACTTTTAAACCCAGATGAAGTGTTTTCATTTTATCAAACAAATCATGTGTTGACTAAAAGTCATTACGATTTGAATAGCGTTATGAAAATGATTCCTATAGAACGAACTATTGCTTTATCTCTTATTGAGAAGGATAATAAAAAATGATGCAACGCGAAGGTTATCCTAATATAAGCGTTAAATTATACGAGGACTATGTTGCTTGGACTGAAAATAGATTTTTAGAATTAGCTGCTACATTTACCACTCTTACTATGCGAGATGGCTTATATGGAATTAATGAAGGCATTCTTCAATTTTATGATAACCAAAATCTGCATACTAAATTAACTGGCAATGAAATAATTCAGATATCAGTAGCTAACTCAAATAGTAAACAATTTCAAACAAGAATTTATGGTAATAAACACGGTGCGGTTGGTGTTGACTCAAAAGGTGATAATATAATTGCAATTCAGTTAGACACTATTCATAATATAGAAAATTTAAAATTCGGACGTACTTTCTTTAATAGTGCAGGAGAAAGTATTAGAGAAATGGTTGGCGCAATTTATCAAGATAGATTATTGATAGCTCCACCTATAAATGATATAAACATTTATGTACCTAAATTACCATGGACATCAACTATAACAAAATATCTTGATTATGTACGCGATGTTGGGTTGGCTATAGAATCTGATGAATTTGTTTTTGTGTGGGAAGATATTAGTGGTATAAACATGATGGATTATTCTGGCATGATTAACCAAGATATAATCCCTATGATTGTTGGCGAACCTAAACAAATAGGTCAATACGTAGGCGAAATGCCTGTTCCATTAGCATGGGACTTTGAATGGATGACTAAAACTAACCAAAGCGTAGATAATCCAATTGCCAATGCTACGATATACGCTCATTCGTTTTTAGATAATGACTTAACAAAAATAGTAAATGGCACAGGCCATAACTCTATATTAGTGTCTCGTTCAGGTGGTTATTCTGAAATGATTTATAGGAATGGATATGAAGAAGCCTTGCGTATAGGTACGATGGCTCAATATGATGCTTATGCCAAATGTAAAATTATGGGTAATTTTGAAATTCGTCCTGGGATGAAATTACAATTCAAAGATACTAAAAATCAGTTCACTACATATTTTTATGTTGATGAAGTCATTCACGAATTATCTAATAATGCTGCTATAACTAATTTGTATATGTTCACTAATAGCAAAATACTTAATCCTGTAGAACCTAGTAAGGTAAAAAATGAACTTAAAACTAGTACTACCAATTAAAAAAATACAGATCAATGACAAAACTATTTCTGTGCCTAAATTTGGTGTAAAACAGCATAATATTCTTAATTCAGTAAAAGCTGCCGAATCTCATTTAAGAGATTTACTTCAAAGCATTAGTCCGGGTTTAACAGCTCCTGAAGGCGAATTGGTATTATTACATGTTCTCCAATTTAACGGGCGATTAAAAGATAAAGAAATTGAAGGCCACACATATTCTGTAGATGATGTTGTCATTAGACAAATATTGACCCATCAATTCCAAGGTAATGTATTTAAATTTAAATCGCCACAACCATTTGAGACATTTTTAACAGTTGATCAAATGTTATCTGAATTATTAATATCAGTTAATGATGAAAAGGTTGATGTTGATTTTATGAAAATGCCGGCATTTGTTTCTAAATGGGCTGACCAAATAACATACGGTATAGCTTTAGATACTCACCGTGGAACTATAAAAGGACTAACAAATATTTTAGGATTATTTGAATGAAACAGCCTAGCCAACAAAATAGTTTCCGTCGTAAGGTAATAGAAGACAGTAAACCAGAACGTGATGCGGCTTCGGCCGCTAATTCGCAAAGTATGACTTTAGATAGTATTGACTCTAAATTATCTGATGTCCAAGCCGCCTCTGAACTAACCAGCGAAGCTGTAGAGACAAAAACAGATCAGTTAATAGATACAATTGGACATCTTGAAGGTAGTGTCCAGGATGTCCAGGCAGCTTCAGAATTAGCTGTTGACGCAATAGGAGAGAGTAATAGCTACTTAAAAAGTATTGATACAGTTTCACAAGCTATTAATGCTAAATTAGCACAATTAACATCTATGCTAGAAGCCAAATTTGGCGACCAATTAGCGCCATTAAATGCTCCTAACCCTGTATCTGGATCTTTGCCTGAACCGGTTCCTGTAATTTTGCCTGAAGATTTTATAGGGCCAATGTTACCAACTGTTCCTGATACAGACCCTAATGAAGAAGTTCTTCCTGAACCTGTGCGTAGAAATCCTGAGCCAGAACCAGAAGAAGATAAAAAACAAAATTCTTCAGAAGGCGATGAAAGAAATACATTAATTGAAAAATTAGATATACTAATTAGAACTACACAATCAGGTTTTAAAACAGCAGTAGGTTATTCTGATAAAATTTCTAATATGTTATTTAAATTTACGCTAACCGCTATAGCTCAAGCTGCTAAAACAGCTGCAATGATATTAGGTATTATCTTAGCTATAGATGTCATCAAAGCCAACTTTAATTTTTGGGCAGAAAAGTTCAGTACTAATTTTACAGAATTCGCTGAGAGAGCTAAAGAATGGGGTCCATTAATAGAATCAGTTGTTGGTATGGTTAGAAATATAAGCGATGCTTGGAATAGTGATGACCCATTCGGTATTATTAAAGCTATTGCTTTTGGTTTAAGCGATATCACTAAACAACTGGCCGATTTATTAGGTCTTGCCGTAGCTAAATTGACCGCAGGAATTCTCAGAGCTTTAGGATTTAATGATAAAGCCGATGCACTTGAAGGTAGTTATTTAAAAGGTTATCAAGATAGAACTGGTTCTGTTATGAGCGAAGGACACCAGAAGTTAATAGCTAAAGCTGATAACCAAAAGATTAAAGACGAGCATGATACAACAGCATATGACCAATTCAAAGGTATGGACCAAAGAGGTTATGACCAAGCCTATAAAAATGGATCTATGAGCAAAGATACATATGAAGCATTATCTAAAGGCGAAGCTAAAGCTAGTGACCCACTACAAGGTTTAAGCGAAGAAGAACGTCTTAATGTAATTATTAAACGGAATGAAGCACAAGCAGCTATTAATCGCACTAAAGATTATGCTACTAAAATTGACCCTAATAATGAAAGAGAAGTTAATTCATTAAATAAAGCTTTGGCAGATATTAAATCTAGATTAGATGATCCGGAAATTTCTAAAATTCCTGAATCCAAGTCAGATTTAATGCGTCAATTTGATGAATTAAATAATAAGACATCAGCTAATAAATTAAAACCTGCGCCTATTACAGAGAATCAAGAGGTTCAAACAACTAAACGTGTAGCCGAATTACAAAAACAGAATGACACACAATCTGTTAATAAAGGTCCTACACAAAATACAGTTGTCCAAGCTAATACGACCAATACTAGTCGTACAATGTATAATATGCCTCCAACGACTAATATTCCTGCACCAGGTATGAGAGCAGCATTAGGAACAAATTAAGGAATACCAATGAGCATAAGAGCTACAGAAATAACGGAATCCGCAATTAAATCTGCTGGTATTTCTACTTCTGCGGGTCAAGTAACTCAAAGTACAGCAATCAAAACCGTACAGGCTCAGTTCCCAGCAGAACGAGCCTCTGGTAATGATAGTACTCTTGATTTACAGATTACAGATCTTTATAAAAACGGGCTATTATTTACAGCCTATGATTTTACTAGCAGAACATCACCAGATTTAAGACAGAATAGAGCGGATATTCAAATAGCAGCACAGAAGAAACCTTCATCTATTTTTACTGGAACTAAAACAGTTCAACAAACGCCAGTTGCAAATATATTGCTTCCAAGGTCTAAATCAGATGTTGATAATACATCGCATAAGTTTAATGATGTAGGTGAATCACTTGTGACACGTGGTGGTGGCAATGCAACAGGCATATTAAGTAATATGGCTTCAACTGCTGTGTTCGGTGCATTAGAATCCTTAACTCAAGGTTATATGTCTGACCATGGCGAACAAATTTATAACACTGCTCGTAGTATGTATGGCGGTGCTGATAATAGACAAAAAGTATTTACGTGGGATTTAACACCACGTAATGTCCAAGATTTGGTCCAAATAATCAAAATCTATGAAACATTTAGCTATTATTCTTATGGCCAAACAGGAGCATCTAGTTTTGCTAAAGGGTTAAAAGGCGATTTAGATACTTGGTATAAAAATACATTTTTGAAGAACATGACCCCAGATGGTGCTAATTTAGATAATACAATGTTCGAACAAATTACTTCATTTTTAACTAATGTTATAGTTGTAAGTAATCCAACAGTGTGGTATGTAAGAAACTTTGGCGCAACAAGTTCTTTTGATGGACGTGCCGATGTATTTGGACCATGTCAAATAGCTAGTATCAGATTTGATAAATCTCCTAATGGGCATTTTAATGGCTTAGCTATTGCGCCAAATTTGCCATCGACATTTGTATTAGAAATTACATTCCGAGAAATCCTTACGCTTAACCGTAATTCGTTATATGCCGGAGGTTTAGGTTAATGTACACATTAGATGAATTTAATAGTCAAGCGATTAATATAGACTTCCAACGCACAAACTTATTCAGTGTGGTCTTCGCGACCACCCCGAGTAATAAAACTAGCCAAATACTTGACCAGTTTGGTGGGTATCTTTATAATAGTTTGCCACTAGATAACGACTGGTTAGGAATAACTAGAGGTGAAATAAACCAAGGTGTAACTGCACTAATCACAGCGGGAACACAACAGTTAGTTCGTAAATCAGGAGTATCGAAATATTTGATAGGAGCAATGAGCAATCGTGTTGTTCAAAGCTTATTAGGCGAATTTGAGGTAGGGACATATCTATTAGATTTCTTTAATATGGCATTCCCAACTGCTGGCTTGATGGTTAATTCTGTTAAAATGCCTGACAATACTTTACAACACGAAATGGACCCTAATCATAATGCTCCTAACATTAAAATTACTGGTAGAGATTATTCTCCTCTAATTTTGACATTTAGGATGGATTCAGAAGCAAGTAATTTTAGAGCAATGCAAGATTGGGTCAATTCAGTCCAAGACCCAATTACAGGCCTTCGTTCATTACCAGAAGATGTCGAAGCTGATATCCAAGTTAACCTACATAAAAGAAATGGATTACCACATACTGTTTCTATGTTTACTGGATGCATTCCTGTTTCAGTGGCCTCTCCAGAATTAGCATATGAAAATGATAATACAATAGCAATATTTGATGTTACCTTTGCATATAGAGCTATGCAAATAGGCGCAGTAGGAACACAAGCTGCATTAGATTGGTTAGAAGAAAAAGCTATATTCAATATTGATAAGATTAACCCAGGTCAATCGTTGAACTCATCTTTATCACAACTAAGTAGATTAGGCGGAGCTAGAACTGGTTTAAGTGGTGTTATTGGATTAGATAGTGGTTCAAATTCTAGAGTGTTATAACCCCAAAAAGGAGCCGCAAGGCTCCTTTTTATTTTTTTAGTGACCTACAAAAGCAAGGTCCTGATGAATAATATTATTTTTGTCATCATGCCAAAATACGTTTACAGCTAACACACCATTAGCTCGTCCAACAAAAATATTGTTAATTTCAACTTCAGTTTTCGGCTTAAACTGTTCAACTAAATCTAATGAAATTGATGCAGCTGGGAAATATTCTTTCATTACAATTTCTAAAAGAGTATTAAATTCTTCATCAACAACTCGAGATTCTGTTTTCCACTCTTGACACTTAAAACGCAAAATAGCCATGTTGTTCTCCTCAATAATGTAAGAATAATTATAACACATCCTTGTGTTAAAGCATTATTTAAACTTAGGTGGGACATCTTCTAAATCCATGGCTGATGCTAAAAGTTGCATAACTTCCTTCACAGGACGCTTTTTAGACATAGTCATAAATGAATTAAAATCAATCGACACTTCGTCTTCTTCACCAGAATAAACCACTAGTTCACCAGTTTCAAATAGCATATCACCATCATATACAATAGAACTTTCACTTAACTGTTCAGTAGTCAATATTTCGGCTTGAATCATTTTGGTATTCGTGTGTTTATCTTGACCCATTCCAGTAATAGTTTTCCTAGTATTATAATATGATGCATCAGTGATAGATGTGATTTCAACAATAGTGCCACGCGGTAAAATTACTTCCATTTCATTTGTATGAATAGATAATTTGCCTGGATAAACTACGTTAATTTTATCAGCGCCAGTAATTGCCCAGCCTATATAAATTCTAGTATAACCTGATACTTTAGAAGCATTAGGGTCAACATATTCATCGGTAGAGTCAAGACCAGGAACTTGAACGTTAATATCTTTACGAATATCTTCGTCAGCTAATGCAACAGCCACATTAGACTGCCAACCACCAAAGATAATAGGATATAAAGATGTTGACACATAATTTCTAAAATAGAATTTACGATTAGTTTTTAATGCATCAAAAATAGGACCACGCATTGTTTGCGAACGATAAAGCGTATAATCTTTAGGTAATTTTTCACCATTAATGAATGCTGAATCTAAATTTTTAATAGCTTTTACCACATCGTCTTCATCTAAAGTATCGGCTTCTTCTGGTTTATATCGTCCTAACAAATAACCATTAATATCAGTATACCCAGAACCAACGTATTCTTTAATAGCTCGTTTTTCAGGTAAAGAATATTCTGGAGAATAATCTATTGTAAAATCACGTATGTCATTGGATATATGCGCAGAATACGATTTAATCATATTCTGTATTTGGCTTGCTCTATAGATTATCCACTCTTTATCAACATTAGCTTGTTTTTGTTCAACTGATGACAAATCGCTTATTTGTTTCAACATAGCATTTTCACGCCATTTAGATTCAGTAACTAGTATAGCATCATTAGCTATTTTTGTTGCTAATTTTAAAGCTTCAACTGAAGTAGTCGAATTATCTTTAATGCCTGTAGAGAATTTAAGAGCAATATCTTCACTTAGCATAACGCGTTCAGGAGTACTTAGAGTATAGCCGCTGAATAAATCTAAACAATTTGTAATAGTATGGCCAAATTGTTTAGCTACTTTATTTTTCTGATAACTTGAGTTAGTAATAGCTTCAAATGCAGCAGCATCTTTAATAAGTTCGCCGGTGGCAGGTTTACTTAATTCGACAGCAGAAGCATCAAGTTCTTCCCAATCTTTTAATACAAAACTATCTGATTCAAGAGATTGGCTTTGTGCTAATGCCCGGCGGTTAATTTTAGTACGAGTAATAGCCGTCCGATCACTACGTTTCTTTTCTATTGCATCAATAGAACCAGCAATAGCTTCATCTTTAGTAACTTGAACACCTGATTCTTTAGATACGTACACATCGCCTACACTAGATTCTACTTTAGTGTATAAGTCAGCATTGATACCAGGAATGCCAGAGATGTCTTCTAAAGGTCTAGATTTACGATAAATAAGAATATATGCATGTTTACCTGTAAAGTGATAGAGCGCATCCAGGACTTTAAAACGACCACCTGTACGAGCCATTACTAGACGATCCATAATGCGCTGAAGAATACGTTCTTGGCCTTTCATTTTCTTAGCAGGAAATCTGAAAAGAATAGCATCCATTTTTAGCTTTTTAACATCGGCATAAACAGTATCGAAAATAGTATTCAATGCACCTATTGGATCGGAACCTAATCCACCTTTCAATTCAGCCGGAGTTCCTTTTTCAGATAATGACATCAAGATAACATGGGCATATTTATCGCCTTGTTTTACTTTCTTAATAGCATCGCCTTCAGATGTGTATGAAACCATACGGGCCACTAAATTTTCATTGCCAGGAACTTTAACAGCCCAAATCTGAGGTACTTTATCTTTTGGGTTTAAGTTGACAACTGGGTAATTCTTTTCAGAATCAGAGTCGAAAACCTCTGTAAATAATTGTGTCATATTACAACCTTATTTGGAGTGATTATAAACGTATTTATACCTGAAATGGCCCGAAGGCCCTTACCACACCGGCATAACAATTGTTTCTAAATAAGCTTTCATTTTATACCAGTCATTTCGGTAAAGTCGCCACCAAATACTTCACTAAATGTATCAGCTCGAGTTTTATCAAAACGCCAACCTTTGATAACAATTAAGAACAAGCTAACAGTATCAGTACGAGACTTAGATGGTTCCCAACCTGTACACTGACAATCTGCAATACGTGAGATTAATTTATCGCCTTCAGCCATAAGCATTTCACGGTCTAAATCACCACGCTTTTCAAATGGAATATAAACCCATTCTTCAGTAATATCATCACGAACATGAGTTGTATCAGTAAATCCAGAACCGACATTACAAGTAATACGACCGCATGACGAACGAAGATTGACACCACCTAATTTAGTAGGGTCTTTAGAATGCTGATAATAACCAATTACTTCCATTGCAATATCAATTACTTCTTTAAATTTAATAAGGTTCTTAGAACGTTTATATTCCCAATAGGAATCACGATTCTTAAGAATAATACCTTCTAAATTTGCCGCTACGTATTTCTGATAAATTATACGAGCTTCTTTAATATTAGTCACTTGATGGTTTTCAATAGGAATAATCTTATCAAATCCAACAGCATTAGTTTCAATCCAAGCAATGCGGACATCATACTTCATTCGAGATTTAGCTTCGCCATAAATTTCTTCAAGTGGAACCATGTCCCAGATTTCGAATTTCATGCCATCTGCTTCTTCAGGAGAAATAGATTTTTTAAGAGACTTATTAGCTAATCCATTAGATGTATTACGAGAAGCTACTGATTCAACTTCTTCAGATTCTTCAGATTCTTCACCAAATAAGAAATCCAATTCTGACTTAACTTTAGCCACTTCACGATAAACCAATTCGCCATCAATCATTACACCTTCTGGATGCAATACACGAATATCTTTAGTCATTTCAATCAACTGAAGAGCTAATTTATCTAAACCAAAATATTCATTTCCAGCTCTTGAGAACATAGAAACATCGTCAATACTATCACCACGAATCTCGGCAAAACAACGAGCACCATCGGCCTTTAATTGAGCGAAGGCTGGAAACTTAATGTGTTTCAAAGCTTTCTCAGAATAAGGTGAAGCCAACATCTGAGGTTGTAATGGAATAATATCTTTCCATGTTTTATTAGCTAACGTAGTACCTGCGCCACAATCGAGATCACGCATTATTACACGTCGTAATACTTCTTCTTCACCTGAATCTTTAAATTTAATGTCAGAAATTAACATCGCCACTTGACGAATAGCTTCATGCCCAGTGTATTTACGAGTGGCCAATTCAAATTCAAACATATCTAAGCCTTCACTTAGAGTACGAGAACCACTACATTCAATAACTTCTGGCCATTTCTTAATGCCATAATTCAGCCGTTTAGAATAAGCCATACGGAAAACGCGTTTCAGTAGTTCATTATCCTTTTCACGTTCAAGAATGGCTTTTTTACCATTAGTAGATTCAGTTCTAGATAATTCATCTAAAATATCAATAATTCGTGCCATAATAAGCCTTTTTAAGTTCTATTAAATCGTAATGAAATAACCATCCGCCAAAATCAGATTCATACGTTATATACATTCCGCCATGATTTTTGCAATCATCTACTAAGTGATGTTTCATTATACCATTAAGATATCTGAAGCGCTTTGCAAATACATCCATAGATTCGTATTCTGTTCTTGTATACGAATCTATTTTAGGGTCCCACTTAATTACGATAAACATTATAAAAATCGTTTAGTGTATTCTTCTACTAAATTCTTACGATTGCTATGATAAACCCAGCCAAAGCCTTTAGGATGTTTAATTATACAAATTATTTTGTTGTTAATAGCTTCTCTGAATTCTTTTTGTTGCTCTTGTATTGAACGAATTATACCAAAAGCTTTAATAAATTCAGAATATTTAAAAGATTTGATTGCCACTGGGATAAATTTATCATCTTTATACACATATGTAATTACAGAAATAGGAACATTAAGCGTACTATTTTTAATGATTTCTAAAGCCGGTGGTAATTGTCCTAGTTGTTCTACCTTATTAATAGCTTTTGCTAATGGCAATGCACGATAGATATTTTCCCAAGTATTAACTTCGTAGAAGTTGCCTTCAGGAGTAATGTCATGAGAGCCACGTGGCATCCAGAAATGTTTAATTTCTGATTTCCAACTAATTTGCTGGGACGTATTAATATGAGATGGCATATCATCAATAAAGCATACAACACGTTCGCCATACTTATTATTGACTTGATTTAAAATATTAAATTTAGATTCGCCATGCGAACAAAGGAAAATATCTTTGAATGCACCCGGGAATAAAGCATTTAAATTGAATTGACGATTCAGACGAGCATCTAAATTATTACTTAAGGCTGTTACAGCTACGAAATCAAATTTGTCTTTAAGCATATTAACATATTTGATAGCATCATGATAACCAGCTAAATAACGAATAAAGTCGCTTGTGTTATATTTTTCCATTAAACTATTGGCCAATTCTTCGTCACAACTGAAGATTTCAGAAGGTGATTTGAATTTATCAGAAACAATCAAATCAAGAATAGCATCAATAGGCAAATTATATTTCTGTGCAAAATAAGGAAGACCACTTTGCCATTTAACAAGAATGCCATCTACATCAGTTACAATAATAGGTTTCATTTAGTTTCTAGCTTTTTAGTCAATGAAATAATAGAATCGACATTAGCTTCATCACCATGTAATTCAACCGATGACCATGATGCATTACTATTAGAAATAAATGCACACACATTAAAAGCTTCTAAATCACCTTTAAAAACATTATTAATTAGACAATTAGTCATACTTACAATTTTAACTACCATAATATTTTCCTCGATTACTTAGACAATTCGGATTCAGTGTGGATACTAGTATTGCCATCACACCACAATACAACATAACTGATTTCACCTAATGGCGAATATCTGTTCTTGCCGGAAGTATCCTTTACTAGAATTGGCTTTAACACTTCTAAAACCAATCCAGGAATAGTTTTATTATAAAGGACTTCATCACCATCCATAAATTTATTCATATTTTCTTCAATCAGGATATTTAGTTTCAAGCGGACCGTGATAAAACATTGAATCAATTTTGGTCACATAAACTTTAGATGATGCATTATTAGCAGAGAATGTTCGAGCAGAATACATTGCTTGTTCGTAGTTCATTTCTCTACTTGGCGTTGCAATATCATTAATAATCTGAATTACTATATACTTAGGTTCTTGCCGCACTTTAGGTTCTGTGAAATCATCTAAATATTCAATTCTAATATCTTCGACTTCTTCAAATGCGTTGAATTCAACTTCTGAATCCCATGAAGAGAACCAATTGTGTAAAATACGATTGGTTGCCGCACCAAAGTTTATATTATAAACTTCTGGCCGCACCCAATTTGTCAAAGGATTTTTATTAGAATCAAATAACATTATTTCAGGCACAATAATTTCTTTGCGATCGTATGAATCTAATTCAATTTTAACCTTAAACAATTTGCCAGCTAATACGTTATAAATTGCAGAATTAGAATAACTACTATATTCTATAAATTTTGTTTTTGAGGCTTCATCGTTAACAAACTGATAAAAGGTATTTTCTTTAAAGAAGTCCATAATATTTTCCTTACCATTCTGATTCATGAGATTCTACCACAGGATTTAATTCAAATTCTTTAATGCTTTTACTTTCACCTGCCACTGTAACTTTTAAAAATCCTTAATGGATAGAAAATTCAATTTTAACTTCACCTTTACTTTCTAAAAGAGTAACTATGGCTGCAGGTGCGCTAGATTTAAGTTGAAATGCTTTAGCTTCTGCTTTTGCTTTGCCATAAGGGCCATACATAATAGGAGACTTTTCTATAATTGTAAACATAACAAAATATTCAGAGTCTTTACAAGGAACAAATCCACCGTTCCCTTTAGCATCTACACGGCGGTGAAAATGGCTTGGAATTTCAGCTATAAGGTCTGTATTAAAAATCATTTTATACCTCGGTTTTGTTTAATTTATATTGATATTGTGTTTGTAATTTGGAAACAAAGTATACTGATTCAGGATTAGAAAAAGAAAGATTGCTGGCTTCTTCTTCGGCTTTTTCTAGCGTATTTTTTATACGACCAGTATATTTAGTGCCATTTCTTAAGAAACCAACTACAACATATTTGTATTCTGAAGCGGTTTCAGGTTCTTTTTCATCAATTTCTTTTACTGACACGAGATGTTGATACAAATAAGTGATATCAACGAATAATTTTTCGATATCTTTCACCAAAAACAGACACCAGCACATTTTAAATAAACTAGAGTTAGCTTCAAAATTTCCGATATCTGTACAAATACCTAAAATGTTTCCGCTGAGGTCTTCTTTAGTTACTTCAAAGTTGCCAAATCCGACGTGTTCTTCCCATAGATTTGCTTGAGCAGGGAATTTTTCTTTAAAATATTCAATAGCTGCTTCATCTTTCCAACGATAAATTTTTTCCATGATTTCCTCATTGAGGGCCGAAGCCCCATTAAAATTTAATTTCATTTGAACCAATATCCCAAACTGCTTCACGCTGTTCATGAGTAGTTTTCTGACCAAGAACGTGGCGAAGATACAACTTAACTAACAATTCACGATTAGTGTTCCACGACGGATGATAAGATAAATCGCGTTTACGAACTTCATCGTGGAAACCAATCTTGATTTCAGAACCGTTGAACTGAATATCCAGAGTTGGACCATTTTCAAAACTGATGAAGACATAGTTTTCCATCCAATCCATATCGATCTGAGCTACTGTACCATTGTTGTGTTTCCAAAGTAAAGTAGCTGAGATATCCCATGAATTGTTTTGAACGTATTTCCGAGTGAAGTTAGTGTAATCCATTTTATTCTCCGAGGTTTATCTGTTTTGGTATTGAGTTTATACTATACCACAAACCTCGGAGGATGTAAACGGTTAGAATTCGTTTTTGTCTACAATAACTTTAGTTTTCTCTTCAAAGCGAGAAACACCGATAACAACTAATGCCAGACGACTAGTGTCACGCACCCACTCAGCAGCGAATTCTTCTGCTTCTTTCAGATTGGCATCTTTGCGACGCATGAGGAATTGCCCAGATGCTTCACTTGTGAAAACTGCGTACTTTTGTTCAGAAACTTCAGGTTCAAGTGCCAGCCCAAATGTTTCCACGTCTTCATCAACTGTGTTCAAATACTTTTTAACTTCTTCTTTGGTGAACCACATGGTGTCCCGCCATTGCCTACCAAGAACTTCGCGAACTTGGTCCCACTTATCTTGGTCAGCAATACGAATACGATCAACAAAACCGTTTTCGCCGCCCTCGAAGCTAAGTTCAAATTGCTTGCCTTTCAGAAGCTCAACAATCTTCTTGTTTAAATCTAACACAGAATCTGTATTATTGCAAGACATAAAGCCGCGTGTATCTTTAAATTCGTATAACATATTATCCTCGGGAATTTTTCCAGTTTGCAGTGTCAATTTTACCAGCTTTCAGAATCTGAGCAATTAGTCTGTCAGCGCGAGATCGGCCGTTAACGTAAAATGATTCTGAGAATTCTTCATCTTCAAAGTGTTCAATACGTCCGTAAACTACAGTTTTCAAAACGTAAGTTTCACCTGTGAAGAAGTTCTCTGCCTGAATGTACCAGCAGAAATCATCTGATGGGCCTTCAGTTGTCATGCATTCAACTATATCGCCTTGAAGCTTTGTCACCATCCACTGTTTTTCGTTAACCGTGATTGCTTTATAACCGTCATGGTCTTTACATTTGATAGTAGAGTTCAGATTGATGATAGCCATTGTTTTATTATCCGTTTGGTTATTGAGGTTATATCATAACACACCTTTCAACGAATGTAAACGGCAGAGTCCAGAAACAACAAAAGTCCCGAAGGACTTAAAATTTGAACTCAGTATTGATTTCAATGTTTTGTGTTGCTTTCATTCTAGCATGACTTATTGTGTTTATGGTTTTCCTCATCTTATTGGAAACCTCGCCGCTAATATTTCTCTGTAAAGTCCATTTCACAGCCAACCATTCAACATTCATAAATAATCTTTCTTCTGTATACTGCCTTCTCTTTATGAATGTATAGCACATCTCATATAATTTTATTAACTGACTTCCATAAATGTTATAGATCAACTCCTCATCATAAATCTCATACCTGATAGCATTAGAGCAGGCTTCCATTGCCTTGAGTAGCGGCACATAATGCCAACTAAAACTAAAACCCAACGACATAAGCCACAAGTAGTTTGATTCCGTATTTCTTAATTGCTCTTTTCATTTTTTCCCATAGAAAAGCCGCCATCAAGGCGGCTTTTCTTGTCATTAGATTTACAGAATACCTAAATCGATCTCGCTTACGGCAATCATGGATTTAAATTCAATTTTCATAATGGTTTCCTTAATAGCTCCAATGTAGTTACACAATTATCACAACAAAAATTAAGCTCTTTGTATCTCCGAGAAAGCATGTGAAAAGTGTTGGTTTGTATGATGAGTGCATTTGTTCATATTCGTTCCTATCTATACAAAAATGGGCTCCCGAAGGAGCCCAGGCCACACAACGAGCGGAAGCTCGTTATTACTTAAAGCCGTCTACGACAGACTTAAAGATAAAGTCTTTCGCTTTCTGGTCAGCAGGCAGGTCGGCATACGGCAGGAAGCAAGGATGTTCCTTCTTCTCTGCGTCTTTGACCGGGCCATACTTCCAGCCATCGGCTTCTTTAACAGCCAGCCAGCTTTCGTGGGATTGCTCCGGGGTAACGTCGTTTGCCAGATGGAAACGGACTCCAGCACGGGCAGACTCTTTCTGCCACTCCGGTGCTTCATCCCAGCTTAGCTGAGAGTTGTCGCCCAGAGATTGGCAGTAACCACGATTAGCAGAGTGTGCAGCACGGCTGATAAGCTCTACCAGATATGGTTCGACTTCGGTATTACCGGCGTCGAACACACCTTTCGGTGACCAGGAGTGATACTCTTCCGGGGTGTCTTTGGAGTACACCACCAGATAGCCTTCACTACCTGGGTCACCAATCAAATCTGGTTTATTGGCGTGTTCTTTGAACTCGCCCAGAGTCATCGGTGCTGCCCACACCAGCTTATGGCTTTGGTACTGTTTAAGTTCTGACATGTTTACCTCAAGGATGAGCCAGTTTTTGGAAACGGTTTCTTTTACTGCAGTTTTTGCTTTAGCTTTTGACAATTTCATTTTTCCATAACGGAGCAATAAAAGAGCTCTAAGTCTTACGGTTTCCCTGCATAGAGCCGTTGTTTTCTAGCCGCACTTAAGGTAGCGAATCACCTGAAGGTTTCGTTTATTTTACGTCTAGATAACCTACAACTATGACCAAGTCCTCAAAGGGTACTTATTTCAATGTGACGATAAAATGACGAACAATTTTACGAGATGAACTACAAAGAGTTTTTGCAAATTTCAATTCGTCTTGAGCTTCAAGTTCATCAGCAAATTGTTTTTGAACTGGGTTTAAGTGCTTAAAGCCTTTAAGAATATCTAGTGCTTCAGCTTTTACATCGATAGATGCACCATAGTTTTCATGACCATTAGCCCATGCTTGGCGTTGTACAGAAAGTGCGTGAGTTAGTTGTTGATTCATTATAAATGCCTCAGAATGAGGTTAAAATAAGGTGGAGATAAAACTCCACCACGTGTGTAAGTTGTTCTTACATTATTATTTATATCATTTATAAATGCAGCTTAAAGATTTATAATGACAAGTCACAAATTTCTGTTTAATTTCTTTAGGTTGTTTGATACCTAATGCTACGAGTGGATGAACAACGTTAGCCATTTTACCAACAGGCATAGGAGTCAAATCACCAATTTCTACGAATGCTTCAGGAACATCAGAACCGATTGAATAGACTTCGCACATTTCAGGCAATTCGCCTTGTTGAAGTTTACCAAGAGCAATACCGCCAGCAGAAAATTGCTCTTCACCAGCTTGTTTAGGTTCAGCAACTAAAATAATATATTCGCCAAGTGCTTTAATAGGGAGTTCCATAAAATACCATTTGTTGTTGTTTGTATTATAATTATATCAAATTAGATGTAAAGCAAACTATACATTAGCTAATTCACGAAGAGTTTCGATCTTAGTAGAATTAATAGAAATCAATTTCTCGAGGCTAAATCCACGCCATGCTTTAGCTTCAACATCAAATACAGGAATCATATCTACAGATTCAGCACGTGGCTTTTCTGGATTAATATAACTTTCATAAACGGATTCACCAACTAAACCAGAAATAACGGTTTTATCTCTGGTAGACTTCATTACACGAATACTGCCGTCTTTCTTTTCAAATACTACTTCAGATATGCCATCAGCCAGAATAGTTTTAGACAATTCACGAATAGCAATTTTTTGTTCAACTGATAAGCTCATAGTTAATCCTAATATATTGAAAACTGATAATAAAGTTTCCATCAGAGTGTTGACACACATCTCGAATGAATACCAATGTTGGGTTAAGGTCAAATATTGTTTGAATAGCATAATTCAAATCATTTGTTTGACGCGAAATCATTTCTAGACATACTGGTCCAGTAGCAGTTTCTACAGAAAGTATAGGAACTTCGGTATTAATGGCATTAATACCTAAAGATTTAAGACGAGATACAACATAATTTGCAATAGAGCCTTCGAAGATTGGCCTTGGTTCAGGTTTCATTAAATCAATCATTATTTTCACCACAAAAGTTACGAATGTGAGCCCAATTTAAAGATGTTAATTTATGACGAGGATAATTAAACACTTCGATACCAGAATCGATTAAGATTTGATCCCAACCAGCTTCATTACGGTCCATAAAGTTCAGCATAAACTAGACGTTTAACACCTGACTGGGCAATTGCTTTAGCACAATCAGAGCAAGGAGATAATGTTACATACATAGTGGCACCTTCGATAGAAGAGCCATTACGTGCAGCAAATAAAATAGCATTTAATTCAGCATGAATTTCATTCTTTTTAGACCAAGATGAATGGTCTTCTCTGAATTCTGTTTTAAGATAATTTGTTGTTATCATTCGGTCTGGATTTTTATGTGTCAAAATCCAGCCTTTTTCTTGAGCATGGTCACAACAGTTAATACCACCTGACGGAGAACCATTATAACCAGTAGAAATAATGCGTCCATTCTTTTCAATGACTGCACCTACTTTCCACGAGCAGCATTTCGATTCTTGTGAAACCATATAGGCAATTTGTAGATATGTAGATGCTCTCATTATTATTCCTCAACGCATTCAATAGCAAGATAACGTGTATTTCTGGTATTTATCAATTTAATGCCTAAAACAGGCTCAACAATACCCATTACAGTACTTATTGTAACATCAGTTCCTTGAGCAAATGAACCCCAACGACGACGACTAGGTGCATTGTCATTGAAAATAAACCCGTAATGTCGTTTACCAACAACAATAGGCATAAAGGAGACAAAAATAGCATCATAATCTGCTACAGGAACGGCTGCAATACCAGGGTCATTATTTAAAGCAGCTATGATTTTGTCAATACCGATTTGAGACAATGTTGCACGATAATAGCCTAAGACTTCATCATTCGTAATAGATTTAATAGTGTCAATAAGATTCATTAGTATTCCATAATTGTTTCGACAAGGCCGTCTGGAGCCAGAGTAAAGATACATGTTTCACTAGTACTGTTTGGCAAACGTGTTGTTAGAACCATAGTATTTGGGCCTTGTTTAATAAGAGAAGCCTGTACACCTGGATTTTCAGGTGTAAGGCGATTAACAAACTCTTGAGCAAATTCTTTAACTTTAGATTCAAATTCGGCTTCTGTAAATGTTTTATTAGTAATCATTCTAAAATCACTCTAACAAATAGTGTATCTTCAGGAGCCAGTTCGATTTCAAAATCAAATGATAAAAATGTCACAGATACATTAGGAGTAATTTTAACTTTATGCGGAATAAGAGTGTTAATTACTAAAGTGATATCTGCATGAAGTTTAAGAATGTTAGCAGGTGAAACAAGATCATCATACATATAATTACTATATGCTTGACAGGCCACCATATTGCATAAATCAGAATATGACGGAAATCTTGCATCTAGCTCAATAGTTCTAATAGTCATAATAATTCCTTAATGCAAAGTACGAACAGTAAAGTCTAAATAAAATTCTTTATCTTGTTCTAATTGCATATCATATTCAACATAGTACATAGGAGAAATTTCTTTATTCATACGAGATTGCAAATCAAGCAACTCTTGTTTAAGAGTCATATCAATATCTTTCCCGTGAAATTTAGATATTTCGTGAATCAAATTTGCTTCAATCTCGTGAACAGTTACCATAACGTCCTCTTTATTTTGTATAGTTATTTAAACTAAAAGTTGCCAAAACCAACTTGCCAACACTCTACACCTATACGTCGCCACATTTCTACGACTTGATCGCGATCGTCAATAGCTAATTTAACATTATAATTAGGAGCAATTTTAGACCTAAAGATTTCTTCTTTAACGACGTCATCTTTACGAGAATCGCCTTGTTGACGTTGATAATGTTCTGATACTTGAAGTCCAAAACCTGAGGCCATCATCCATTCTATAGTAGAATGTTTATAACGCAATGGCTCGTCTTTAGTACCAGATTCACGACCGCTTACAGTAATAATTGTATACCCATTTTCTTTAAGCATTTTCAAAAGATTAACAACCATTTCTTTTGGCTTATCATTATGTAAAGATTCTAAGTCATATGGGGAACGGTGATCATTATTAGCAAGCGTTCCATCTAAATCAAAGATAACTGCCTTAGGCAATTCTTCATTAGGAACATATGCAATTTTTTCGGCGGTCATGTATTCACACATGTTTTTATACATAGCACGCAATACATCAATAGGTACAGCACTAGTTCCGCGATAACTGTTGCGTTTAACTAATTCGGTCCATGGTTGTTCAATAGTGATATAAGAAATGTCCCAGTTATTAGCCGTAGCAATTTGAGCCCATTTCCAGCGTGTTTCTTGATTCAAGTTAGTATCGGAAACAATAACACCTTTAGTAGAATCTGCCATCATCAAGCGTGCAACTGTATCTTGTTGCACGTCAGTAACTAATTTTTCTCGAGCCTTAGTGTACTTATATTCATTACGGCCATTCAAGGCATTCATTGTAGTTCGTAAATTATCACGATTGACTTCAAAGAACCCAGGATTATTTTTAATGTACTGCTGAGCCCAAGTGCTTTTACCTGAACCAGGACATCCTACTGTCAAAATCAATTTTTTCATATTAAATCCCTAAGAAGTTTTTAAGGTTTTGGATATCTTTTTTGTTGCGTTCTTCCATATAGGCTGCAACAGATTTATTTGTAGACTTACGATTAACATTAGATGAAATAAACATAGTTATATAGAATTTCGTTGCTTATTTGTTTAAACCCTTTTCACTAGCTGCTTTTCGTAAGGCTTTGCCTGCAGCATCAAGTTTATCTAATAACCAATCAGTGCTAGAATCAGAACGATATATTTCTACATACATATTAGAATACTTAATATAATTTTCTAATAACTCTTTCATTCTACTAACCCTTGAACATATGTGTATAAAGCAACTTGATCTTATCCAAGAAAGATGAATCTTTAACGAAATATTGCACATTCATATTTTACTCACTTAAGACTTAGGAATATTAAGGTATGCCCAATGCGTAGCTTCTATATCAAGATGAACTGGACCTGAACTAGCAGATACTCCGCCCATGAGATATAAATGTGGGCCACGTCTAATAGCTATGGCTCCAGAATAAATTTCGCCATGAGATGAATCAATAATTGCAACAGGACGATTATCTTCTGGAAGACCATTACTTACTTTAACCCAGTTTAATTCGTTCATTTTATATCCAATAGTTCATAAATTGATTCGCGAGCTTTCTTTAAAGCTCGCCCAGATTCAAATGCAGCACTTTCATCAATAAGGCCTGAAGTTACTTGAAGCTGACGAACCCCATGTAATCTAGAAGCATCTTCAAAGTCTTTTACTAATTTACGAATAGCAGCTCGTTCGTCGCATTCTTCTTTAAACATAGGATATTCATTAACAGACATAGTAATAGAATACCAATCTTTAAGTAAGATACGATCTGATGCATTTAATTTAAATTCTTTAGAGTAATTTTTATTACAAGGATGGAAAACCCACACCATAGTAACACAATCACCTTCTTCGCAACGTTCCCATTTATAATCAAAAGTGGCCTTGAGTTCTAATGGGACATCAAGACCAGAGCCATATTTTAATTGACGTCGTAGCTCTAAATTTTTAATTTTTGTTAATGCAGAAGCATCGCTTATAAAGAATTTATTCATCATATTTTACTCACTTAACTTTGTAACATTAATTTAATAACTTTATAAAAGAATACTAAAATTGCTATAAAAATAATAGTATTCATAAGCATTTAAGCTCTTTTAGCGGAGCACGGTAGTAACATAACATACCTTTTTGGTCTTGTACATACCTTGACACATCATTTAGCCAAACTCTGAATTCTTGTGAACGTTCAAAAGGCATACCTACCCAAGACTTTCCATCAATCACCTTAACTTCCCAGTGTCCATCCCAGGTTTTGATAGGGTCTGGCCAAGAAGGATCAATTCGTACCGCTTCGTGAGCCTGAGGAAGAGTCTGAGAGCATCCTGTTATCAGTATTGATAAACATATTAGTGTAGCTTTTAAATTCATTTAGACACTTCCTGTAGCTCTTTAGTAAATACATCAAACGATGTATTTATTTGCTTTTCAACTAATTTAGGTTTTTTAGCAACAACTGATTCTCTCGACGAATCTTTTCGCATTTTAATATCAGATTTATCTCTAGTTTCACGAGAACCTTTACGGCCTTCATCAATTTTTTGAAGACCTTTAAAATCTGTTGCTAATTGATCAATTTGTTTAGATTGAGTCTCTACTGTGCCTTTAATTTCACTTAAGTCAGATTTTAAAGATGCAATATTTTTGCTCATAACGGATATAGCTATTGCAGAAGCTGCTATAGTGAGTAAGAGCCATACAGTTAGTTTATTCATAGACATACTCGTTTAATAGTGTCGATAATATCGTCTGCCGAAAGATTATTCCAAAGGATGTGGTTATCTGAAGTGCCTATAGACACTTTAAAGCCTTGAATCATATCTGACATATCATTAGTAGATAACGTAGGGTGCATAATCCCAAGTCGATGGCTTTTATCATTTAAAGAATCCACTGTGATATAACATTTACAACCATTCAATCGAACATTAGGTTGAGAAATATTAATAAACACTTCCGCATCATATTTCACTAATTGTGATTTTAGATAATCTTTCATTTGTTCTACTGCTTCAGGCATAGCATCACGCCTTGCTTCAGCGATTTTATTATTGTACTCTTTTTGTTTTTTATTAGCTTTGATATCTCGAGAATAAGCTATACGCAAATCAGTTAAGTATCCGATCGGTTTATCATTAGAGCCGAATACACGTATCCCATCATGAGTAGAACCGTAGCGCTCTACTATCATGTCATTTGTAATCAATTGCATATTCATAAGTATTTTCCTCAGTTATGGTAGGACTATTTTATCACAGTCCTACCATTAATGTAAACTACTCTTCGAAAATAATTGTTTCTTTCAAATATTCAGTCGGAATGAACAATTTGTGATTCTTCATAAAAACTTCGCCTAGTGATTTAATAATCAAATCTAAATCAATTTGGCCTTGATACATACCCATCAAAACGTTAAACAGATAATACTGATCGGTATGCTTAAGAGAATTCTGAGATGTAACTGCAAAGTACTTACGGTCACGCCCTCGTAGTTCAGAGTGTAAATCTTGGATTCGTTTCAAAGAATCAGAAAGCCATGTTAGATACGCATTTTCAAAAGATTTAATCTTTTTAATAGCTTCTACATCACCATCAAACATACCTTTAATATCATCACTTGCACCTGATACAACAACGTCAAACAGATCTTTGCTAGCATTGATAGAATTTTTAGTATGATGCAACGCTGTATACCATTTAGTCTTAAGTTTAACTCGTTGAGTACCTAAGTCGATAACAAAACCTTCGATTTTATCTAAAGCGCGAATCTCATCAATCCAGCCTTCTTTAAAATCAACCACAAAATTTTGGACTAATACTTTGCTCAATACTGGGTCACGAAGTAATTCATCATATGGGACATAATCGCCTGAATTGTTATGGCGAACGTTTAGAAGAATTAATGCAGCTTTATCGTATGGCAATACAATACGGTTGTGTGGAGCAACATACTCAAAATTACATGTAAAGCCATCATGGGCTAGTTCTAGTACACGATACATCAAAGCTTCATTTTTAACAAGTGAAAGAACTTGCATACTTTCTATAGCTTGTGGAGACGATATAGAAGCTTTAGACTTCATATAAAGATAGCCACGCTTATCAATGAACGATGATACCAATGAACCGTCTTCTTTAGTCATAACATGGGTAGCTTTAGAAAAATCTAAATTCATTGTGAACGGGCATTCGTTAACATTAAAGAATTTTTCCATTGGGCGAGCCATAATTCGTGTTGGCTCGCCATTTTCTAAAGCAAACATGATACCACGACATTCTAATGCACTTGGTTCAAGCCACTCGGAATAAGATGCATAATGATAAGAGAAAATACGGGCTGTTTCGCCAGATGCCATTAGTGTATCTCGATGGAAGAACATGTTACCTGGTTTAGCTGTTAAAGCCATTAAATTGTTATAAAGTTCTTTCATTTTTTAATCCTATGCTGGGTATTCCAAGGTGGGTTAAACAACTTAATAAACGTAGGCTCTTCTAAATCAGCAGTAGCAACAGACATAGTCCCTAATTCATTAGTCATAGATAAATTAAAACATTGCCTGGCATAAAATTCGACTAATTTACCATTTTCTAAAGCGTCATGAATCATTTTAGATTTGGTTGAATCAGATGTTAGAGTTGTCCTATTTATGGCTGTTCTGTAATAATTTATTCGCTTACGAAGGTTTTTAGTTTTGCCAATATAAACTAAATTATCGTCAATAGCAATTGCATAAATTACGTTTGTTTTATTGGCTATATCCAGGATAGGAATAGCCCCATCCTGGATTTGTAAAGATGCATATCTAATAAATGAATATTTTTCTGCTATAGTTTTCATAAAAATAAGGGAGTCAAGCTCCCATCCTTTACAATAAAGATCTGAAATTATTTAACACATCAACATTAACATCATTATCGATCTGTGCCACTAAGTAAGAAGAAATTTCTACTTCTTGTGGTGCTGATTGAACCAAGTCAGAGTTCAAATATTCACGGATCCACGGAATTGGATGACGCGTTGATTTAAGTACTATATCACATGGCAAACCAGCAGCACGCATACGAGAAACTGTCAGATAATCGATGAAATCACACAAGATATCAGCATTCAAACCAGGTAAGCCACCATTACGGAATAAGTGAACTGCCCATTCTTTTTCTTGTCGGTTAACATCCATGAAGATTTCAACTGCTTCACGTTCACATTCATGCGCAATTTTAACCCACTCATCGCCATCAGTACCTTGTTGCAGCTGTCGAATAATATATTGGGTAGATTTAAGGTGAAGCTGTTCATCACGTGCAATGAACTTCATGATCTTCGCATTGCCTTCCATAATTTCCATATTTTTGTGGAAATTAAATGTACAAGCAAATGAGACATAGAAGCGAATAGCTTCAAGAGCATTGATAGAATGTAAACACAAATAAAGAGATTTCATCAAAGCACGTTTTGTTTCAGCTTCTTGTTGAATAGCTCGCTCTAAACGTTGGTCTGCTTCAGGAGATTCTTTAGCCATTACCACGAATGCTTTCTGGTTTTCCCAATGGCGGGTCTTAATTAATACATCGTCATATAATTTACTAATAGATTCAGCTCGAGCCATGATAGCTTCATCTAGAATAATCTCATCAAAGATTTTACCGGGATCAGAGAACAGATTTCGCATGATATGAGTATAAGAACGACTATGGATAGTTTCAGAGAAAGTCCATGTAGCAACCCATGTATCTAATGCTGGGTCAGAAATAAGTGGCATCAATACCGACGAAGGTGCACGACCTTGGATAGTGTCTAATAATGACTGATATTTCAAATTATCAACAAAAATATTTTGTTGGTGAGGAAGAAGGCGGTCGAATTGGCCTTTATCTGTCATTAGATTAACTTCTTCAGGTCGCCAAAAAAATCCAAGTTGCTTTTCTGTCAATTCTTCAAATTGTTTGTGGCGTTGAATATCATAGCGAGCAATACCCAGGCCAGAACCGAAGAACATCGGTTCATTTAAAATATCTACTTGCTCTTTGTTAAAAACTGTACTCATATTAATTCCTATATACCAGATTGCCGCAGTCCCAGATTCGTCTAAGACCATTTTTGTAACAATTCTCTACTTCAGTCATAGTATCATCAAAAGTATTAAGCTTATTTGCAAGCTTATGTTTCATAAAATTAGACCTATGAAATAATTGTCCTTTATTTATGTACCAATAACACGGCGCACTCTTATGCGAATACTTTAAAACTTTGTCATATACATTAGATATGGTTGAACACCATCTTCTATTGCCATAAGAAACTAAATTAGTGTTTTTAAGTAATCTAGAAGCTCCGCCAATAACACAATATCCAAGCTTAGAGCACATTCTAAGTAATTCATCTCCAGATGAATATCTCGATTTACCTATAGACACTATTTGAACTAGTTCATTATTATAATACAAACCTTTATAAGTATGCGCGCCTGAACAAAATCCTTGAAGATGGTTGCGGTCTATAAAAGTTTTTGCATCTTTTTGCGGCACTGTGTTAATACTGCATTTCCTAGCCATTATTTTTTCTGATAGGACCAATTTATGTTTAATAACAGATTTCCATATTTCACGCTTGCCAAGGTCAATCCATTCGTTTTCAAAAATATGCAATAACTGAATACCTTTTGCTTCACACATATCAGTTTTCATTAAATGATAACTAGATTTTTCTTGATCAGTTTCTTTAGAATTGCTAGAATGCCAATACAGACCATTATACTCGATAGCTAGATTCCTTTCAGGAATATAAATGTCAAGTTCATAAGGAGGAATTATTTTTCTAGTTTCATAACACTCAAAACCTAAAGAAGCTACAAATTCTAAAATAGAATTTTGAGTATATTTTTTATTCATGAACCCAGCTTTATCTAAAATTCTATAGGCAGTCATTCTAGAACACCCAGAAATTTTTTCGACTTCTTCTATAGAAAGTTTAGAATTAATGGCATCTAAAAACTTATAATCAATATTTGAATTTGTCTTTCTTGTAATGTATGCTTTTTTATAAATTAATTTCTTTTCTTCTAAGAGTTTAGAATTTCTTGTTATTGTAGCTTTTAATATCGATTTTTTTGTCTGCATGGCATCAACTAATAATCCGCCATCCATAATTTTTCTAGATTCTTTGACGCTATCTAATTTAGAATTATGGTCAACACCATATTTTTCTAAAAGAGTTTCTTTATTTTTATTTCTTGATGCTTTTTGATGGCTAGTTCCGTATTTTTTGATAGAATTTTCTAATTGGACCTTAGACATATATTCAGAGTATTTTTCTTTAGTCCCGAATTTTAAATTTCTTTTTTCTATTCTTTCACTTGAATTAAATTTAGTTGCACATGATTTAGAACAAAATCCACCTAAGCCTTTTTTAGCTGTTTTAAAGCTAACATAATTACCGCATTGGCACTCAAAATCTTTTAATAAGTATCCATTTACTATTTGATACACGTTAAGTTTAAAATCAACGCCATCTGTTAATAATAACGCATCATCTGTAGTTAATCTAGATTTTAATTTATCTTCATTAAATGGCAAAAATTTACCATTTTTAAAAATATTATCAAACATAATTCCTCCTGGACATCCATGTCCTCATTATACTACAACTTACAAGAAGAGCAATCATCGACTGATGGCATTTCGATTTCGTAATCGTCTGTGCCAGAACCATCACGGGTATTGTGATAGTAAGCAGTCTTACCACCTAGAGACCAGAAATAAAGCATATCGCCCATCATGACGGACATCGGCACCTTGCCTTTAGGATAAACAGACGGGTCGTAGTCAAAGTTAGTAGAGATGCTCTGACAAACAAATTTCTGCATAATCGCAGCTTGAGTCAGATAACCTTTCATACCACGTTTAGCCATCTTCCACAGATAATCATAGAGGTCGATATTAGTTTCAATATTCGGAACTACTTGGTTAAAGCTTCCTTCTTTAGATTCTTTAACACTTACAGGACCACGTGGGGGCTCAATACCATTGGTACTATTTGACACTTGGCTACTTGATTCACACGGCATAAGTGCAGACAACGTTGAGTTGCGGATACCGTAAGAACAGAGGTCTTCCCTAAGCTTTGACCAGTCACATACATAGTTTGGAGCGGCGACATTGTCAATTTTTGTATTGTACCAGTCGATAGGAAGCTCGCCTCGAGACCATTTAGTGTCTGAATAATACTCGCAATGTCCTTTTTCTTTGGCCAATTTAACTGAGGCTGTGATGAGCGCATATTGTAACCTTTCAAACAGTTCGTGAGTAAGGTCATTAGCATCGTCGTATGTAGCGAATTGACTTGCCAACCAACCTGCATAGTTCGTAACACCAACACCGAGGTTACGACGCTTTTTAGCTTTCAGAGCTTCTGGGACAGGATAATCTTGGTAGTCCAGGAGATTGTCTAGTGCGCGCACTTGGACTTCTGCTAGCTCATTAATAGTGTCTTGGTCTTGGTAATCAAAAGAGTCCAGGACAAATGCGGATAAAGTACATAAACCTATTTCTCGTTTGTTTTCAATAGCATGGCCGACATCGCCGGTTGGAATAGCTATTTCTGCACAGTTATGTACTAGAATATCATCGGCAAAGAAGCAGTGAGTGTCTTCTACTGTGATATCATATACTTCTATTGTTAATGGTAATTGTTCAATTTTTAGCACGTTTGGATTCCCAGTATTGTGTCATTTGAATTTTGGCTGCTTTTGCAATTAAAGCTTTGCTACTTGCAAATCTAAAATACCTGTTATAAGAATATTTTGTAGAATGTGTTTTATTATATCTTTTTATTATTTCAGCAGGTGTGCCGAATTTTCTGACCCATACAGGTGAAATTTTCTTAAATTCTGTAAATTCGTTAATACATAGTTGTGTCAACTTACCAAAGTGTAAATGATTCTCTTCTATAGCTAGAGGTATTAGAGCAAAAAATCTTTGTTCAATCTCAGGCGTAATAGCCTTAAAATTAGGGTTTTTTGAGCCGGCCATATCACCACCTACAGGCTTAAGATTTCTTATCTTACGTTCTTCTTTTGACAATCTTATCTTTTTACCTGTTTCATCTATACAGCTCACGAATCCTTTAGTATGGTGTATCCATTCGCCAGATAAAACTTTAGGGTGATTTACATCAATAGAGCCTACGCTTTCTCCTGTGATAGCATCTTTAGCAGGCATTGTTCCTTTTCTAGCTACAGAAATAGACTTGCGGCCTTTCTCTGTTTGCCAACCATGTTCCAGTCTAAATTTAGAAACAAAATGTCTATGAAGGCCTATCTTTTTAGCAAATGGCTTTTCATCTATAGATGCTTTAGAAATAAAACCATTCACAACAAAATACACTGATTTAAAATCCTGGTATTTCTTAAAGGCCTTATATCTAATTAGATGAATAAGATAATGTTCTTCAGGAAGAAGGTCTACCAAGTTTTCAGCCCGGTCATCACGGCCTTCGAATTTTGGTATTATGTGATGTGACTCTTTATATAGATAATCTCCTACTAATCTTATATCAGCAGGATTTCGTTTAAAAAGCCGTTCTCTAGGCGTAGTTGATTTGCAGTATTCTATGAAGTCAGCGTGTAATTTAATATAATTCATTATGATGCTCCTTTTTAATTATTTATAAGGAGCATCATCTCACCACATTAAACTTCTACAAGAATATCACTTTCAATCAAATCTTTGGCTTCAATCCAACCACTTGTTTCTGTATAGATTTTATGATCTGGTGTACAGATTACACTTTTTCCAGATGGAGTAGTGATTTTTAGTACCTTAGCATTTTTGTTCATTAAGGCAGAAGCTGTCACTTTATTCCATACTACTTTATCTAATGAAGTATCATAAGACTTGACAAGAATATCGCCTCGTAAAGAATTAAGCTCTTTCATAGTAACAGATTTTTGTTCGCCATTGATTTTAATTTCGACAACAGATTCGCCAGATAGACACAAGTTGGATTGTTTAATATGAGCCTTTTCACGAATAAATGGCCCAAATTTATTTACATTATCAACAAAGAATGGATAAATTCTTGCTGTGCCAGAACGTTCAGTAAAGAATGATTCAAACAATTCAAGAGCCTTCACACGTTTCTTACGAACAGCATGGTTCTTTTCATTTGCTTCGTAAATCTCTTTGAACTTTATAGAGTCTTCAAAATAAGCCGAATACATTTCTTCACTAGGGCTGAACAACGTGATGTAATCGTTTTTAATCAGACGTTCAATCATGAGGTCGTTAATTTGAACACCATAATCTAGGTGGCGAATACGGTTTTCATCAACACCTTTATTGTTCTTCAGTACGAGCAGGTTTTCTACTTCAAGATGCCAAATCGGATAGTACAAAGTAGCTGCGCCACCGCGAATGCCGCCTTGAGAACAAGATTTAACAGAAGCTAAGTGAGTTTTCCAGAATGGAATAACGCCTGTATGACGAACTTCACCAGCGCCAATCTTAGAACCTTCAGCACGATACATTCCAGCGTTAACACCAATACCGGCACGTTTGCTGATATATTTGATGATTGCTTTGTTTACTGCATTAATACTGTCAAGACTATCGCCGCCTTCAATAACAACGCAAGAACTGAACTGGCGAGTCGGAGTACGTACACCGGCCATAATTGGAGTAGGCAGAGAAATCTGACGTTTAGATACGGCATTATAGAAACGGATAATATGCTTAAGACGATCTATTGGCTCATCTTGATGCAGACACATGCCAATCAGCATAAATGCAAACTGTGGAGTTTCATATACCTTGCCTGTGCTTCGGTCCTTTACAAGATATTTTTCTTTAAGTTGCATCGTACCGGCATAAGTCATACCGGTGAAATCACGAGTATGATCAATTTGAGATTCAAGAATATCAAGTTCTTCTGCACTGAACTTCTGCAAGATTTCTTTATCATAAAGGCCTTGATTGACCACATGAGAAATATGATCAATAAATTTAGGTGGCTCGAATTGGCCGTATACATCTTTTCGTAAGGCAAATTGAGCTAAATTAGATGCTACATATTGAAAATCTGGTTCTTGGATAGAAATAGCATTGGCTGCAACTTTAATAGCTGCAATTTGAATATCACGGGTTGTCATGCCATCTTGAATATAAGGAACGACTCGTTCGTACAAGTCATAAGGGTCAATTGATGTATTTTTTGTTGCATCTTCCAAAACATCAATAATTTTTTGTGGTACAAATTCTTGTGTACATCCTGATGATTTAATTACGTGCATAATTCCTCTATATTTGTTATATCTTTAAAAAGTTTATTAACTACTTCAGCTATTATATCACCATGACAAGGCTTAGGCTTACATGTGCATCCAAGTCTCATACCACGTAATACTTCTAAATGAGATCTAGTAATTTCTCCAGATTTAATTTTATTATAAAAATCAGCTTTAAAGGTCTGAATTGCTTCAGACCGAGTAGAACAATCACGCCCGACATAATTGCCAAACATAGTTCCACGTTGTATGTTTATGTCGAAGTCGGATTTATATTTATTAACTACTATACACCGGCGCATTTATACTGCCATTTTAGCCTTAATTGTAGGATGGCTTTCGTAATCTTTAAGAACAAATTTATTAATGTCAATATTAGTAATATATTCGATTTGTTTGAATGTAGGCCAATCTTCAAAGACTTTAGGTAGATCAATCATTAGATTGCAAAGCTCTTTTGGTTCACGACTTAATATTTCGTGGCATTGCTCTACATGGTTGCTATAAATGTGTGTGTTGCCGCCTGAGAACACGAGGTGACCTGGTTTAAGATTACACATTCTCGCTACAATATGCGTAAGAGCGGCGTATGATGCAATATTGAATGGCAAACCTAAGAAAACATCAATTGATCTTTGATTCCATAGTAAATCAAGATAACCATGACGAACATTAAACTGGAAACTATAATGACATGGAGGGAGTGCCATCTTATCAATTTCGACTGGATTCCATGCAGAAACTAACAAACGTCTATCAGTAGGTATCTTTTTGATACGATCAATGATCACAGTAAGTTGGTCTACACCGCCAAAGTCGCGCCATTGTTTACCATAAACAGGCCCAAGTTCACCGCCAGTATAGCCCATATCAATGGCCTGGTTTTCGTAGTTCTCGTCCCAAACAGTTTTGCCTTCGATAAGACTACCATGCTGAGTTAACCGAAGTTCATTAACATTTGTAGAGCCAGACATAAACCATAACAATTCAGAAATACAAGCTTTCCATGCTAGTTTTTTAGTAGTAATTGCTGGAAATCCTTTTTGTAAATCAAACCTTAATTGTGTGCCAAATAGTGCAATAGTGCCAGTTCCAGTACGATCATCAGTTTGATAGCCATTTTCAAAAATATGCGTAATTAGATCTTGATATTGTTTCATTTTCTTCCTTAAGAATCACTTAGTTCAAATAGAATTTCTGCACCACGTTTCACAAATCGTCCACGTATATACAACATATAATCATTATATCGTAAATTTCCTAAAGCTAAATGTTTTAGCATTAAAACACGAGAAACATGAACTTTAACTGAAACAGTATTATTCTTAAGCCCTTCTTTGAAGCGAACACGGAATCCATTATCAGTTTCCCAGATATCATTACTATTAACTTCGATATCATAGAACCCATGAACCATAAGATGGTTTTCGTATTTGGCTGGCGCTCGATTATATTCAGCAATAGATGGGGCAGGAACATTAATTATTAATTTCCAATTAGCTTGTACAACATCTTCTTGAATTAATTTGAACATAGAACCTCGTAAACAGTTTCTGTGATTGAAGTGAGTTCGTCAATACGATAAAAATGAGATTCGACTGGTTCGAATTCTGTTGTAGTCATCACAGAAACTCTTTCAGCGAATTCAGTGCTTAACTTAACATCAGAACACACATAATGCTTTTTAGAAATTATTGTCAAAACAATACGATTTGCATATGGCAAAGCTTGTTCTAATAAAGCAGGCCCGCCTATAACAGAATAATTTTTATCATCATATCCTAAATCTAAGGTCCCTTCAAGGAATTGCTGAAACACTTCTTGACTAATATAATGATCAGCTGCGCATCCATCTTGAGTTTTAGCATTCAAACGTGTTTGGTCTTGAATTACAATATGCATACGACCTGGCAAACGTGATTTGAGAGACATAAATGTCTTTGCGCCCATAATGAGATTTGTATTCTCAGTGCGAGCTTTAAAGTTTTTCAAGTCTTGAGAAATATGGCCCCACGGAAGACTTTGATTAAGACCAAAGGCTCTTTCATACTCTCCTTTATGATTTTTAGTTGGAGCATAAGCATAGACAAGTTGTAACATTATCGTACCTTGATATAAGTTACATCACATGGCCAAACTATATCACCATCGTTGTAGCCAAAGACCTCGCCTCGAACAAAACGATAATTCTGGCCACGGCCTTGTTCCCAAGCTAAATTAACCTTATGGACTTCGCCATATTTGTCTTCAATAATGAAAGGCTCATCATACTTTGCATTTGAATACAAAGTATCTAAACAGAAGTTAGGGCCAATTTCCACGAGCTTAATAGTTTTACATTTCATTAACATTGTCCTCTAAAACAATATGGTCATCGGTGAACAGAAGTCCACCTCCCCAGTACTTACATCCACAGTCAGTTAAGATTTTCATTTTATTCTCCTTGTTGGTGTAGAAGTATAGTAACATGCCTCTACACCATTGTACATTACTTATTGAAAGCTTTTTTGATTAGTTCAATCATTTCTTCAGCATTCTCACGGGTCACTACTAAAGACATAGACTGGGCGCCTTCAGTAGTTAAACCTACTACTTCAACGAAGTATTTGAATTCCCAATTAGAGAGCTCAAAGTATTCATCGCCATGGCTATCGGCATCGTAGACTTCGCCATTCTTCATACGTACTCTACGCACGTATTTGCCAGTGTCTTCAGTGGCCATTTCTAGAACCCTAAACGACCCACCACCCTCTTCAATAAGGCGAAGCATATTTTCATTTGTACTGTTATCTTCGATAAAGTCAGCACGGAAAGCTTCGTTAAAGCTATAGAATTTACCTTCTTGCATTTTAGACCTCTGAATAGATTAAATCTTTCTAAATTGTTGAAATTGTTGAAATTGTTACCTATTCTATTAATTATGAATAGGTAACTGAATAGATTAGTGGCAGATTGAACGAATTTTATCTTCTACGAGTATCTCCTTTGTTCTGATAGGTTTATGATATGATGAACCTATCAGTATGTAAATATTTAAACAAAACCTTTATCTTCGATAAATTCTACATCATGTGGATTTATACCTTTATCACCTATCATATCAATAGCACGAAGAAATATAAATTTATCGTCAAATTTATACAATTTAGCTTTGTGGATATCCCCATGTTTATCTTCGATTACGACCCAATCAGAATATTTAGAGTGTTTGTACAATATATTAAGCATATATTGAGTTTTATACTCAAATTCTTTTAGTTCAATTGTTTTACGTTTCATTTACATACTTTCCTAATCATAGCTTCAACATTGAGCATTATGCATCCTCTACCATATCAAGGATTTCAGCAGCTTCGTCAGTATTAGCACCTATGACATATTCATTGTTCAAATAAGCTAACAACTGAGTTTTATCACCAATAAGAGTTACCAAATAACCGCCAATTTCATGTTTTGTATCAGAAATTGAAAGTCCATATTGTTTCGCATCGGTTTCAAAATCACCGAGCCATGCAACGAATAAATCAGAAATTTTAGCAATTTGAGTAGTTGTGGTCATGATTATCTCCTTTGTTTTGATAGGTCTATAATATCATAACTAAAGGAGATGTAAACACTTAAATGCAAAAAAGGAACCACTAGGGTTCCTTTAATTTAATATTACATACCAGCTAACAAAGCGTCGAGTTCGTCATCAGAAGAACTTGAATCTGGGGTAGATGTTTTATTATCGTAATCAGCCATATCTTTGTCAAAGGCATCTAGTTCATCAGCCAATGCATCAGCTTGTGCAGAAGCTTTAGCGGCAGCACCACCAAGAGCGGCAGTACCAAACACTTGTCCAAACTTAGAAGTCAGTGTAGCTAAATCTTTAAATTCACTTTTAGCAACCAATACTGATAAATCGACCATACCTGATGTGATTTTATCTTGAACAGCTTGAGTATTAATACCATCGATTTCAGATTGAGCCAGGAATTTACAATCGTCGTAGTTTTTGTATTCTGACACTTTCTTAGTTTTTAGAACAAAGTTAGCACCATCAAAAAGACATGTTACGTCAACTGGAACTTCACCCATGGACACATCAACTTCAACCATTGAATTAATTTTATCCATAATCTTTTGGCCAAAGCGGAATTTATAAATACCACCTTCAGTTTCAGGGTTAGCTGGGTCTTTAATAACCAAGATATTAGCCCAGAAAGAAGTTTTGCGTTTCAGCAAGCTATATTCTGCTTTGTTTGTATTATATGAATCATTTTTACTTAGATGTTGGCATACCGGACAGTTATCGAAATCACCATGAGTAGAAGTACAATTTTCGATATACCATTTACCATTTTTCTTGAACCCATGATTTACCAGTTTAATAAATGGAGATGATTGTGAATCATCTTTAGCTGGCAAGAAACGAATAACAGCTTGACCAACACCATTGTCATCTTTTAATTTCCATTCTGTTTTATCGTCAGAAGAGAAAGAAGAACCACCTTTCATAGCGGCCAATTGTGCTTGCAGAGCTGCTGGGTCTTTACGGCGAAACATGGACATAATTATTACCTTTATTTAATTTAATTTGCGATTTATGATGTAGTTAGTTTTGACAATGAAGTTCCTACACCTGTCATTCATTGTGTTATATCTATTATATATTTTATAACTTAAAGCATTTTACATTCATTAATTGTTTTCATGAATAATTGTTTTGCTTTTGATGAATCAATTTCTAATAATTTTTTATATGCAGACAATTTAGTAGAATATGTAGACCATACTAAATTGTTTGTTTGTTCATCATGTTTATTTATAATACCCATAAATGAGTCTAGCAAAATAAACGTTTCAAAACTGATAATATTTGATTGTAGTAATTTAAAAATGTAACTTGAATCTACTTTAGCATTATAATTAAATATATCGCCAAAGGATTCAACTTCTACTTTCTTAGCAAAGTAGTAAATATTTTTAATGTCATCTTCAAATTGAGTACTCATACGTTTAAGACGGCCAATGTATTCTCTATAAAAGATTAATGCATCGGCATCAGAAATTTCACCAATCCAGGCATCCTGGTTAGCTACTAAGTTACTCATAAAGATTAAAGTTAATTCATTGAGTTTATACTTGTCGGAGAGCTTCTCGAAGAAGTATTTGTCACGACGTTTATTATAAGCTTGATCACTTATCCGCATAACCCAATGATATTTTATGACATCATATTTGCCAACAAAATGTTGTTTGAGCATCAAATATAAAAGATATACACTCTTACCATTTACAGTTCGAGATGCATTAGGTGGCATGCGGATTTTAATCATAGCATCATGAAGTCCAATGTGTTAGTTTTTTCTAATCGACTCATAGAAGGACGAAGTAAATTATCTTCAATAGCTTGGTCTTTAATTTTGTCGATAATAACTTGCGGGATATATCGATTAATCTGAGATTCATGTAGACTATTTTCTTGAAGCCATTGCGATGTAGCTTCAAGATACGTGGCTTCCGTAGAAGCCACGATTTGCTCAATCTCAAATCCAGCTTGTTGTTTATCGGCTAAAGAATCTACGTTAACCGCTTGGACAACATCAAAATTATTTATGGAAGATTGAGTCATATAAATCAACTACCTCAGTTTTTTCATCCTCAAAACGTTCACGAATACCTTTATGATAGATATTCAACAATTGGTTAAATTTCTTAGCTTCAATGCCAAGCTCTTTAGCCTTTGCAACATTATCTTTAACGATTTGCAAGAAACCTTCAGATTTAATCTTTTGGTCAGATGAATCTTTAATCAGTTTCTGAAGTTCATCACCATGAATGGTTTCATCAAATTCTACTTTTTCTTTTTTAGCTTCTTTCATCATTTCGCCTTAAAAATCATTTGCATGTTGAGTTAATTTAGATAAGCCATTTTTAACTAAATAAGAATAAATTTTATTTCGTTTGGCTGGTACATAGCTATTATATCGTTTTAATATTAAAGCACTGATGTCTTCATCAATATAATCCATATCAATTAGAATACGGTTTTCTTTATATCGAACCCATTCTTCAGAGGTCAATAATTGTTCAATAGACAAATCATCAAAATAATTATCTGCAATTAAATCTAACAAAGAAGATTTAACTGAAGGCTGTCTTTCGCCTTCGACTTTAGATGTATGGAAATCACCACGAACTTTAATCGAAGCAACGTTATCTTTTTTATCGCCTTTAACAACTTTAACCACATTATCCATTAAAGGACTAATCTTTGGCTTAACCCATTTTTTAAACATAGGAGACCATTGTTTAACATTAGGATATTTGTGAAGTTGTGTAAAGTCGCCATCTGATGAAACAATTAAAACAGGAATATTTTTATCATTACAAAGTTTGACAATAACCGCAATATGGTCATCCGCTTCAACCTTATCAATATTCATTAAAGTATAAGGCATGTTGGTTTCTAATTCGAAGACAATTTTATGCATTGCTTCAAATAATCCTGCCCAATCAAAAGGCGATTCATCACGGTCATTTTTACGGTTACGTTTATAATATGATGCAACATCACGTCGCCAATACCCAGATGTAGAATTATCTACGGCAATGACTAAATTAGTATAACCATGTTTTGCAGCTAATTTTTTATTATACTTAATCGAATTTAATACTAAATGACGTAGCATATTTTCAGATATTTTAGGAAACTTAGCAGCTTCGCCGAACTCAACAAAAGCAGCAGCCATAATAATCTGACTAAAATCTAGAATTGCTACACCATCAGGAGGTGTTTCTTCACCAAAAAACATTTCATTTAAAGACATTTGAACTCCAGTCCAAGTAGTTTGTAAGTCTATTATAAATAGAATATATGAAAGCACAAATAAAGAGGCAATTATGGCTGATTTGATAAAAGCCAGTTTTCGAGCTACAAATGGTCTCGATGCAGCTGGTGAAAAAGTAATTAACGTGGCAACAGCCGATAAGACCAAATTAACTGATGGCGTTAACGTTGATTTCTTCTTTAAAGAAAATACTATTCAACTTTATGATACAACTCGTGGATATGATTCAGGATTTGCTATCATTTATAATAACCGTTTATGGGTTTCTAACCGTATTATTCCTGAACCTGCTGGTGCCTTCCAGGAAACTTTTTGGACTGCTATAAGAACAGACCCAAAATGGACTTATGTTGATGTAGGTCCTGTTACAATGCAATCGGGTGATTATATTAGTGCAAATACCTCAGTTAATGATTTAGTATTAACTTTGCCTAATACGCCAAATGATGGGGAAACAATTTTTGTTCGAGATGTTGGCGGTAATTTAGGATATAAATCACTAAAAATTAATACATCTAACCAACGAATCAATTTCCGTAATAGCCAAATAACATCATTTACCGCAACTCGCCCTTATTCACAATTGATGTTTGTTTTCAGTAATAGATTATGGCAGCTTTATGTCGGTGAAAATGAATCGATTGGAACAATTATCACTCCTTCAACAGGAATGTTTCGTTCTCAAGCCGGTGATATAATTATTCGTCGTTACACAACGAGTGCGCCATGTCAGATAGGTTTGCCAAAGAATGCTGTAACAGGTGATATAATTCGTACAATAGATTTAGATGGATTAAGCCCTCAAAACCATTTAATTGTTACTACATTTGACAATACATCATCTATAGGAACAATTGGAACTCATAGCGCTGAATTCAGAACAGCCGGCGACGGTTTCTTAGTATATGATGCTTCTGATTCTATCTGGCGTGTATATGATGCAGATTTAAGAACACGCATCAGTGTAGTAACTGAAACTACTGATTTATCTCCGAACCAATCAGTTATAGTTTTTGGCGATAATAATGCTACATCTAAAGATATAACATTAAATCTTCCAACTGATGTTGCCTTTGGCGATACAGTTGAAATTTGTTTAAGTTATATTCGCCATGGACAAACTGTTACTATTAAGGCTAATGCTCCTGATTTAATAGCTTCTACTAAATTATTACTTCAGTTCCCACGTCGTTCAGATTATCCACCAGATGTTAGTTGGTATACTTCTGAAGAATTGATATTCAATGGGTATGATGATTATGCTCCGACTTTAGAATTAGCTTTCTTACAAGACCCTATTACTTTAGATAAGTATTGGGTAGTTTCAGAAAATATTCCTACAATTGAACGTGTTGATGCTACTAATAATACAACACGTAAACGTTTAGGTGTTATTGCACTAGCTTCTCAAGAACAAGCAAACGTTGATTTAGAAAATAACCCAGAAAAATCTTTGGCTATTACACCTGAATTGTTAGCTAATAGAACTTCGACTGAATCTCGACGTGGTATTGCTCGTTTAGCATCTACCGCTGAAGTTAACCAAGATTCTACTTCTACTTTCTTAGATACAGTTATTGTTACGCCTAAGAAATTAAATGAAAGAACCGCAACTGAAACACGTCGTGGTTTGGCTGAAATCGCTACGCAAGCAGAAACAAATACTGGAACTGACGATACAACAATTGTAACTCCTAAAAAATTTGCTGCTCGTAAAGCGACAACTTCTATGGATGGTATTATTACATTAGTTAGTTCAGGCGCTATTGCTGCTTCTGATCGTGATAATCCAGGTACATTAGTTTATAATTATAACGATACTGTTAAAGCTATCACTCCAGCTACGCTTCACGAAGCGCGTGCAACGAAAACTACTTTAGGCCAATTGTATCAAGCAACTGAAACTGAAGTTATAAGCGCTCCAGTAGATAATCCACTAGTTCCATTAGCGGTTTCTCCTGAAATGCTTCATAAGAAAACTGCAACTACAACTCGTATTGGTTTTACTCAAACCGCTACTCAAGCTGAAGTTAATGCAGGAACTGATAATTTTAAGTATGTTACTCCAAATACTTTGAATGGCCGAAATGCCTCAGAGATATTAACCGGTATTGCTAAAATTTCTACACAGAATGAATTTGATGCAGGTTTATTAGATAATGTTATTTCAACTCCGTTGAAAATTGCTGCGCATTTCTCAGATGTTAACCGTACTGAAGTAATATCATCTTCCGGCCTGACCCAAAGTGGAAATCTCTGGAACCATTATACACTGAATATTCTTGAAGCAACAAATGTTCAACGTGGCACGGCAAGATTAGCTACACAATCAGAAGTTGACGCAGGCGTAGAAGCTAAATCTATTGTAACAGCAGCTACTTTGTCAAGTAAAAAAGCGACTGAAACCACCGAAGGTATAATTCGTGTGGCAACACAAGCTGAATCGGTTGCAGGCACTTCAAGTATATTAGCGATTTCTCCTAAGAACTTGAAATATATTGCTCAAACAGAATCTACTTGGGAATCAACTCCACTTCGTCGCGGTTTTGTTAAAATGACTGAAGGCGCTTTAACATGGGTTGGTAATAATACTGTAGGTAATACTCAAGATGTAGAATTATATGCAAAAAATGGTTACGCTATTTCACCGTATGAATTGAACTTGACTTTATCTCATTATTTACCTATTGAAGCTACAGCTGTCAATAGTACTAAATTTGATAACCTAGCCTCCACTCAGTTCATACGTAGGGACATTAATCAAACAGTTGATGGAATACTAACCCTTACTAAACAATTGAATACGAGTGCTCCTGTGCTCTCCAGTTCAACTGGTACTTTTGTTGATGTTGTTGGAACTAACACAGTTAATGCTGGTAATTCTTTAGGCACTGCTTCTATTTCTATTATTGGCAAAGCCAATAATTGGAAATTTAATGCTGTTGCCGATGGCACAACTTTATTGGTCAATGACGTATTAACTTTGAATCAAAATGGTAATGCTTCTGTCAAGCAAACATTTAATATTGGCAACCGTGCAGATTCAGTTAATGGCTATTCTGTTGGTGGTGTTGTTGTCTTGCAGAATAATGCTTTAACTACTGAAGTTGGTAACATTGTTCGTCCATTAGTATTGAAATCTCCCGATGCAAGTAATATTATAGCTGACGACGGAACTCAATATAAAGTATTAACAGAAAAAAATGCTGTTTCCTTAATTGGCACTTCATTTGTTAAAAAAATTGGCGATACTATGACAGGACGTTTAACTGTTAATAGTGCAATAACTGTTCAGTTATCAGAAGCTTCTATAAGTGTTATTCCTACTGAAACCACACGAGGTATGTGGACTGCTGAAGTTACTACGCCGGCACAATATAATTTACTTCCTGGCTATGCTGTTCCGGTATTTGGAACCAATCAAGATGGCAGCGATAATGCTATTATTGTAAGTTATAATCTGATTAAAGGCCCTGGTACATTAGCACAGTTTGGTGTTGGAACTAATTATTCATACCAAGTATGGAACCCACGTCCAACTGCCATTGTTCCTAACCACTTTGCTCGTACTCAATGGATAAGAAACTTTAACCCGTTGATTAATGGCTGGGATGAATGGGCCCGTGTATTTACAAGTCAAACACCTCCTACTGCTTCTGATATTGGTGCTGTATCTTCTACAGGTTCTGCATTTAACAACATGACAGTTAGAGATTGGCTACAGATTGGTAATGTTCGTATTACTCCTAATGTAGCAACGCGTACTGTTGAATTTGATTGGATTGATTAATGGCACAACTTATGGCTGGATTTGGACAAGGATTTGTCCAAACTCAAGTATTATCTGAGAATAATTCAGTTAAATATAAACTTAGTGTAGCGGGGTCCAATGCGACCTCGTTACCTAATCCCGCTTATATTTTATTGAACGATAAACCTATCAGTTCCATACAACATCAAAATGGACTTAATGTATGGGAATTAGACACAACAATTGGAGCTATTGTTTACAGAAAAATCTATACATTCGGAATTAATGATTCGGCTTCAGCTAACATTGCTTTTATAGAATATATGAATTCTATAACAGCTGACACTGTAATAATTATTACGACATCAGGTAATGTTAATTCAAGCCCTAGTGTTGATAATTGGTTTAAAAATGCCGGATCTACTAACTGGTTCAATAATGAAATACTTAGAAACTATAAAGGAAGTTATGCTGGTATATATCGTCCTAGATTTAAAAAAGTAGTTTCTGAAAACAGATGTTATACGGATGGGTCTATATTTGATTCAAGAGCGTATCTAGAAATAGTTTACGATACAATTAATGATATTGGCGCAACAGGATTTCCGTATAGAGTTTGTTTTGATACAAATGAATACAAAACCGATTCAGAAATAGATATAAAAAGATATCCTAATGGATTATTTGTTACGCCATATTCAGATTATTTGATGTCTCCTGGACAAAAATATATGATATCATTTGAATTATTTGCTTCGGCTAGTTTAATATCATCTGGCAAAACAACACAAATGAATATAAGATGGTTTAATGATAATGCTTTTGTGTCAGGTTCATCTTATGAAGTTAATAGCACTTTTGGGGACCAATGGGTCAAGTTTGAACGTATAATTGACGTTCCTGCAAACACTAATGGCTTTACTATCGTAGCATCTAGAACCAACTCAGTGTTAATATCGGACGGCACAAGCGGCGTAAGGAACGTTATTATGGCACAAGTAAGCCGCGGCGATGTCCCTATAACTTCTGCGGCTTTTGGGGTTAATGGTATAAGAATGAATAAAGGAATTGATGGCACAACTGATAAATTGCTTATTTTACCTGATGTGGAAGATGACCCAACTGGCGATATCTATTCAGCAGAATTCATAGAGGTTGCTCCTTTATAAATATATTAATATAAAGGAGAACGCTATGGCAGAATTAAAAATAGGTACAACAGTAGGCGGTGCTCCAGTCTGGAACCAAGGAAACTTTCAAATGTTTCCGGCTGGAGATACCGTATTATATAAAACTTTTAAAATTTATACAGAACATGATAAACCACAAGCAGTAGATAATGACTTCGTTTCAAAAGCAACTGGTGGAGATTATTTAAAAAGTGTTAACTTCACTGAAGGTCTAACATTAAATGACTCAGCCGGATATAAAGTTAAATTTGGCAAGCCTATTTCTACTGACCCAAATATAATCTATACCGCATCACTTCAAATTCAATCACCATTTGGATTAGAAACGGCAGCTGGTATGCCGTTTATTATATTTGACCCAACCACTGAACCTACTACGCCTCGTTTAACTGTGATGGGTAAAGTAATTGCTGGGCAATTATGGGATACAAACACACGAGTATATTCGCCTGTGAATCCACCAAAACCCGTTGATGTTGGATTAGGTAATGTAACAAATGATGCTCAAGTTAAAAAAGCTGGTGACACAATGACTGGTCCTTTAACTGCGCCTAACTTCACTTCGGCGAATATTGCATCACGTTCTGACCACGTGCCTCAATTTGGTCAAGTAATTGCTAAAAATACTGAAATAGATTTTGGTGCTTATTGATCATAAATAAAGATATCGAATAAGGAAAAACTATGGCCGATTTATCAAGAATTAAATTTAAACGCTCTTCTGTCGCAGGTAAACGTCCACTACCTGCCGATATCGCTGAAGGCGAATTAGCGATTAACTTAAAAGATTGTATGCTCTTTACAAAAGATGACCAGAACATGATTGTCGATTTAGGCTTTGCTAAAGGTGGCAATGTCGATGGCAATATTAACCAAGTTTCTGGTAACTTTAAAACAGCAGGTAATGTTGAAGGTAAAAACTTTGATATCACTGATTCTGCTAAAATTAATAACAGCACAAAAACTAAATATCTTACTATTTCTACAAATGATGAGCCTACTTCAAACGGAATATATCGTTATTGGGGTTCAGCTACTCGTGGTTCTGTTCATGAATTCGGCTTCGCAGATTCATCTTATGGGATGTATGTCCAGAAGTCTCCTACAGGTGATGTAGATGCCGCTATAAACGGTAAACTCTCTATTGGTACAGCTGGTAATGCTATTTTAAATATTGGCGGGCTGGATGATGGTGACACTGGTTTCACTTCAGGCGGTGATGGTCTCTTACATGTAAGAGCCAATAACGAATATGTTATGCAATTTCAATCTAGTGTTGCTACAGTTCATAAAATACTCAGACCAAATGCTGGCATCGAAACATCGTATAAAGGCTACGGTACTTATGATTTTATTAGCTTAGCTCAATGGGCTGATACACCTGAAACTGCTAATGGTGTGAACCATCTACGTAAAATGCGTGGTTGTGCTGCGGGCACTATATTTCATGAATTGGTTGATCAGAAAAATAGCGAAATTGCGTGGTATCAAGGCAACGGGCCAGAAATAAAAATTGTGTCGTGGAACTCTGACGGCGATCTGAAAGCTAATGGTTCTATTACTGCTTTAAATGGTTCATTTTTTAGCAGGGCTAGTAATGCTGCATACAATGCTAACTATTGGTTCCATGGTGAATCAGGTCAAGAACGCGCAGTAATTTATGCAGGTGCTAATGGACAGTTGAGACTAAGAAACCAGGCCACGGGTTCAGGTGAAATGGTGTTTGATGGTGGTATGATTCAAACATTAACTATGGTAAGCGGTTCTGAACGTGCTCTCATTCGTGGTACTGTTGATGGCGGTTCTCATGTAGCGTGGCGAGATCGTTCTTCAGGTATTCAATTAGATTGTCCTAATTCTGATAATGTTGCTTATAACATTTGGAAAGCTACTAAATGGGGTGCAAACCATTTAGCTGCTATGGATGTCCACGCTCCTGCCGGTGATCCGAATAACGTTGTTATTCGTTTATTATCAGGCAACCATGTACATAATTGGAATGGTCCTAACTATAGTTCACCAGGAACTATAGCAGCTGGTGGCAGACTATCTACCGGAGCAGGCGTTTATGCTGCGGGTCGAGTCGAAGGTCATGACTTGGTATCTCGTGGAGAAATTTACGGGGCTGGCGGTAACGTTACGATTGATACTTCTGGTAACATTTTAGCTTCTGCTTGGGAAACAGGTAATCTGAAACACGAGTTGAATACTATCAGGACTGCTGCTAATAATGCGCAAAGTACGGCGAACACGGCTAACGCAACTGCTAATAATGCGCAAAGTACGGCGAACACGGCTAACGCAAATGCTAATGCTGCTGCTCGTTGGGTGAATTGGGGTACATCATATAACTTTGGGCTGTTGAACCAGACTCCAAACCAACGTATCATTGATAAAGGGTGGTTCTTGGTTGGTCTAGCGGGAGCCGGACAAAATAATAACACTATAAACCTTATCGGTGGTCGTATTCAGGTTTGGAATAATAACAGTGGTTGGGTTGATTCATCAACATAAGAGATAATATGAAAACAAAAATATTGAAACATATAAAGGGTATTAAGTGGAGCCATAACGAAGATGGTGGTGCTTATTACAAAGATGTAAATGGTGTTGACTGGTATCAACAACGTAATGCTTTACCGGAAGGTAAGATTGTTGTTGTTGTTGATTCCGCTACTAATTTAGTGATGGCTGTTATTGATTCGGAACCAGGTAAGATTAGTCTGCCTGTTCCATTGCTATGTGAATCGGTTGATGTTTATCAGTTGGAATGTGATATGACTACAAAAAAATTCGAGTCTAGTTATTGGAATTTTGAAAATGGCCAATTCGTAGAAGTAATCAAACGAAACACACCAGAAGAAAACAAAACAATTCAATCACAAATCATAGCTGAATGCAATACCAATATAGATATATTGCGTGATAAAGTCGAGTATAATCTAGCATCTGATGAAGATAAGAAATTACTTGATATTATTAAAATGTATCGTATTGCTGTGTACGATTTAGATATGGCTAATCCTACATGGCCTATAAAACCATTTTAAAGCTAATAAAAGAGCTTCGGCTCTTTTTAAAGCAATAAATACCTCAGTAAAAAGAGGAATTTATATGGCCACTCCAAGAACACCAATCCCAATAGTCGATATTCTATTTGGTGTTCTGGACAGACTCTTCAAAGACAACGCCACAGGACGAGTTCTAGCTTCTAGAGTTCTAACTGTGATTATCTTATTCATTTTAAGCCTAATTTGGTACAGAGGCGATGCATTCATGCAGACTTATAAAGAGTCTCGTTATGATACATATTCCGAAGTACTTCAAAAGGATCGTGATGTTAAATTTGAGACTTCTGCTCTAGAACAACTTCAAATAGTGCATGTATCAAGCGGTGCTGATTTTTCAGCGATATATTCATTTAGACCTAAAAGCTGAAGTAGATGAGTTAAAATCTTGATAAAAATTTGGCCTCTTAGGAGGCCTTTTTGCTTTATAAATATATACACAACTGATTGAGGAGGAAACATGAGTTTGCCACGTGTTACTATCGGCATAGCGGATTTATTATTTGGACTATTAGATAGATTATTTAAAGATAACGCCACCGGAAAAGTTTTAGCATCTAGAGTAGCAACAGTAATTGTATTGTTTGTATTAGCAATATTTTGGTTTAAAGGTGAAACACTTTTAGAAGTGTATAAACAATCAAAATACGAAACATACTCAACTGTTCTCAAAAAAGATAGAGATGTGAAATTTAATACAATTGCACTAGAACAACTTCAAATTGTACACGTCTCAAGCAACGCTGACTTTTCTGCTATATATTCTTTTAGACCCCCTGATTTAAACTATTTTGTAGATATGGTTGCATACGAAGGAAAGTTGCCATCTACTGTAAATGAGAAAAATCTTGGCGGGTTTCCTGTAGATAAAACATCTGCGGAATATAATAGGCATCTTAGAGGAGCTAACTTTAGTTCAAATAGTGAATTTGTATTTTTGCCATCTAAACTTAAGGAAGAAGATGTAAAATATATGTATTCGTGTCCTATATTTAATTTGAATAACGTTTATGCCGGTGCAGTAAGTATGTATTGGTATTCGATTCCAAGTATAAAAGAAGAAAGACTTGCCGCTATTTGTGGACAAGCCTCTCGTACGTTAGGCAGATCAAGATAAGCATGGATGCTTTTATCTTGCGAAAAATTCTAGATAACGATAGATATCTTCATAACCAGTATTAAACTCTTCAATCAACATTTCTTTTTCTTCAACACTCAACCCATCAGCTAATTTCTTAAAATTAGCTCCATTCAAAGTACGTCCAAACTCATTACGAATTCCTGCTTCATTCAAGAAAGCGATAAACCCATCGCGTGATGTCAAAATATCATCACAATCAGTTTTAATAAGAATAGACACAATAGTAACAATTTCTCGAATGATTTCTAGCTTAGTCATTATAATTTCCTACAACTTAAAGGATTGCTTTGTTTCAATAGAAGTATAATATCACTTTGTGGGAGTATTGTACATCTCTAACTTTTGATCTAAAAAAGCTTCGCCTACATTATATAGGTTTATCTGAGAATCATTTGAATCTTTAATCATTTTAACTATGTTAATCTGACTTTCACGTAATCGTTGGGCTTCTATAACTTGTTCTAGATTATGACTCATAAAATTCACCTTTATGTTTCTTCTTACGATTAGATTCTTTAGACGCTTTCTTCTTATCTTTATGGACAGAAGCTTTATTAAAGTCATGCTTTGCTACATAATTGTTCATAATGATTACTGACCTTGCATTTCACTATATAATTGTTTTACATGACGTATTAATCCTTCTATCATACTATCATTCATGTGAATATACATATCACGTAAAAATGGTTTCATATCATTACTGCATTTATTCCATGGACTCGCTGGGCTAGATATATCTCTAATAAAATCTGTTTCTAAAGCTACCCAACCTGTAGCATTAGTTAATGTGCCCCAATCAGCTAGCATTATTACATTAGCATTTTTGATGGCTTCAATTTGGGCTTCAATTATTTCGATTTCTTTAAGTTTAAGAGCTTTAATTACATAAGGTAATTCTTTCATTAATATAAATCCTCACTAAATAATTCATCTTCAGGCCATGTCTTAAGACGATGGCGACCTATTTGGTTTGCATTAGTGGCAATAATTAAAGCTTCTTTTCGTGTCCAATAATTAGAATATTGGTCAATAAAACCTTGATTTAAATCATAAGCCATTTTAGACTGAATTTGTCCGGATTCAAGAAGCAAATCGATAATGTGATGGTGTTCACGACTGTAATGCCTAACACAAGGAATAATCAACTCAGAGCCGTCTGCTTTAAAGTAACGATTAGCTGCTGATACAATATATCGATCTGCATATTCAATAGGGGTTATCCAGGCCAATTCCTGCTTAGTAATATCAGTCATAAAACTATCCTTTAATTTTAGCCAATAATGATGGTTTTTTAGATAATCCCCATCGTTTAAATTCATTGTCAGTTTTAAAACTATTCGCTCTTAATGATTCTGTTACATAAGCCAGGGCCACAAACTGGTAGATAGCTGAATTATAGTTAGTTTTAACCATACTGACCCGTGGCATATCAATTACTGTCAAACACATATACTGTCCATCGGTTTTATGAATATAACCTAAATATTGTCCTCTGAACCAAATATCCCACGCACTATTATTTACATCTTTTTCCGCACAAGCTTTTAATTCATTAAGTATCGATAAATGCTTATTCATGGTTAAGCCTTAAGAACGCTGATTAATGTTTGGATGTTTTCAGATGTTGTAGCGATATCTAAGTAAATATTCTTACCACCAATCTTAGAAGTGAATCCTACATCAGTGAATTTTTTAGCAAATTCTTCAGACATATTGTATCCGAAGATACGAATCATATCTGCACGACGTACTTCTACTTGACGGATTCCATGAGAACATTTGTTAATTTTAACTTCTAAGTTAGAACGATTCTCATCAATTCCTTTAACATCAAAATCAAGTTCTTCTAAACCAAGTTTAATTGTTTCAGCAAAAGCTTGCATAGTATCAGTTACACCACGTGCTTGTCGTGTTTTACGAGCTTTTAATAATTCTGGATTATTTTCTTCAGCAAAGAGAACTGCAGCTTTTTGAACAATGTCCGTTGCATCGCCAGTTGAAACAAAACCATCACCTGATTTTTCAATTAAACCTTTCTTAATCAAAACGCCGATATTAGAATTAACTGAAGCTGCACTTAAAGTGTCAGCTAGAGCTTCACGAACTTCGCTAGAGGTGATGAAGTTAGTTTTCAATATAACCATTAAGATAGAAGCAGTTTTTTCATTCAGGACGTCTTGAGAAGCTTTTACGATATAAGTTAATTTAGACATTTTAAACTCCGTTTGTTTTGTTTTAGCCATTTAGCTGATAGGTCTATAATAACACGCCTACAGCAGAAGTAAACACTTTTATCTTGATTCACACAATTTCCACTGAACCATTGCATAAGATTCTTTGTAGCCTAAATTAACCATAGCTTTCAAGAAATTAGATAACCCAGCTTTAGAGATATAAAGATCCATAGCTAACTTAGTAGGTTTAGCCACACGTTTAGTTTCTGACTTCTTAGATACACTTTTAGAGACACTAGGAGACAAATACTGAACTACTCCATCACGAGTCATTAATTGCTCTCTTTGAGTTTTAAATTCTAGCACCCAATTAGTAACAAATCCTCCTTTAGACCTAAGATTAGTCGTAGCCTTTGGTTCACACCCTAATTCTTTACATTTTGCTTTCCATACTGCGTCATGACCATGTCCTGGAGTTAATGCATGAGCTATTTCATGAATAATAGTATTTTCTGTTTCGGCAGAATCTACGCAAAAGAAATATCTAGCTTGCATGACTATCACTTTACGATATATATTACAATAAGCTATATTGTTGCGTTTCATAGATGTAACAATTTTAAAGGTCCAATCTGACAAGCCATGAGAATTTAATAATTCATTAGCAAATAAAGTAGCACTTTCAATAGAATGATAACTAAAGTCGTTATGATTGAAAAATTCTTTTTTATTTACACGTTCTAATAAATTCATTTTAATCTCCTTCGTTTTGATAAAGCTATAATATCATATCTAAAGCAAAAGTAAACTGAAAGGCTAAAAATATTTTTGAGTGTAGGAAAGAGGCAAGGAGTTTTAATTCTAGAGGATGTAGAAACATAAAAGGGAAGCTAAAAAGCTTCCCTTCGGACTTAGATAAAGCTTAGGAATCCTGGCATATAAAAGTCAATAAATCCTAATGCAATAATTGATAAAATAGCTGACACAAAATATCAGGTAATTAGATTTGTTAAGTCTTTTTCATATTCTATTGTAGCATTAGTCTGTAACCAATACGAATGTTCATCTTTTTTAGCTTTAGCTTCAAGGGCAAGTTTCTTAGCTTCATCAGAAGTCATATGATACAGACTCATAGCTACAAGTTTATCCGAATAAGGTTTAAAGTCTTCATTCGAATCCAATTCGTCTATCAAAGCTTTACGAGTTTTACCTTGGATAACAATAGTCCCGTCTATGACTTGCTTAATGAACTTAGCTTTAGTTAATGCTACATTGAAAGCTTCTTCAGATTCACAAATTTTTAAATCAATACGTTTTTGGACAAACATCTTACGTACTTCAACAAAATCTTTAATTAAATCAGAAGATTTATCATAAACTTTCAATTTACCTTGTTCGTTAATCACTGTAAGGTTCTGCGAACGTCGTTCAATAAGACCAAAGTCTTTCATAATCTTTTCATGACGTTTTTCAGAATCTTCTGGGAGAGTGTAAGCACTTAAGATTTTAATCTTAAAGCCAAAACCTTCTTTAGAACAATCATCGTCATAATTGATATAGCCATTAACTTTCAATGGTTCTAGGATTTTAGTTATGTAGGAATCTCTATCCCACTTATATGGAATTTCACTGATATACATAACAGAACGAGATGTGAATTTGTAGATACCATGTAATTCACAACTATTATCTTCAGTTTTAACAACTGTGCCTCTAAACATAGGGAATTGAATTTCAGGTTCTAAAGTTTCGCCTTTAAGAGCAGCTAAAACTGATTGTTTGACCGATTCAACTGAATGTGGTAGAATATTAGTTGCATAACCTGTAGCAATACCTGAGACACCATTAAGCAAAACTGTAGGGATAATAGGCAAATAATATGCAGGTGGAATATGTTCTTTGTCTTTATGCGCCGGAGCATATTCAGTATCTTTATACATTTTATAGAAATTATCCCCAACTCGTGCAAAAATATAACGACTCGCGCCAGCTTCTTGAACTAATCGAGACCCAAAGTTACCTTGGCCATCTAAAAGTGGATAGTTGTTATTCCAATCATTTGCAATCAGAGCTCCAGCATCTTGAGCCGAACCTTCTCCATGATGGAAACCTAAGTCAGCTACGCCGCCAGCAATTGAAGCTAGTTTATGAAACTTATCTTTATTGCCGCGGGCCAGTTCGAGAGCTCTTGCAATAACAAAACGCTGCACGGGCTTAAAACCATCTATCATATTAGGAATAGCACGATTTTCAATAGTGTACATAGCAAAAGCTAAAGCTTCGTTATCGATAATACTTTTCAAATCACGCTTAGTAAGTGTTCCAACAGTATCTGATGCCTGTTTGCCAATTAAATCAAAAATATCTGCCATAAGTATCCTATACGAAAATAAAACATACACTAATAATTAGTGAAAGTACAAAGCTAATTATACTAACAATAGCTGAAAGCATACTATACACCACGAATACACCTCCTAAACTAATGAATATCAGTACAGCAATAAAAGCCCAAAATATTACAGACCAATTCATTTTGTTTTCCTAAAGAGGGATTTAATAAAAAGAAGAGAAGAGACTAGAGCAAAAACTGTAATAGTCATGCTCATAGTAGGATTATTTAGAGATACAAAGAAGACTAAGCTCCATACTGCAATCATTAGAATTTTTAAAAGTTTCATGTTGGTCTCCTTTAGTTTATGAGTACATTATACTCTATCTAAAGGAGACTGTACATTTATTTATCAAATAATTGACTTTTACTT